GCCGGAGCAACTGTAGGCGCTTTAGGTACTGCCGCGGTTAGTAAGTTTGGTAAAGATCCTGCTGAAATGAACAAAATCATGGAGGGTTTAGCGGCTGTTCAGGGTGCTAACTTCACAGAAGACCAAATTAAAAGAATTAGACAGGGCAATTTAAATGAAGAAGATAAAGCTCTGGCTAAAGAGGCTTTCAGTGGAGATGAGCAGGCACTTATTAATTTCTTTAAACAAGTTGAAAGCTCTACTGTATTAAACAAAGCTATTACTGCATTAGAAAATAACACAGCCGCACTACAGCAGGCTAAAGATGCTGTTACTGGCGGAGACCCAGACAGCAAATATTATTATAGCGATGAACGCATGGCTGCCGATGCCAGTCGTGCAGATGCTGCTGTAATGAAAGCGGTTGACTGGGTTGCTGATTCTAAAGAACAAAGCCAAAAGATAGAAGGAACAGGAAAAACAGTTGGCCAATATTTAGATGACATTCTAAAAGACCGAGATGGCTATTCAAAAGACTCTAAGGGACGTTGGACTTATCAGGGTAAGCTTTTAAACTTAAATAAAGATAATGCTTTAGCGCAGGAAATTAGCGCGGCTGTTGCAGCAGACTTCCAAAAAGCAGGGGCTGAAGCCGGTAAAGCTTTTTATAACGGTCTTAACGAGCAAGAGAAAAAGGCTTATAAAACTTTACAAGTAGAACGACAAAAAGCTTATCAAAATAGCTATGAAAAAGATTTTAGTAAATTAAAGTCAGATTACACTGGAACTGGTCAAGTTACTAATGATAATTTAGCTTTTCTTAAAAAATATGCGGGCATAGATGTAAACACTGCAGAGGGCAGTCAAAAATATAGCGATAGTGGCTATATGGATATTATTAAATATATTTCAGGGGAAGCTAAAAAAACAGGTCAAAGTGAGGAAGCCCTTTGGAAGTATTATAATCAACAGTTCGATTTAGAAAATATGACCAGTGCTGAATTTTTTAAAGCCGTGCAGACCGGTTTAGAAAATAGCACTTTCACAATTTTAACTACAGAGCAGAATACGAAAGTGGACCAATGGGCAGATTCTACTAATGAAGCGAGTAAATTGCAAGGTGCCTCGGAAGATGCTCGAAAAGCCATTTATCAATTGGGCACAACTTTTGAGGGAGAGGGTAAAACATTAGCACAAATATTCAATTCTCTTGGAGACAAAGCTGATGATATTTTCGCTGATGCTGATCTTACCTCCAAAGAAGGTATTGAAAAGTTTGTGCAATCCTTACAAAATGCGGGCGCAGATACTGAGCTTATCCAACAAGCTTTTGGCGTTTCATTAGATGAATTATCAGATCGCTTACTGTCAATGACCGATCTTTTACCCTCTGTTGAACAAAAGGCTGCATCTGCAGCAGAAGCCTATACTTTAGCCAACCAAATCGCACAAGATGCGATGATGTCTTTCTCTCAAGCGCAGTATGATCTCATTACTAAGATGAATTCAGATCTTAGTGATGCTTTCTTCAAAATTGGTGACGCTTTCTATTATACTGAGGGTAGTGCTTATCAGCTTGCTCAGGCTTTGTCAACTGCTGCCACAGAAGCAGTAAAAGACTACGAGAAGATCTTAAATCGTAAGGAAGGCATCGGGGCTTCAGATTATAATAGATTAACAGATGATCAGAAAAAGAATTGGGAATATAATAAAAAAATTGGCAAATATGAAATAAAACCAGATGTTAGCGACACAGAATATAATGCCATGATGAAAGACCTGGGATATAGCTATGAGAAAGCCCTTGAGTATGCCGCACAGTTAGGTGATGTTAATGCTATTTTGGCTTCAACTGCTGGAGACGACAAAAAAACGCAGGCTTTAAAGGCTATGGCTTTACAATATGGCGCGACAGCAGAAGAAGTCAATGGATTAACTCAGGCCGAGCTTGTAAACGTTGTTACTTCAAAAAAATGGAACAAGCAAGCGGAAGCTTCAGCAAAAGGTTTACAGTCTAATATTGACAAGTTAAAAGAACTAAAAAAGACTTCAAGCGAATATAAATCTACTTTAAACACCATGGCCGAACAAATTAATGTTTTAGGTGGTACAGAAGGCATTGTTAATGGCGACTGGGTTGCAAATCATCTAAAAGATATTCAAGCTATGGCTAATGGAGACGAGGCTGCTGCCGAAAGGGTTCGAAAAGCTTGGGCAAAAGCCTATGCTGATTCAGCAAAAATAGCTGGGACTAGTCTTAACCAAATACTTACTAAGGCCGGATATACTGGGCAAAAACTTGAAGAAATTTCCGACCAACTTTATGAGTTTAAGATTACTGGTAAAGCCGACTTTACTTCACTATACAATTCTTTACTTGTTGTATATAAAAATGCTGGAGAGGCTATGGCAGCCTTAAAACAGATTGCTGGTACCAATATTACTTTAGACATTGAATATGAGTATTCTAAAAATCGAGTAGCTCCCGGACCGGGTTCAGAATATATGACCGCAGCAGGTTGGGAACATGTTGGTGGGGGTGCGTGGCGACGAGTTACAAATATTAGAGCCAGGGATGATTCACCTCGTGATACCTGGACTACCCCTGCTTTTACCAAGCCAAGTGGCACTGGAGGATCTTCTTCCTCTTCTGCTAAGGAAGAAACCCCATGGGAAAACCCCTATGACCGTCTCTACAATCTAACCCAACAAATAAACGGCGAAATCCGTAAGCGCAATCGTCTCGAATCCGAGTACAATCGTCTCGTTGAACGCGGCCTTGGCAATGCATCCCAACTTGCAGCAAAAACAGACCAAGAACGCAAGTCCCTCGAGCAACAAAAAGCCCTTCAAGAAAAACTCCTCGCTGAACGCAAAAAGGATATCGAGAAGCTTAACAATAATGCTTATTCAAAATATGCTCATTATGATATGGCGACTGGTAATGTTGTCCTTAATTATGACGCTATCAAAAAGAATAAAAACGAAGATATCGGCAAAGGAATCGAAGAGCAAGTAAGCAAACTTGAAGAACTAAAAAGTGAAATCGAGGGTGCAGAGGACGCTCTTTGGGATATCGAAGACCAACTCTACGAACTTACCCAACGCGGCCGTGACGAATACATCGATTTCCAGAAAGACGTATACAACGCTCTCATCAAACAGCGTCAAGATGAAATCGATAAATACAGCGAGTATATCTCAACTCTTGCCGATGCTAAAAACGATATTCTCGACGAACTTCGTAAGTATATCGACAAGCAACGCCAAGAGCGCGCTAATGCCGAAAAGGAAAAAGAAATTGCCGACAAAGACGCTCAGCTATTCCGTATGGAACGCGACACGGGTTCAACTCAGTCCGACATAATCGCCGCGCGCAAAGACGTCGAACAAATGCGCCGAGATTATACCGATGATCTTATTGACCAAAAGATAAGTGAGCTTGAAGAGCAAAATGATGAAGCTCAAAAAATCCGTGAGAAGCAACTCGAAATCATGCAAAAACAGCTTGATCAGGATGAAAAGTCGGGCGCATTGTGGGAGCAAGTTAAAGTCCTTATGGAAGAGGGCTGGGGTCCTGATGGCAAGATTATCGAAGGTTCTGAACTTGAGCGAATTTTAGCCGATTACTATGAATATACCCAAATGTCCGAAGAAGAGCGTGCGAAAGCCATTGAGCAACGCAACATGAATACGACTCTTGCCAAACAGTACCTCGATGCTAAAAACGCAGGTAAAAACAAGTACACACCGTCTACTTCATATCCTGATATCAATAAAACTCAAACCCCGCAAACTCAAACGCCGAAGAAAAACCCAAGTTCCAATTCTGGCGCGAAGACGTTATCAGTTGGCACTCGAGTACGTACTGTTGGCTATGGTAATGCTGCATCAGATGGTTCAGGTGGCCGCGCAGCCAAAGGTCTTTCGGGTAGAAAAATCCTCAAAGTTCGCAAAGGCGCGAAGTATCCTTATCTTATTGGTACAAGCAATGATCCTTCTGGTTGGACTGGTTGGTATACCGCGTCGGCATTGCAAGCCTACAAGAAAGGTGGTTTAGCAAACTTCACAGGTCCCGCATGGCTTGATGGTACCAAGACAAAACCTGAAGCTGTTTTGAATGCGCGCGATACACAAAACTTCTTACAATTGCGCGACGTCCTTAGTGATGTACTTAATAAGTCTCGAACAATTGAAAGAGGCAATTCTGAAAACAATGGAGATAATTATTACGATATCGACATACAAGTAGATAAACTTTCGAATGATTATGACGTAGATCAACTCGTCAAGAAGATAAAGAAAGAAATCACAAAAGATGCTAATTATCGTAATGTAAGAACGATAAACCTAAAGAGATAAAGGAGGAAGAGAATTGGAAGTTATAAAAGGCGATTTTATTGGCTTTACAATAGGTGACTTCCATTCTTCCCAATTGGGTATTTTGAGAACAAGCAACGGGGATAGGTTCGATGAGAACCTACTCCCCGCGTTTTCGGATTCAACTGCCCAAGTGCCGGGAGGTAATGGTTCATACTACTGGAAGTCGCTTTTCTCGGAGAGAAATTTTTCGATTCCTATTGCTTATGATTCAATGACGGAGAAGCAGTTTCGTACCCTCCGCCGCGCAATGTCAAGCAAAGACATAATTCCGCTTGTGTTTGATGAGAGGCCATATAAAGAGTATTTAGTCAAACCCACAGGTACTCCACAGCTCAACTTTATTTGTTTCGATGAAAAAGACGCAAGAGTCTATAAGGGCGAAGGTACGTTGGAGTTTACTGCTTACTATCCTTTCGCGCGGAACAGACATATCAAAGGGCACGGACTCAAGTATTTGAATGAGTTTAAGACAAATGGTGAATACTCATTACCTGAGTGGTCGGGATTTATGTCGAATCGTGACGAGTGGAGCGAGAGTAGCGGAATGTTGATGGAGCAAGGGAATTATGATAAGACGGTTAAGTTTAATACAGAAGCTCCAAAATATGGTATAAGACTTTATAATGCGGGCGACCTTGAAACGGACTTTAAACTTTTTATTGAGTTAAATGAGGGAGTTTTTCCAGTTAAGACTCTTTGCTTACAAGACGACCCCAAAGCAATAGGACCAATCAAGCTTGGCAAGGTTATGAATTTTCACGAGGCCGCGGCGAATCGTACTATTACTAATAAAGAAGAAAAGAACGATAATAAGTTTATTTGTATTGATGTGAAATCGAATTTGTTGCTTGGTTATACGGGTGAAACCGTTTCAGGTGTGCTTCAGCCCGGTGTACCTACAGGAAAAATTTACAACAAGTTTATTGCAAATGGCGACTTTTTTACAATACCGACTTCCGCCGAATATGATACAATGTACTTAGGTGTGCATACCGATACAGCGGTTAATCCAATCAATAAACTTGAATACAATTATCTTTACTACTAAGGAGGCAGCCAAATGAACAAATATGAGATAAGTGTTTGGGAAGATTACTTTGTACCTGCCTCCGGGTCTATTGAAAGCCATTATGAGGAACGAAAACTTTGTATAATTGGCTCAAATACAATGGATGATGGGTCGCGCGCACTTGAACCTAATTTGGTTTTAAATGTAAATGGAACCCATACTCTTTCCTTTAAAATGTATCTTTTTTATATCGATACTCTTACGGGCGAAAGAGTCGATAATCCTTATGTAAAATTGCTTGTAAATGAAAGGAAAATTAAGGTTTATTGGGACAACGGGCAAGAAGACGAGAATGATAAATGGTTTGACCTTGTAGTTAAAGATATTTCCGAAGACTCGGATAGCAATACCGTTACTTATACCTGTGAGGATTTGTTTATAAACGAGTTGGGTAAGAGTGGTTTTGAGCTTAATTTTAGCGATGAGGCTAATAACAATCAGGGTACTATCTATGAGCTTGCGACAGCAATTTTGGATGGAACCGACTGGCAATTGGATGAAAAGAATACAGACCACTTACTTCAGACGCAGGAAGAAGCTTTATATGAGGTTAAGATAACCAATACAAATGCTCTTACTGGTGCTTATGCGAACGGCTTCTTAAATATAACGAAAGATAAATACGAAATAGTTCCAAATAATGCTACTTGCTATCTTCCTTACTCAATGGTGCCACATAGTAATGAGGAACTTGCAGATATGACTGCGGTTCAGTTTATATATGCGCCCGAGTATACCACTGAGTATAGCAGCATGTTGATTACAAACGAGGATAGTAACTGGTTGATTACTGGTGGCGCATGGATTAAATCCGGTGATATTTATCAATTTAAGATTCCATCTTCAGGTACTACCAAGACTATTTTTACCATTAACCTAAGTAATGCCTTTGTATCGGATAAATATCGCGGCAATGTATACTGTCGTAAACAATTGTCAACTTATGATGCAAATTTAGAGCGTTATGTTAATGTCTACAAACTAAAAGGTACAACTCCTACCGCAGACGATAAGCGTATTTTTGGGTATGTTGATTATGACTACGATGCGTCTGACCTTGTTAATAACTTGCTTGCAAATAACAAAGATTTTAAAAATACAAATGGTTGGACGGGTACAAAGCTTAAAATTGATTTTCTTCCAGAGTTAAAACTCAATACTGACTTAACAACATACAAAGGTCACTCTTACCTAAGTGCCGCGATTAAAGCTGGACAAAATTTGATTAATGATACTTTATCAAGTGCTGCACAATATCTATCAAGCGGTCTTTTCAAGGGAATGGAAGTTAAGTTTAAAATCGGACTTAAAGATAAATTTACGGCTGGTACACTGTCCGCCGCAATTGTAGATAAGGAAACTAATTCTACTATCTATCTTGGTGGGCTTGACAAAGAAGAAAATTCGATTTTTACTCTTTTAAAGCAAGAAAGTATTGATAGTGATGGCACAGTTTGGTATTCGGGCACTTTAACCTGCTTAAAAGCTTTGGCAAAGAATTTTTTAGAAGATGCTGAACTCGTTATTAAAAGTACAAACACTACTGAAACAATTATAAAAATTCTTGAAACAAGGCTTTATGAAATAATTCATGGGAAAGACAACAACGGAAATGATAAAACTCTTGACCTTTATGATATAAATTCCTCTGATGTAGCCAAAAAATATTATTACTACTACTATGAAGGAACTTCTAATACTGATGGAACTGCGCCGTATATCTACAAAGCACAGATACCCTGTCCGTTATACGAGCCTGTCTACGGTGGTTGGGCTAAGAGTGCGGGCGCCACGGACCGAGAGTATAGTCAGTTTGAGAAGGTTCGCACTATCTATGGAGAACAGTCAAACCGTTTCAACCTTCTCCAAGAGTTGGCAGAAACCTTTAAGTGCTGGGCGCGTTTCAAAATCTACCACAATGTGGATGGCTCGGTCGCACGCAACGAAAAGGGAAAACCGAAGAAGTATGTTTACTACTCTGAGAAAATTGGACAGCAGCTACCTTATGGTTTTACCTATGGTATCGACCTTAATACAATTCGTCGAACTCAATCTTCTTCCGAGCTTGTAACGAAGACAATAGTGCTTGCGAACTATAATGACAATGCACCGAACGGTACTTGCTCCATAGTTGATAGTGAAGAGAACTATCCGCGTGAGAACTTTGTACTTAACTTCGACTACTATATAAATCATGGGTTGCTTGATGGTGAAGCGCTTAATCGTGATCTTTACTATTCTGGCTCGAGCGATGACTATATTGGTTATTATACAAAACTCCATAAATGGAATATTGAGTATTTGGCTGCAGCAGATAGAGCGATACTTCTTCGTAATCAGGAAGTACGCCTTCTTCAACAATCGGTTGTTTATGATGGATTACTGGCGTGCGCAGTCAAAGAGCGTGACGAGCTTATTGATGAACTGGCGGCATTGGGTGGTGATACTTTAGACCCAACTAAAACCGACCCAAAAGCCAACAACTCCGATAAGTCAAACGAAATTATTACTGCAAAGTGGATTCCAATAAAAAAAGCTTTGCAGCAAATGAAGCAGATTGTTAGCTATACAACTGATAAAAATAATAATGTTACCTCAAAAGTAGAAGGTCCATCCGACCAAAACGCAGACTTAATTAAAACCATCAAAGATTTGGATGGTGATATTGCTTCCTACAAAGTAATTTGTGCAAGACTTGATGCGGCACTCGCGGCTTTACAATTAACAATTGAAGCGAATACTGCAAATCGTGACAGACTTCTCAAATTAATAAAGGAACTCCACCAAAAATTTTATAATAAATACTCAAACTACATTCAAGAAGGCTCTTGGACTTCTGAAGATTATATTGACCCTAATATCTACTACTACGATGCTTTGAGTGTCGCTTACACAAGCAGCCGCCCGCAAGTGCAATATGACATTGCGGTCACTCGTGTTAGTGAGCTTCCCGAGTTTAAGTTTCGCCGCTTCCATGTTGGCGATACAACCTATGTACAAGACACGGACTTTTTTGGATATGAACCTTACCTAAAAAATGATAAAGTCCGTACTCCATATAAGGAAGCAGTTCTTATCTCCGAAATTAGTATTAATTTCGAGGAGCCAGATAAGGATACAATAACGGTTCAGAACTATAAAACCCAGTTTGAGGATTTGTTCCAACGCATAAATGCAACTACTCAATCCTTACAATATGCGCAGGGCGGTTACAATCGCGCGGCGGGTGTTGTAAATGGAAAAGGCGAGTTAAAAGAAGATATTCTCCAAGATAGTTTGCTTGCCGCGCAGGATATCGTTACAAAAGCAACTGATGAATCGGTTGTACAAGACAATACGGGTATAACACTCACAAGCTTGAAGAATCTTGATCAAAAGCTCAAGGTAACCTCTGGTGGCATCGTATTTAGTGACGATGGCGGCGAGACGTGGACTACAATGATAAAAGCTGGACAAATTGGAGTCCAGTTCTTGAGCGCGGGGTCGATTTCGACTTCCAAGATTACGATAATGGATGGCACTACACCCGCGTTCCGTTGGGATACGAACGGCATTTCCGCTTATTGGAGTGGAAAGGACTACCTTACACCTGAATCTAATCCAGTTTTGAAGATGAATCGATTCGTAAGATTTGACAAATTCGGAATTTATGGGTATAATAATGGTAATGATGAGGATAATACGAACTTTGTTCCTGCAAGTGAGGAAGAAGTTCGTAGTAACTCAATGTTCTCACTGACTTGGTCGGGATTACTTATACGCTCAATACAAAAAGACGGTAGTAATAACGTTGTTGGCTCTATTGAGATTAATAATAAGTATGATATCGTTGTTAAAAAGGGAGATAAAGATAAAGTCTTAATTGGTCGCTTAAACGATAATGGAAATTACGGTATACGAATTTGTGACGACGATGGAAAACCCGTCTTGGAGACGATTGATAATGGAAGTTTATGGTTAAGGCAAAGCTTATCGATTGGTACAGGAACAAGCACTAAGGTTAAGATTGGTGTTTTGGACAACGACCAAGTTTTCAATGCAAATGATAACTTTATCGTTAATAAAGATGGTACTGCCAAGATGACAGGCAATTTAAGAATAAAAGGTATATATGCTGATTTATTAGTAGCAGCCACCACTCAAACCAATTCTGACACCCAAAATACAGAAGACCTTATGGGTCTATTTCTTTGTAAAAAAGATGGAACAACAGATAACATATATGCTACAATAGGCTGCTATCAAGACTCTAATAATACAAAGGGAGTACAAATTTATTCAACTGGCAATATGGCTATTGGCACAGATACCTCCGCAGGTCATAAAATGGCTTTAAGTAGTAGTGTTGCTACTATTACTGGCATATCTGGGGTCGGTATTTATGCAGGTACTGGAGCATTAGCTGCAGCTTTAGGATCGCCGCCAACAAACGGCAATCTCATAATTTCTGCAGATAATTATACTTTAACAACCAAAGACTGCTTAATAGTGAGTTCTACCGCAAATGATTTTTGTTCTTATCAGGCAAGAACCACTGTTAAAATAACTGAGACAGAAACAAGACCTTCCGGTAGGGTAAAATTTGGGGTTAGTGCAGTGAATAATGGTACCGCAGTCATAGAAGCATGGAATACACCTACGGGAGATGGTTCTGCCCCGGTTGCAAGAGCTGCCCGGCTTAACTTATGGTATAGTGCTACCGACAACACTGCCCATTGTGAGATTTTATACTATAATCAAGAGCACAAATGGATAAAAGCTGCAACTATTTGTTAATATATATAAAGGAGTTTAAAATGCGTATTCAAAAAATTCTTGCCATGGAAGAGGCAATCAAAAATCTAAAATCCAAAAATCTTCCAATAAAAACTGCTTATCGGCTTCTAAAACTCGCCGAGTTCGTCGCAATCGAATCCGATAATTACCGCAACCTTTTTCGCCAAATTCTCGATGAATATGCGGAAAAGAACGAAGACGGTTCCTTCGTCTTCTCAGAAGATGGCACAAATGTAATTCTAAAAAAGGACCATATAAAAGAAGCCAATGAAAAAGTATCAGAACTCAACCAGCTCGAAGTCGATGTCCCATACACCTTCGACCTTAAAGAGTTCGAAAATCTCGAGATTTCTCTCGAAGATTTAGCACCGCTCATGGACATAATCGTTGACGAAGACGAGACGCCCATTGAGTAAATTTCTTGTGAAAATTGCATAAAAAGAAATAACCCTTTTTGTACAAAACAGAGAACTTTGTCTCCGAGGTACGAAAAGGGTTATTTCCTTTTAAAATAATGCCACTTAATAGTGAAAGGTGAAAAAGGAGGTTAAAAAATGGCTAATCAATATTTACCACACTATACACCTACACCAATGTCAACACCGCCTCAGCAGCTTTTCCCACAGCCGCAAGGAAGCGTTTACCTTATAAACAATTCCCTTGAGGTGGCAAATATACCCATAGGCGCGGGCATGTCGTTTGCATATTGCGCGAATGAAGGATTACTCTACATTAAGACCCTACAAAATGGTAATCCTATCTTCCTCACATATCGAATGACGCCCTACGAAGGAAAACAAGCTGAGTCCAACTCACCAACTACCGAATCTACAAATCAAAATTCAGGCTTTGACATCTCCCAATTCTCAGCTAAATTTGATTCTATTTGTGAGCGTTTGGACTCGATTGAAAAGAAAGTAGGAGGTAGAAGGACTAATGAATTTTAATCTGCCACAAATTAATCAACAACAGTTTACTGAAATGGCCGCACGCCTACCTGATCAAGTTCTGGTACAACTTGTTCAACAGGCTCGCGCGCAAGGTATGTCAGAAAACGATATCAATGCAGGTTTAAATTTTATTCAGCATCTTAGGTAATCTCCTATTAGGAGATAAGAAAAAAATAAACCAAATTTTGGAGGTACTTAATTATGACAGATGGATTATCTGCTGCAGATGTAATGGCCTTATCACGGGATGACGAGAACAATTGGATGAATAATCCCTTCATATACCTCGTCTGGATGTGGATGTTCGGTGCTAATGGCTGGAACCGTAATCACGACGCTTCAGTGCAGGGTGCTCTTACCCGTTCTGATCTCTTCGAAGGTTTCAACAATCAGGACATCAATGGCCAGCTTCGTGGTATAACCAGCGGAATCTGTGATGGTTTTTACGCAATGAACAACAGCCTAAAGGATGGTTTCTTCGGAACTCAGTCCGCTATCGCCGATAGCAGATTCGCCCAACAGAATTGTTGCTGCGAAACCAACCGCAACATCGACAGCGTCAGAGCAGAGAATTACAAAAACACATGCGAAATCACGACTGCGATTCACAACGAGGGTGAGATGACTCGTGCTCTTATCAACCAGAATACGACTCAGGCTCTCCGCGATAAACTTGCCGATACCGATCGTGATCTCCAGACCGCAAGATTCCAGCTCTCTCAGCAGGCCCAGAATGCCACTCTTATCGGCGCTCTCCGTCCTTGCCCGATCCCTGCGTATCTTGCTTGTTCGCCCTACAGCTCGCTTCCAACCAATACCGGCTGTAACAATTGCTACTCCGCGTAAGGATTGAGGAGGTAAGACCGAAATGCTCTACACGTATTCAATTACCGCTCAAACAGTAGCCGCTGATGCAAATTTAAACTTTAACATCAATGGTGTTCGCACTGGATGTACTGTCTCTCATTCCGCGGGCACCCCGTCGATTCAACTCAATCGTCCCGGCTATTATATGGTGCATTTTAATGCCAGCGCGGCCGCATCTTCAACTGGAGATGTAACCGTTCAGCTTAATGGAAATGGAATCGCAATACCCGGTGCAATTTCAACGATAAACTCAACCGCAGCTACCGATATTGGTAGTTTGAACTTTACAGCAATCGTCCGCGTGCTACCCAATTGTTGCGCAGTCCAGTCAAACTCCCCCTTGACTTTGACTTTTGTCAACACTGGTGTAGAAGCCGCTTACTCTAACGCGGCGGTTACTATAACGAGGTTGTCGTAAGATGAAGACAATACTTTGCATTAAAAAACAAGTTGAAGAAGAATTTAAAGATGCCGAAAATTATATCTGCTGTGCGACTCATTATAAAGCCGATTATCCTGAACTGGCTGACACTTATCAAAAACTATCCGCAGAAGAATATGGTCATGCAAGTGAACTCTACGCGCGCATGGTCGGCATTATCGAAGATTACAAAAAGACAAAATCGCCATCTGAATGTATGCTCGAAATGTGGAACGAGTTTAAAGAGGATTATATCCAAGAAGCCGCGCACATTAAAATGATGCAAGATATCTACAAGATGACGAAATAAAGTGATGGGAAGAAGGCCGGCAATAGCTGACCTTCTTCTTTTATTTGTCCCAAATTCTATATAAAATTCGGGACATTTACTCCCAGTCTTGCCATTGAATCTTTCGAACAGTATGTGTTTCGCTTGCATACTTGCCGATTCCTATGGCGTCTGCTTCATCTTCTGAGACTGAAATGTCAAACCATTCCTTCACCAGAATCTGAGCTGACTTCTTACGATCTGCGCGCGACCTTCCCTTAACCTGACAGTGCGCGCGCCATGTAGGTGTTGGACAAAGTATAAAAGGTATGTCCATCTCAAAGCAAGTTTCCATTAGTATGCCTTGAAGATGCGCGAGGGTCTTGAAAGTTTGGATACCAACAACATTATCGCCACCATAAACTTGCTTTCCCCCAAGCTGTTGCATTTGGATATCTTCAATTGCAACAAGGTCGGGTTTCCAATTTGTTACCATTGAGATTAGCCATTTTCGAATAGCGTCATCACGTTCAATTTCTTCACTTAACGCGGTCTCAAAAGTACCATATCGAACAAGCTTTTTATCATCATAGATACTAAAGCCGCTTATATAGGTAGCTTGGTCAAGCGCAAGTACACGATAAATATCTTTTTTCTTCGGAACAATTTTGGTAGTTATTTCTTTAAGGATATTTTGCTTACAAACAGGACATTCTTTTTTAACACGAAGTTTTTTCCAAGTTGAGTATACCCGGTGTCCTTCCGGGCACTCAACAATTAGCTCACTATCAAGATTCTTATATGAGTTAGAAATAAGTTGCCACTTATCTTGTTCCAGTTCTGCGCGAATTTCATCAAGTTTTATTTTGCTCACTTCAGACCCGTACTCCCGAAGCCTCCATTTCTATCACCGGCTTCTGTCAGTTTTTCAACCTGCTGGAAGCTTGCCTTGGGAACAGCACTCAGTACAAGCTGCGCGAACTTTTCGCCTTTACCAATTGTATAGGATGCGCCATGAAGAATTGACATAATAATCGGTCTGCCGTTTTCGTCAAAATCATACGCGATATCCTTTATGGCTGGCTCTACGTTCTCTATGATGATGCCGACTTCATCACGATAGCCTGCATCTATTGTTCCGGGAGTATTGGCTATGCGAAGTTTTGTCTTTAAGCATCTTCCGCTCTTCGGGCGTACTTGCAGTTCATAGCCAGTAGGTATTGCCACTTTAAAACCAGTTGGGATTAGTTTTGTCTCACCGGGAGCGATTGTATAATCGTCAAGAGCATAAACGTCCATACCGGCATCTGTGTCGTGAGCATACGTAGGCATTTTAGCATCTTTATTTATAATCTCAATTGGTATAGTGATAAGTCGTTCAGCCTCAGCGCCCGCGGTTTCAATACCATTTGCCATTATTGCTACCATTACTTTAAGGAAGTCAATTTTCTGCTGAGAAAGGTCAGCATTAAGTTCTTTTTCAACAATATCTACGAAATTAGCATAGAAGCCGCGGATGTCTTGCATATTTCCTCCACTGGAAAGGAAGTTAATATAAAGAGACCTTCTTACATTTGAGTCCTGTATGCTTTTATCTAACTGTTCAAGAACTACAGGAGCAAGTATAGCAAAGGTTTCTTCATCAAGGCTCAAAAAAGCCCCAAAGTTACCAAAACCTGCCATTTCAAGAAGATTTTCATCTACATTAACATCTGCCGCGGTATTAGCCTCTTCTTCGGTCTTGTTTGTGTCAAAATTAAGTATCTTTTCGTCCATTATTTCCTCCAACAAGACGATAATCGTCTTTATTTTTCTTTAATAAAAGTATATCAAATTTCTTTTCTGATTTCAAATTTTGATAAAGAAGAACGCACCCGTAAAAACGAGTGCGTTCAATAATTGATTTTATTCGCCCTTGATTCGAGTAACAATCTCTGACACCGCGCTTGAACCTGACATCAAGACAAGAGCAGTGAGGACCTCGCCCGCAGGAGTAATCTCTTCAACAAGCTCGAGCGCATAGACGAGGTCAAGCTTGAAGCAGAAGGATAGAGCAAAAGAACCTGCCGCGGCAACGAGCATTGTGATGTACTTGCCAAAGCTTAGATCGCTCCAAACCCCTTTAAGACGGTCAATTACATACCAGAGAACAGTGCTCATGGTAAGAATTAGTGTGAGCATTTCCATTAGACAAACCTCCTTTTATTGGGTTCTATTTGTAAGTAGACAAATAAAATTTTTGATACGAGATAAGCGGAAAATTTGAAGTCCATTTTCTTTTTTAGTATAATATATATAAAGAAAAGAAAAAGGAGCATAAAAATGACTAAAGAAGAAACTTATAATAATATGTGTGTTGCAACTATGGCTAATCTTCAAGGCTTTTATAGAGAAGATAAGGCTCTTTATCTTGGTACGATAGATAGAAAGAATAAAGTTGACCGTTTTTTATTAACACAAGCATTTTTTTGTAGTAATATAAATGAGAATTGTAAAATTTATGTTGGTATGAATGTGTTTAATTTTTGGAAATTAAAAAAAGAAACGAAAAGAGATGACTTAGTAAGAATGTCGTCTATTTATAAAAACCTTCTTTACTTCTTAGATAAGAGAAAAGAAGAAATGCTTGAGTTCGTTCAAGAAGCTTATGGCTATAATAAAGAAAAAGATAGCTTTAAAGTATTTGAAGATATCTATGATGAGTTCTTTAATAATAAACCTCAAAAAAAGGAGAAGAAAAAGAAGTGAAAATAGTAGTAGTAAATGGAAAGCCCACAAGTGGCAAATCAACTTTCGAGTCACTTTGTATTGGACTTGGGCACGCAAGATGTTACGTCTATTCGTCAATTGATTATGTGAAAACAGTTGCGCGCAGTTGTGGGTGGAATGGTGAGAAAACGCCAGAGAATCGAAAATTTTTAAGCGATCTTAAAGATTTGCTTACAACTTGGAACGATGTTCCGATGAAAAAAATCCACGAGAAGATACAGTCTATTCAGGATACTTTTACTGATAGCGGTGACCTCGCAGATGATGTAGTAGTTTTCATTGATGTGCGCGAACCCGAAGAAATACAGCGTCTCAAAGATTACTATGGAGCTACGACTCTACTTATAACGCGCGCGAGTGCTGATGCCGAAGATGCATCAAATCATGCTGATGATGATGTATACAACTTTGGATATGACCTTATCATTGAGAATAATGGCACTCTGGACGATTTACGTGATAGTGCGGTAGTTTTCTTGGATTCGCTTTTTAAGGACGAAGAGCATATTTGATGAGTCGGTTATAGTGTCAGGTTGCTTTGTAAGTAGAAGTAGAAGTAGAAGTAAAAGTATAAAATTTGATTTTATATTATATATATTATATTATATATTATATTATATAAATTAAATATATGTAATTTCGAAAGGAGAAAAAAGAATGTACGGATATGTAGACGGTATCGATTTTCGTAATATGGAAGCAATGAAATATTGGAGCTTTCCGAAAAACTATGCCCATGATAAAAGTCAAGAGATTAAAAACCTTATTTTTTCGGGAGATTATTATGGGGCATTGAAGGTAGACGGGTATTATCAGAGACTTGTGTGTGACGAAGATGGCAATACAATGATGATTGCTCGTAATCGTAATGTTAAAGGTGAGGTCGTTGATAAAATTGAATGGGTGCCTCAGATTAAGCCCTTGATGGATGCTCTGCCAAAAGGTACTGTACTGCTTTGCGAGGTTTATCTCCCGGGCGATGAGGGTTCGAGAAAAATAACCTCTCTTCTTGGCTGCTTAAAAGACAAGTGTATTGCTCGACAGGAAGCGGGTAAGAAACTTCACTTTTATATTTTTGATATCTGTGCGTGGGCTGGCAAGAGCTGGATGCAGTATCCCGCAGAGAAAAGATTTGAAGCGGTAAACAGACTTCAAGAGACACTTGGCGATATTCCCTATGTTGAATATGCGACTTACTATAAAGGTGTAGAGCTTTGGGATAAGATTGGAGAATATCTTGAGTCAGGACGAGAGGGTGTAGTTATAACCAATAAATACTGTCCTATCTATACTAAGCGTACACCTGCGCGGCAGACCATTAAGATAAAGAAAGAAATTAACCAGACTATTGATTGTTTCTTTACGGGACATTTTACCCGCCCAACAAAGATTTATGCTGGAAAAGAAGTTGAAGCTTGGAAATATTGGGTTATTTCTAAAACTGATGAAAGACTTCCCGAGGGAGATCATTATACAGATTATTGGAAGTATGGACTTATTGAACCCGTTACAAAAGGCTATTACTATGACTGGGCTGCATCGTTAGAAATAGGCGTAGTTAAAGGAGATAAAGTTGTACCTATTGGACTTTTAAGTAATCTTACCGAAGAAATAAAGATGAACCCTGACAAGTACAAAGGTCGTTGCATTGAAGTCAGTTGTATGGAGGTCATGGAAGGAACTAACGGTCTTCGTCATGCAAAAATGGTCGGGTTTAGAGACGATTTGACAATTAAAGATTGCACCTACAATAAAGTGTTTGGAGGTAATGAGTAATGTCTAAAGATGTATATAGTTCTACTGATACCGCTTATCAGCTTGGCTACCAGCGCGGCAAGAACGAACGAATTGAAGTAGTTTACTATGACGTTGATGATCTTAACCCTGCGGCGCTTGAGCGTTTGTATACACTGCAAGCGGAAAATATCGATAATCTTATTTATCTCCCCAAAGGTTCTGCTCTTAAAACCTTCAATATTACTCAGCTTCGTCAAGTTCGTGATCAGTTCGTCGATTATATCAATTATTTGATTGGAGTAAAGTTTCATGAAAACCTCGAAGGGTGAACAGGCAATCGTTAATTTGTTGCGTAAAGGAGGGCTCCAATTTGAACGAGAAAAGGAGTTCTCTGACTTACGCGGTGGGCGTTATCGTTATGACTTTTACTTGCCCGCACTGGGAGTTTTAATTGAATTTGACGGACAGCAACACTTTAAACGAGTTGCATATTTTCAGAAGACTCAACGAGACTTTCTTAAAACTAAAGGACATGACCGACAAAAGAATAGTTATGCTCTTGCACACGGATTATCGTTATATCGTATTCCTTATTGGGAGTTAGACAATCTCAAGAGCTGTCGGGATCTTTTTAAACCTGAATTTCGAGTGGTTACAATCTGGCATAATGATGATTTATGGCGGAAGTATGAAAATAGAATATAGTTTGTGACATCCGGCTACTTATTTTATGGAGACCTTAAGAAAAGGGGGAAGGTAGTTGGAGTTTTTTGAGGTAATAAAAAACCTTGGTGCGCTTGTGGGGCTTTTTCTTAGTGTAATGAGTGCTATCGGAGTTATAACTAAAATGCAGAATAAGCATTTTAAGCAGTTATTTGATGAGCACTCAGCAGAGATAAAGAAAAATGATGAGAAGCAATCCAAGGAAATAGAGGAAATTAAAGTTACTTTAAAAGAGCTTAATGGGAAGTTTGAAGAATTAGATACACGATTTGCTCAGGTTCAAAACTTCTGCGCGGAAGATTGCCGTAATGCAATTAAAAACATTTACTATCAATATAATACAGCAAGAAAAATACCTTTATACGAAAGGAAGATGGCAGACTCACTATATAAAGTTTATAGTAAAGAATTTCATCAAAATAGTTATGGTAAACTGTTGTATGAAGAGATATGTAAGTGGGAAATTGAAGAGAACGATAAATTACCTCTGTAAAGGAAAAGAAGTCAAAGAAATTTGACTTCTTTTCTTTTTTCTCTTATAATTATAATAAGAGAAGTAAAGGAGAATAAATAATGGACAGAGATATTCTTATTTTAACTATTCTAAGCGTACAAGTTGGAATAGTTTTAATATTTTTTATAGCCAGTTTGATTAGAAGCCATAGAAAAAAGAAAAATTTACAGCTTCAAAACAACATCGAGTCTTCAAAAAAAATTAAAGAAGAACTTGATGAACAAATAAAAGCAAAGGAAGCCTTAGATAAAGAACTTGCCAATACACGAAAAGAAAAAGAAAAAGCCGAAGTTGCCTTACAATGCGCGCGGCGTCAAAAGAAAGAAGAAGCAAAGCATAAGAAAGTTGAGCTTGAACAAGAACTTACAAGCTATAGTAACTATCTTTGGGAAAAAGAAAAACAAAAAAGAAAAGAGCGCACAGATAAGTATATAGACGAGCTTCAACAATTAACCGATATTTACGACTCAATAGCGGAACAACATAAATCTGAAGCAGACTTCGCCGCAGAAGAAGCGATGGAAATTATTTTGGCACTTCGAGAAGAAATTAATGACTATCGTGCGCAATGTGATGCAATAAACGAGCAGCGGCGTCAAGAAGAGCTTTTAGAGAATGAGAAAGAGTCTCATATAATACATTTGTCTACTTTAGAAAAAGAAGACATTGATAGGCTTCTTGAGTTAAGCCGAACTTTTAACCAGAAGACAGTTATCTATAAATTGATATGGACGGCTTTTCTTCAAAAACCTTTTAATGATATGATAAATGCACTCTTCGGTAATAGTGTGCCACGTGGTGTCATTTATTGTATTGAAAATCAAAAATCTCATAAGAAATATATAGGCAAAACATCTGCTGAAGTTTCAAAACGTTGGGCAGAACATATAAAAACTTCGCTCAATATTGGCACTGTCTCAAAACAAAAAATTCATGAAGCTTTATATGGTAATTGGAGTGACTTTACATTTACCGTACTTGAGCAAGTTGATAAAGATAAACTCTCCGAACGAGAGAAATTTTATATAGATTTATATCAATCAAATATTTATGGTTATAATTTGAAAAAGGGAGGATAATTAAGTTTGGAACTCAGTAAAGCACAGAAAGAAATAGTTGAAACATCTCATGATAAGGTGGTAGTTATATCATGTGCTGCTTCCGGAAAGACTCGCGTTTTGACTGAACGAGTGCGTTATCTTCTCGAGAATGGTGAGGACCCCGCGCAGATTGTAGTCATCACGTTTACTAATGCGGCAGCGGAAGAAATGAGAAAAAGACTCGGTGAGACTTCGGTTTTCATTGGAACGGTTCATTCTTATGCGAACAAGATTTTAACCTCTCATGGAATCAATACGACTTCGTATATAGCAAAAGAGAATTTTGACGGATTTTTTAATCTTATAAAGAAGAACCCCGTTGTTGTATCTCCTGTAAAGCACCTACTCCTTGATGAGGCGCAGGACTCGAGTGAAATTCAGTTTGAGTTTTTACTTGATATGCTTAAACCTGAGAATTTCTTCTTTGTTGGAGATTACCGTCAGTGTATTTATGAATTTAATATGGCTCGACCCGACCTGCTGATTGAGTTAGCAAATAGCCCGGGAGTTACGACCTATCACTTAAATGAGAATTACCGTAACTCATCTAAAATTCTTGATTATGCAAAAGCACTTATTCGCAAGGCAGGAGACGAATATTTTGACGACTCATTTTCAATGAGAGAATCTGAGGGTATAGTTGCCCGCGCGGAATATGACCCTGATGTAATTGCCAATCTTATTTTGAAGAAGGGCAATTACAAGGATTGGTTTGTTTTAACTCGCACCAATGGAGAATTGGAAGCTATTTATACCTATCTTGAAATGAAAGGAATCCCTTGCGATACCTTTAAAAGAGGTAAGATTACTGAAGAAGAGTTCTCCAAGAAAATGGCTCAAGATACTGTAAAGGTTCTTACTATCCATACTTCGAAAGGTCTTGAGGCAAAAAATGTTGTTGTTATTGGTGCGCGCGGATGGAACACCGAAGAAAAGCGTATACAATATGTTGCGGCGACTCGTGCTATGGATTTACTCCTATGGACAACTCCCGCGCCGAAAAGAAAGAAAAAGTATGTAGACTGGGAATAACGAATAAACGAGGTATCTTTTCTACTTGTATTGTAGAGAAGGTACTTCTCTTTATTTTTAAAATAGGAGGAAAGAAGATGGATAATTATGTCCTTGCTCAATCGTGGGCGCGAGCAAACGTGCAGGATCGACTATGGTATTGTATGACAGATGTTGATAAGACTGCACTGGCTCAAAATGAGAATATTGCCTTTGGTGATAAAGTTTATATCATTTCCACAAAGCAAATTTTTATTATGGGAAATGATGGAAAATGGTACGAAATGTGAGGTGAGAGCAAATGAGTCTTGATGTTATAACTCTGGCTCTTGCGAAGTCGTATACTGATCAACATGGTGGCGGCGGAGGAGCCTCTACTGCGGAGGGAGTTAGTTATACCAACAAGCAGTTGGCCGATGTTACAAATGTCAAAGGAGCACTTGACGAGCTTGTGAAAGATGCTCATACTCATAGCAATAAGTCCGTTCTTGATAAGCTTGATGTGGTGAGCGGAAAGCTTCAATATGATGGCTCGAATGTTGGTTTAAAAGGAGATAAGGGTGATACAGGAGACCCAGGTGTGAAGGGTACTGATGGCAAAACACCCGTTAAAGGTACTGATTATTGGACGGTAGCAGACAAGCAATCAATAGTTAATGATGTTCTTGCTGCCCTACCGACTTGGACAGGAGGCAGTTATTGATGGCATATGACAAAGTAATTGACTCCATTAAATTTGATGAGGCCCTGACCTATACGGCTAATCGTATACGTGTTAAAACTGATAGCACTGATTTAATAACATGGGACACCTCAAAAGGTTTCGGTGATGTGATTGATTCCATAACGAGTCAAGATTTTCTTAATTTTGTGCAGAGTTTGGGATATTTTCAAGTGACCAGTGCTAATACTGCGACTAATTTAACTTTAAATATCCCTAATGTAACTACTCTAAATAAAGCTTTTGATATTGGTAATCAAGCCAACAATTTAAAGAAAATTGAACTGACGGTTAGTGAAAAATTAACAAATATGAGTTATGTTTTTAATAATAGAGCGGGTGGCTCATTAGAGGAAATTATTTTTTATGGTGATTTATCAAAAGTAACAACCCTAAACGCTGCTTTTGCTTGTGGTGGCACAGGTCTTAATGATAACTTAAAAAAAATATCAGGACTGGATTTTACTTCTGTTACAACTGCATCTCAGCTTTTTAGTTCCCAGCGAGGACTTGTAGAGTTGGACATAAAGGCTAATACAGTTGGGGTTGCATTGGATCTTGGCGATCAAAGAAATTTAAACTTAGTATCCTGTATAAATGTCCTCAATGCTCTAAAAGACTTAACGGGTGGAACTGCTTTAACGGTAAAAGTACATGATAATTTAAAAAATGCCGATACAGGTATCTTTTATACCAACTATGTTAAATTAGATGCTACAACAAATCTTTATATTAGTTGTGACTCGACGGATGTGGGCGCGGTTACAATAGCGACCGCAATTACTAATAAAAACTGGACAATAGCGTGAGGTGTAATTATGACAGTAATTAATAATATAATTCACCCTGCGGAAAATCTACATTTAAAAAATCAAATAACGGGTGAAATTTATCCAGACTATATAGTTCTTGCTAAATCTCTAACTGAGACAGACTTAACCGAGGTTTCTGAGGAGGAATATCAACTTTTCCTAACACATCAAGAAGAAGTTTCGGATTCAGAAGCTCTTGGAATTATAACGGAGGGACCATAAAATGTTAGAAGCAATTTTATTTAATCTACTAAACTTAATTGGACTTTATGGCAAAGCGATATTTGTGCTTCTGTCAAAGATATTTGGTCAAATATAAGCTTACTTTGGGGGTGAAGAGAATTGAGTTTAGATGTCGTAACTCTTGCACTCGCAAAATCGTATACCGATAAATACGGTGGTGGCGGTGGTGGAGACCCCGGAACCGGTGGCTACATCATAGGAGACGGCTTAAAACTGGAAGGTCGTCGTTTATCTGTTGATACGGCAACCACAGTGGATGAAGATAATACTAAACCGATTACCTCTGCGGCAGTTTTTACAGAAATCGGTAATATAAATGCACTTTTAGAAACAATTTAGGGAGGCTAATTAATGAGCACACAAACTGAAATTACCAGGCTACAAGAAGCGAGAAATAAGATAAGAACATGGGAAGTTGGTCTGGGAATCGCTACAAGCACAGATAAGCTTGATGAATTAGCAACAAAGGCTGCTGCAATTAAGAATCAAGGCGCAGTCGATGCAAACGTCAAAGAAGGCGAAACATATACAATACCCGCAGGTTATCATAATGGTAGTGGTACCGTTAAAGGCGTTGCGGGCGGTGGTAACTATACACTTCAAACAAAGAAAATTACTCCTACTAAAGAACAACAGTCAGTAGTTCCTGATGCAGGTAACTATGGTCTTTCTTCCGTAACGGTTGAAGCTATACCTGAAAACTATCAGGACGTCAGTGCTGTTACAGTTGTAGAAGGAGATGTCCGCGCGAACAAGGTCTTTATTAAGGCGGATGGTTCTACTGCAGCAGGTACTCTTGCAGACAACGGTGCAGTTACAAAGACACTTGACGCAACGGCAGATAATCAATCCTACACCGTACCCGCAGGTATACACAATGGTAAGGGCGCTGTTTCGATAACTCTCGAAGAAAAGGTGGCGACTCCTACAAAGAAAGCACAGGATATTTCTCCTACCACAGGCAAGGTTCTCAGTAAAGTTACTGTTGCTGCAATACCCGCTGCATATCAGGATGTTACCGGTGTTACTGCAGTAGCAGCAGATGTACTTACCGGTAAGAATATCGTAGGTACTGACGGTGCTGTTATTGAAGGTACAATGACCGACAATGGCGCAGTAGCAAAAGTTTTGGATGCTTCTACTGGCAATCAAACTTATACCGTACCTGTTGGCTATCATAGTGGTGAGGGTACTGTTTCAGTCGTACTTGAGTCTAAAACAGCCACACCCACAAAGGCGGAGCAAGTTATTTCTGCTACTAAGGGCAAGGTCATTGATAAGATAACCGTTGCCGCTATTCCTCCTGCTTATCAAGATGTTACTGGCGTAACTGCTGCCGCAGGGGATGTCCTTGTTGGTAAGAAAATTGTTGGCACAGATGGTACTGTTATTGACGGTACTATGACAGACAATGGTACCGTTACTAAGACTCTTGATGCTACTGCTGATAACCAGTCATTTACAATTGCAGCAGGCCACCACAGTGGTGAAGGTGCGGTTACTATTGTTCTTGAGCAGAAGACTGCTACCCCCACTAAGACCGCGCAGACAATCACTCCCACCAAGGGTAAGGTCCTTGATAAGATTACGGTTGCAGCCATCCCTGCTGACTATCAGGATGTTACTGGGGTTACCGCAACAGCCGCTGATGTTCTTGTCGGTAAGAAGATAGTGGATGCCGAAGGCACTGTTATTACTGGTACTATGGCTGATAATGGTGCTATTACTGCAACAATTGATGGTTTGACTACTACTTCTTATACAATTCCTGCGGGCAAGACTTCTGGCGGTACCATATCGCTTACTAATGATATTGAGACGGCTCTTGCAGCCATATAAAGTCAAAATTCAGGAGGTTAAAGGATAATGGCTACAATTGCGCCAGCAGATTCAAAGATAGGTCAGCAAATAGCGAGAATAACAAATGCTAAAAGGGCACTTGCGGATTATTTAAAGGATAACACTGATTTGGCTACTGAGAATATGTCAATAAACGAGTTAGTAGAAGCAATACTGGCGCTTATTGGACAGAAAGGAGCCTATAATATAGTACAGAATTTGCTTGATGATGGAAATTCTGAGTTGGTAATTACGGATGCGGGCGAGTCGAGTTCGAATAATCTTGATGCGTTTATTACGAGAGAGATTAGTGGAGTTTATACAAATAGCCGCGTTACAACAATTGGTAGGGCTGCTTTTCAAAGATGTGTCCAGCTAACAGGGGTTATATTACCAAATGTCACTAAGATCGATGATAGTGCTTTCCGTGATTGTTCTACTCTGAAAGAAGTTTCATTACCTAAAGCAGTAGATATTGGAGTCTATGCATTTCAAAGTAGTGGAATAGAGCATCTTAGTTTGCCGTCTTGTGTCTCTTTGAGTGGTGGCACTTTTGGTGACACTAAAAGCCTAATATCTCTTACACTGCCTTTAGTCACACGTCTCAATTATTATAATACATTCTATGGTTCTTCAATAAAGAAGCTGGATACTTCTTCGGTGGAAATTATTGGAGATTTCGCAGGAGCTTCTAATTTGGAGACATTGATTTTACGGTCAACTACTATATGCACTCTTACCAGTGCTAATGGTTTTTCCGATACAAAAATCGCTGCAGGCACAGGTTATATCTATGTTCCTGACAATCTTGTAGATTCTTATAAAACCGCAACTAACTGGGTAACTCTTGCCAATCAGATTAAGCCTATTTCAGAATTGGAGGAAACCACATGATAAAAACTGAAACACTTTCAAACGGTCTTATTCGCACATATAGCGATGAAAGTAAAATAATCAAAAAAGTAGGTACAGAAGAACTCTATTCTGAGGCAGTTGATTTATCGACTTCGAATTATACTTATATTGAAACCGATGAGATAATAGAATGTACTGATTCCGAAGTAATAGAAATAATAACGGGAGGTGGTGTTTGATGAGTCTTGACACAACCAAAACTGTTGAATCAGTAACTTACAACGGTGTAGCTTTTCCTCTAAAAGGAGGCGGCGCAACAACCGCCTCCGAGGTAAGCTACACGAATGCTAACTTGGAAGGTGTTACAAATGCACAAGGCGCGCTTGATGCGTTGGTTGGTTCGAAAACTCAAGCTGAGACTGATATCGAGGCTCTTGGCAGCGCCATTGATTCGATGGACACAAGGGTCAAAAAGAACACAACGGATATTTCTACGCTCGCATCGAATCAGGAGACATTTACGCAAGATGTTGATACTCTTAATACCCAGTATACAGCGTTAAATGAGAAGGCGCATACACATAAAAATAAACAACTTCTTGATTGGCTTTATTTAGACAATGAAACTTTATATTATACTTATGGCACTTTAGACCCTTCTTATCGCCATGAAGTCCAAATAGCGCCAAAAATATCAGATGGTAGTAGCGATTATTCTTTTGAACTAAGAGATAATACTATATGTGTCTTTAGCGGTAATACTGCTAATCTTATAATAACTTTTCCAAATACCGCGACAAATAGATATATGTCTACTCTTTCTTTTAAGTCGGGTACAACTGCCACAGTTTTCTCTTATCCAACTGGTATAATTTGGAGTGGCTTTGATATAGTAAATGGTCAATTTGTTCCTGTTGCAGGAAAATATTATGAAATTGTTTTTTGGAAAAATAATTATGGCTTTAACGCGGCAGTAAGGGGCGTTTGGGTGTGAGGTATTTTGAAGAAAAGAAAAAAGCTATAATAGATGAGATTGATTATGGGCTTCCTAAAAATTATAGGGCGGTTGAATATTTAGAATCAGGCTCCCAAAAACAATGGTTTGATACGGGCATAAAAGGTTCGTATAAACTGAGAGTTGAGGGTGAATGGTGGGTTGATGTTTCAACAATTGAGGACGAATATGTAATCTTCTTTCAAGGAGAAAATGCAATAGTCCGCTATTCTTTTGGACTTTTAAGACTTAAAGATGGCAAATGGGAATTTACAAGCGGTAGCGCAAGGAATCGTTTTTCTGAACCATCCGATTCTCAATGTCATTTTACAATAGATATGACTCCACAAAACTGTGCGATAAATGGAGTTACAAGAAGTACCCATGATCCAGACAACTTTACATCCAATCGTGATATTTTTATTTTTGGTACAAGTTCTTCGACCCGTATTCGTGCGGATAAAGGCGACACAGGTAAGAAACGAATTTATTGGATGAAAATATGGGATGGTCAGACTCTTGTACGAGACTTTCAACCCTGCTTGGATGCCTCTTCTACGCCTTGCTTATATGATAGAGTCTCGAAACAAACTTTTTATAATAAGGGGAGTTTAAATCTTGATTACAAATTATTATGAGTTTATTGATGAAAACACCAATCCCGTACTTTTTTCCGGCTGGTATGAAGAAAATGGGAAAATAATTACGAACCCGCCCGCTGAAAAAATATTGGCGCTTGGCTATAAACCTATTGTAGAAGCAGAATATCCAGCATTGGAATCAGATCAGTATGTTGAAGTCTACTGGACCAAACAAGATTCCACAATTACAAAAAATTATCGAGTCGTCACCGATGATGAAATTACTACTGACGAAGCTTTATTAATAATAACTGGTGGTGAAGCTATATGACAAGAGCAGAAGCGTTGGCATTTAGAAAAAAAATAGAATCTGCGGCGATCTTACTTCCTGATGAACAGGCTGTTGAGTGTGTTGAGCTCTTTCCCGCATGGGAACCGATTGCATATAATGTAGGCGACAGGTGTAGATATAATGGTAAGCTTTATAAGTGTTACAATGCAATTACTGGCGGCACACCTACTTGGACGCCCGATGTGACTACCGCGCACTGGGAGGTAGTTGCGAAGCCAGAGGAAGAGGGCACTCTTAATAATCCTATCATGGCAGAAGTTGGTATGAGATATTATAAAGACAAGTATTATAAAGAGGGAGATAAGATTTATAAATGTACAAGAGACGATAGTGATGGTCAAGGTACAATTTTATATTATACCCCTTCTCAGCTTGTTGGACAATACTTCGAGGAAGTAAGCGCGTAAATCTAAGTAAATAAACAGTCAGAGGAAAAGTTGATTTTTCCTCTGATTTTTTTTATAATATTAATAGAAATATGAGAAAGGAAAGAATAATATGAAGAAAAAAGATAAGTTTAAGACGTTGGAAGAAATAAAAGAAGCTTATCCAATTGGTAGCGTATTTGAAGAAAAAGAATATACGCAAAAAGAAAGGCTTTATTACTATACTAACGAGGATTTAAAATATTATTTTTCAATGTATGGTAAGGAAAATATAATTGTTAATCCAGAAGAGAATACCGTTTTAATTACCCATAAAATTTATACTTATGTAAAAGGGTATATTTTTGATGGTGAGTATTGGTATCCTGCTGGATATGAGTGGGATGGTTGGTATGAATTGAAACATGACGAAGACGATTAAGAGGAGGACGATATATGAGTGAAGTTAATCAGAACTATAATGCAGATAGTATACAAACTCTATCTTTCCGTGATGCAATAAGAACGCGTGTTGCGATGTATATGGGCAGCGCGGATAATCAAGGTGTGCTTCAGTGCATACGAGAAATAATCACCAACTCAATTGATGAGTATACAATGGGTTATGGTAATCGTATTTTGGTCACTCTTGATAAGGACAATGTCGTTACAATAGAAGACTTCGGACGCGGTGTGCCATTTGGATTACGTGAAGATGGTATAGATGCCCTTGAGGCAATTTATACCTTGCCCCACAGCGGCGGAAAGTTCAATGACAAAACCTACCAGAATGTGGCGGGGATGAACGGTATCGGTGCCAAAGGTGTTGCGCTCTCATCAGATTTCTTCTTTGCACGGACCCGCCGCGATGATAAAGTAGCCACTTTAATATTGGAAAAGGGTATTAAAGTTGACCTTGAGACTCAACAGCAAAAGACAATAAAGTCCGGTACTTTCGTTCAATTTCGTCCTTCTCAAGAAGTTTATAACCTTGAACCCATTGATATAAAGTTTGAAGATATAAAGAAGATGTGCGAAGATTGGTCTTATCTTTGCAAGGGATTAATTTTTGAGCTTGAAGATAAAATAACAGGAGAAAAAGTTACTTATTATTCCAAAAACGGTCTTGTAGATTTAATGAAAGCAAAAGGCGGAAAGGCATTGAATAAGACCCCTCTAAGCATTTGTTTAAAAGAGGGCGATATAACCGCTGAAATAGCAATGGAATGGACTGATAGCCGTGCGGAAACCTCTTATGTGTTTACCAATGGTCTTGAAAATGTCGAAGGCGGTACAAGTTTAACAGGCGTTAAAACAGCACTTACAAACTTCTTTAAGAAAAAGCTTAAAGGTGATGCTCCTCCCGAGGTTTTACGAAAAGGACTTTTCTATGCTATAAGTTGTCAAGTCCCGAATCCGTCTTTTGCAAACCAAACAAAGACCAAGGTTAATAATCCCGAGCTAAGAGGATTGTGTCAGCGCGCGACCACACAAATGCTTGAAAGTTTTGAGCAACAGCACGCGGAGGAATTTCAGCGAGTTCTTGACTTACTTGCAAAAGAGCAAAAAGCTGAACTTGCGGCGGAGCGTGCACGAAAGCAAGTCCTTGAAGCACAAAAAGAGGTCGAAAAAACGCAGAAGAAAAAGTATATTGCAAGCGACAAACTCAAAGATGCAGAATTTCTTGGGCAGAACGCGACGCTTCTTGTCGTTGAGGGAAATTCAGCAATGGCTTCAGTAGGAGTCGCGCGCGACGAAAAGTCATATGGTATTATGTGTATACGCGGAAAAACTATAAACTGTTTGTCTAATGATGAAGAGAAGATTTATCAGAACGAAGAGATTAAACTTCTCCTGAGTGCATTGAATATAGTGCCCGGACATTATGATGGTCGAAAATTGAGGTATGGACGTGTCGGTATTTGTACCGATTCAGATTCAGATGGGTATCATATAGGTCTGCTTTTGATGGCTGCATTACAGTACTTGGCACCGCAGTTCATTGAAGAAGGAAGACTTGGTTGGTTAAGGTCACCTCTTTATATCGTCAAGAATGGAAAAAACGAAACCTATTACTTCACTGATGAAGAAATGGATGCTGCGCGCGGTCGTATATCCGGTGTTGTCCAGAGAAACAAGGGTCTCGGTTCGTTGACTGAGGAGCAAGCGCACAATTCAATGTTTAATCCAGAATATCAGCGATTTGACATATTTCAGACTTCACCAGAGGCGCGCGACTTGCTATGTGCTCTTATGGGTAAAGATGTAGAACCGCGAACGGATTTCATCTTTAAGAATGTAGACTTTTCTACTATAAGAGAATAAGGTCAAGACTAAGGGAAGGAAAATTGATTTTCCTTCCTTTTTATTATATAATATAAATAGATAAAAGAAAGGAGAGAAAATGTTTGGAAGAGAAAACAATGCTTGATAAAGCGGCTATAGAAGAGCTATTGAGGGTTCCTGTTGCTCGGTTTTTTGAAAATGGTGAAAATTTGTGTCCACCAATTGCAGTAGGAGATGCAATTATAAAAACGGTGGCGCTTGAACCAAAAAAGAGCCAATATAATACAATGCACTGCCCTTGTTGTGGTGTGATTGTTAATGAATGGCATCATTATTGTCCCGACTGCGGACAGAGACTTAGCTGGGAGTATACAAGATTAGATAGGAGAGATAACAAATGGCTGATGTAGATAGATGTGTTTGTTGTGGTGAAATAGTTCCCGAGGGCAGAATGGTGTGCCCGCAGTGTGAATTTGAGTTACAGTCCAAACCAGATGTGGGAGCAGTCTTAGACATTGAAGATAAAATAGATAAGAACTTGATAGATGAAAACTGGGTAAAATTTTATCTACTCCATCCTGTTATATTCTATGAGTTATGTGGACTACGTCTTACTCTTGTTCAAAAAATAATTCTGCGCGCTGCAACTCTCTATGAGAGAACAAGAGATAGGAGGAAAAATAAATGAAGTGCTTTATATGTGGAGAAGAGGTTCCTCTCGACTTTACCCAAAAGGTTGCATGGACTTCTCAAGGCGAAAGCGTTTGCTGTGCTATCCATTCAGAAGAAGAGATACGAAATTTTCTTCTAAGAGATAAAGATTGCCCCTATTATCGTTTAATAGGCGAAAATTTTGAAGGCAAGAAATATGGGTATTGCTATGGCATTAAGGATGCTCCATATGTAAATTGCCAAGGCAATCTTATTTTTTGTTATTATAACTATAAGCAGTAAAAATTTGTTTTAATCTAAAAACTAAGCTATAATATTAAAAGAAATTGAGGAAAGGAGAGCTAAATGGAAGATTTAACATCAGTTATAAAAGAGAGTTTTATCCAGTACTCTGGTGCCGTCCTACAGTCGCGCGCACTTGTAGATGCACGGGATTGTCTGAAGCCATCAGCGCGTCAGATTTTTTATTGTCTGTATACGGATAAATTTCTTCACTCCAAACCGATGAAGAAAACACTCAAAGCAGTGGGTAGTGCATCGAGAATGTATATCCATGGTGATTCCAGTTGTGTCGGCGTAATAATGCGTGCCGCGCAACCGTGGGCGATGAGATATCCTTTGATTGAAGTTGAAGGTGGCGTAGGTCAGCCAACAGAAACAGGCAATTGGAGTTCGCCGCGTTATACGAGTTCTCGTTTAAGCGAACTTTCATCCTACCTCTTCCGTGATATAGATAAAAACACAATAGAGAACTGGAGAGATAACTACGATGATACTGAGCAGTATCCATCAGTGCTTCCAACAAAGGGGTTTTACAATATTGTAAACGGCAGTGCAGGTATCGGTATAGGCATGAGCAGTAATTTGCCACAATTTCGTGTACAGGATGTAAATGAAGCGCTCATTCATCTTCTATGGAATCCTGATTGTAGTTATGATGATATCTATTGTTGTCCTGACTTTGCAACAGGAGGATATCTTCTCAACGAAGCGGCAGTAAAGGAAAGCCTTAAAAATGGGTCGGGCGCGGCTTGTAAGTTGAGAGCTATGGTTTCTTATGATTCCAAAGACCGTTGTTTTATTGTAACTGAAGTTCCTTATGGAGTTTATACAAATACCATATGCGAACAAATCCATGCAATTATTGAAAGTGACGAAAATCCCGGTATAGAAAGGTATAATGACCTTACAAAGCTTACTCCTTGTCTCAAAATCTATCTAAAGAAGAGTGCAAATCCAGACCTTGTATTAAGGTATCTTTATAAGAATACTTCTTTGGAATATCATTATAGTGTTAATTTGACGGTACTGGAAAATGGACGCTTCCCAAGAGTTATGACTTGGCGTGAACTTTTACAGTCATATATCGACCATCAGATAATTGTTTACACTCGCGGGCATGAGTTTGATTTGGATAAAATTGTTAAGCGGCTTCATATTATTGAAGCTTTACTTCGTGCCATAGCTTCTATTGATGAGGTAGTTAAGATTATAAAAAGTGCGAAAGATATCAAAGAAGCATCTTCAAAACTTCAATCTTATCTAACAATAGACGAGGTTCAGGCAAAAGCAATTTTGGATATTAAACTTGCGAGACTTGCTCATTTGGAAATTACTAAACTCCAAAGTGAACAGGCAGAACTTCTTAGAGAAAAAGTGCGAATTGAAGAAATTCTTAATGACGTCAATTTACTAAAGAAAGAAATTGAGAATGATTTGCGCGCGGTCGCTGAAAAGTTTGGTGATAGTCGCCGCACGAAAATTCTTAATCTTGGTAATGAAGACGAAACAATAGAGGAAAAGAAGCTTCTGATTTCTTTCACCAATCAAGGCAATCTATTTGCCCAAGAAAGTTCAACTCTCTATACCCAGAAGCGTGGTGGAGTTGGTATGAAGTTTAAGCTTAATCCAAAGGAATTTGTGGTTGATACTCTTTCGACAAATACAACAAATGAAATTCTTTTCTTTACTTCTAAAGGAGAGTTCTTCCATCGCCCTGCTTCACTCTTACCTATTGGGGAGAAGTTTTCTACAATTTCTCTTGGTATAACTGGTGCGGAAAACATAGTTGCAGTTATGAGTTTGGACAAGAGTGATAAAGATAAAGATATCTTTTTCTTTACAAAAAAAGGACTTGTCAAGAGAAGCTCTTTTTCCGAGTACAAAATGAATCGTACTGGACTTCTTAAAGCAATTGAACTTAACGAGGGCGATGAAATTTGTTGTGCCTTTCTTGAAGATTGCGACAAAGTTGGCGTATTAACCGAGATGGGACAGTTTCTATACTGTAGTATAAAAGATATTCGCACAGTCGGAAGAGTTTCCAAAGGAGTTCGTTGTATTAAACTTAATGACGGAGATTCAGTTGTATCGGTGCGCCCAATTCCAGTTGAGACCAAGTACCTTTTGTTTATAACTGGGAACGGATATACTAAAAGGACTCCCCTTTCTGAATTTGGACTTGGCTCGCGTGGAAACAAAGGAGTTAAGCCCCAGCGATTAACCGAATCTGATTATATGATTGATTTTCTACCGCTTCAATTAAGTGATAAAGAAGTTACTGTAACGACGTCCCGCGCACAAATAAGTTTGGATTGTGGCTCTATTCCAAATCAGCTTAAAGATGCCCAAGGTGTAAAAGCAATTACTCTTAAATCTCTTACGGATTGTGTGGTAGGACTTTATAAATCTTAAAAATATTTATGTAAGTAAAGGTAAAAATATACAACTACAAATGTCTTTACATTCTTTGATGAAAATTAAAAAGTGAAAGTTTGATTTTTTTCTAAAATACTTATATAATATTAATAGAAAGTCAGAGATGACTTCGAATAAAAATTATTAAACAAAAAAAAGGAGTACAAACAAAATGAAACTTACTGAAAATGCATCCCTCGTATTCAACTATGTTAAGGACAATGGTGGCCGCGTCTCGATTCCTGAGCTTGCTACCGCTCTTGGCAAGACTGAGAAGTCTATCAATGGTACTGTTACCGCTCTTGGTTGCAAGGGTCCTCACGCTAAGGGTCTTGTCGATAGAGAGAAGGTCTCTGTTGAGGGTCAGGAGAAGCCCATCACTTATGTTGTTCTTACCGAGGCTGGTCGTACTTTCGTTCCCTCCGAGGACGCAGAGTAATTTTTATTTAATGTTGCCCGAAGTTTAACTTCGGGCAACCAAATAAGAACCATATTAACAAGGAGAAAAGAAAATGGCAAGTAGCAATGTAGTAGAAATTATAGGTATATTAAGCGAAAACAATCTAAAAGAGGGTTCTTATGAGAAGAATGGCGTAAAGAATGACTATATTAGTGGTTCTGTTACAGTCAAAGTTGTTCAGAAGATAGGCTCATCGGATAAGATTCTTGAGGTTCCTGTCCATGTCTTTGCTAATAAGCTCAAGAAAGATGGCAATGAGAATCCCGCTTATAAGCAGTGGCACGAAGTATTTGATTATACCTCTATTGCCGCGGCGGGTGGTGAAGACAAGGCTGACGCGGTTCGTATTTCTGGTCAGCTTGTAATGAATGAGTATTATGGTAGAGACAATCGTTTCGTGTCTTTCCCGCAGGTCAGAGGTAGCTTTATTCGTAAAATTCGTAAGGATGATATGAAGATGGGTGCTATCTTTGAGTATGATGGCGTTATCCGTCAGAAGTGCAACGAGGTTGATACTCAGGGCGTTGAGACGGGCAGACTTCGTATAAATATGTGCATTCCTCAGTGGGGTGGACTTGTTGACGTTATGCCTTTTTATGTTGAAAGCCCCAAGGCAATTGCATTTATTGAAGATAACTGGCAGCCGCAGGATACAGTTCCTTTCCGCGGTAAGCTTAATTTCTCAACTAAGACAGAGACCAAGATTATCGAGTCTGCTTTCGGTGATCCGGTTGAGAAGACTTCCACTGTTTCTATCAGTGAACTTATTATAACCGGCGGTGATTTTCCGCTCGAGGTTGGTTATGATATAGAGAAAATTAAGGAAGGTCTTCGTCTGAGGGATGAGAAACTTGCGGCGGAAAAGGCAAAGACTCAGAATGCTCCAAAGACAAAAAAGGCTCCTGCAGCTGACTCCGCGGCCCTTGGATTTTAATTAAGGGAGGTAGAGAGTTATGGGAATAGATATCCTTAATATACAGCCGAGTGTTATTTCAAGAGACCTTAAAGGTAAGTATCTATGCATTTATGGTCCCGAGAAGTGTGGGAAAACCACTTTCGCGGCTCAGATGGACAAGAACTTGATACTGAGTTTTGAGATCGGTACCAATTTCCTGTCTGGTGTTCGCGCGCAGCCCATTGAAAAGTGGGTTGAGTTCAAGCAGGTTCTTCGCCAGCTTGAACAGCCCGAAGCCAAAGAAATGTATGACACAATCACCATCGATACAGTGGGCGAAGCTTATACACTCTGTGAGAAGTATATCTGCTTGCAGAATGGTGTCCAGAAGATCGGTGAGATACCGTATGGTGGAGGCTACGCCGCACTTAAGAGTGAGTTCGAGACATGTCTGCGTAAGATTACCATGATGGGTTATGGTATCATCTGTATTTGCCACAGTCAGATAAAGAATGAAGATGCTGGCGATGGTAATATAGTTGAGCATGTTTCACCGGCGATGCCCGCACGTGCGGCGGACATTGTAAACCGTCTTGTTGATATTATCGGTTATATTAATTGCGAGTGGGATAATAAGGGTAATTGTACACGTACTCTACTTACGCGTTCAACCCCGACTATTCTTGCTGGTTCTCGTCTACCCTATCTTTCACCGAAGATTCCCTTTGGATACAAGGAGCTTGTATCTGCTATCGGTGATGCGATAGAAGAGCAGGCGAAGAAAGATGGAGCAATATTGGTAGATAATCACTCTGCTGATATGAAGACTGAGGAGCGCTCTTATGATGAAATAAGAGCAGAGGCATTTGAACTTTGGAAAGCTCTTATTGAGCAGGATGAGGAAAATGCATCGAGAGTCCTTAAAAAGGTTGAAATGATTTTTGGTAGAAAGATGAAACTTTCAGAAATAACCGAAGACCAGAAAGACCTTTTTGAGTTGGTTTGTGGAGAAATGAAGTCTCTTCTTAAATAAATTCTTTCCTTTATATATACAGGAGCCGGCTTATTATGAGTCGGCTCTTTTGAATTTGCTTTTTTAAAAAAATTTTGGTATAATATATATAGAAGAAAAGTGAAAGTAGGTGTTTCTATTGGCAAGAAAATTAGGTATTGTTCATTGCCGCGTTTGTAATGGAGAAATAGATAGAAATACAACAGAAGAGGGAAAAGATTGGATAATGCGGTCCAAAGGATGGTTCTATCATAAAGATTGTTATGACGGCTGGGTCGCAGAAAAAGACAATCTCCATGCAAGTAAAAACAACGAAGAATGGCTTGACTATACTTGGGAGTTTTTAACAAAAGAGATGTTAATGGAAATTGATTATCCTAAGTTTCAAAAACAGTGGGATAGTTACTTAAAGAAAAATATGACAGCTAAAGGAATATATTTTTCTTTAAGATATTATTATGATATCCAAAAGGCTCCACGTAATAAAGCAAAAGGTGGTATAGGTATTGTCCCTTATGTTTATGATGAGGGATGTGGTTATTGGGTCGAGCGTGAAAAAAGAGAAAAAGGTATTTGTGAGCGTATTACTCAACAACTTAGGTTGCGCGCGGAGACGGAACAGAAGCGTGGAATTAAAACGCAAACGAAGCGTCGCGCGCAGAAAAAGAAGAAATATTCACTTGAAATGATAGAGACGGAGGCAGATTAATTGATTGTTGATAAAAGAATAACACAGCAAATCTTTGGCTGCCTCTTAAAACATCCACAGTATTTAGGCGAATCAGATAAGTATTGTTTAACGCCGAATGATTTTCAAAGTCGATTTGAGAAGTTTCTATTTTCTGCAATTTGGGAACTGTATTCGCAAGGTGCAAAAAAGATTTCAGCGTTTGATGTGGAGAATTGTCTCTCAACAAATGAATCTGCAAAAGCCTGTTTTGAGAATAGCAATGGAATTGAATATCTTCAAGATGTTGAAGAGTTCTCAAACGAGGAAAACTTTTCATATTATTATAACAAATTAAAGAAGTTTAATATGTTAAATGCTTATCAAAAGATAGGTGTTGATATAAGTGACTTTTATATTGAAGATACTTTTGACCCTCGCGCACAGGAAGTAAATGAGAAGTTTGAGGGACTTACAACTGCGGATATCTCAAACGCGATAAGAAAAAAGCTGGCGCGCATTGAAGGTGAATATTCAAAAACAGAAGAAGTTCAAACTTGGGATATTGGAGAAGAAATCGACAATGTTATTGATGGTTTTGGTAATCCGGAGTTTATTGGACTTCCCATACAAGGCAAAATTTATTCTCAAGTAATTAATGGTGCTGAACGAGGCGCGCTGACAATTCGAAGCGGTGGCAGTGGTACAGGTAAGACAAGATCAGCAGTTAGTGATGCTTGTTATCTGGCATTCCCGTTCCGATATAATGACAAGATTTGTGAGTGGGAACAGGTTGGTTCTTCAGAAAAAATCTTGTTTATAATGACTGAGCAGAAACCTGAGCAAATTATTCGTATGGTAATTGCCTATCTAACTGGTATTAATGAAAGTCGCTTTAAATATGGTGGATTCTCAGAGGAAGAAAAGCTTCTTATAGAACAGGCGCGTGAAGTTATCAAAGAGTATAAAGATAACTTCCATATGATTCGTATTCCAAACCCCACAATTGAGCTTATAAAATCAGTGGTAAGAGAAGAATTACTAAATTATGATGCATTAGCAGTTTTTTATGATTATATCTTTATTGGTCCCGCGCTCTTAGGTGAATTTCGTGGATTTAATATCAGAAACGACGAAGCTTTGCTCATGTTCGCAACTGCTTTGAAAGACCTTGCAATAGAGCTAAACGTTGCAGTCTTTACATCAACTCAGGTTAATGCAAATGCAGATAACAATACAACGATTCGTAATGAAGCTTCTCTTGCGGGCGGTCGTTCAACAATTAACAAAGCGGATAATGGTGTTATTATGGCACGCCCTACGAAAGAAGAGCTTGAACTTATTCAAAATTTAGCAACGATTGAACCGAACTTAGTTACAGACGTCTTTAAGGTTCGTAGCGGTCAGTGGACACAGGTTCGTATTTGGAGCTATTTTGATATGGGTACAATGCGACGGCAGGATTTGTTTATTACAAACAGCCAAATGGAACCGATTGATGACTTCTTTCGAGATTATGCTTTTGATGTCGAAAGCTGGGAAGAGGGACAAAAGCAAGAGGTTACGGATTATATTAATAAGCTAAATAAAGAATTGAAAGGAGAGTCTACTTGAACTATAAAGAATTAGCTGATAACCTTGATACGAGTCGAGTTAAGGACCTATTATTGGCTTTAGGAGCAGAAGATGTTCAAGAAACAGCAAGTTTCCTTTTAACAAATACAATTTGTCATAACACTCATGACGGTAGTTTTAAGCTTTATTATTATAAAAATACGCATCTTTTTTATTGTTACACAGAATGTGGTCCGATGTCTATTTTTACTTTTTTAAAGCACTACTATGAGGCGCGCAATATTGATTATGATTGGTATTTTGATATCTATGAAGTAGTTCGCGGTTGTAGTATCTCTGAACCGTTACAAGAACGTTTTGGCGTTGAACAGCATGATCTTTTACGAGATAGATATTCTCCGATTGTTCGTACACAGAATTTGCCAGTTTATCCTGAAGGGGTTTTAGATGTGTTTCAAAAATACTATCCCGCGCAATGGTTAGAAGAAGGCATTTCTAAAGAAGCAATGGATAAGTATAATATACTTTTTTCTACCTCTCAGAACAAAATTATTATTCCTCACTATGATGTGAATGGGAATTTGGTTGGGATTAGAGGCCGCGCGCTTGATGAGTATGAAGCAGAGACTTATGGTAAATATATGCCAGTTCAAATCGAACAGAAATGGTATACCCATCGTCTTTCACTTAACTTGTATGGTTTAAACAAGACGAAAGAAAATATAAAACAGCATGGATTCGCACTTATCTTTGAGGGCGAGAAATCAATCTATAAGCTGGAAGATTTTAATTTCCCAAATTGTGGTGTAGCAATCTGTGGTTCTAATTTTAATAAATATCAGTTAAACTTACTAATGCGCGAGTGCGCTCCTAAAGAAATCTGTCTGTGTTTAGACAATGAAGAAAAACCCAATGAGGAAGAGTATTTTAATAAACTTTATAATATATGTAAAAAATATAATAACTATGCTACCTTCTCCTTTATATATGATGATATAAATCTGACGCTGAAAAAAGACAGCCCAGTTGATCAAGGAGAGGCTGTCTTTTTAGAGTTATTATCAAGAAGGAGACATGTGAAGTGAAAATAAAATTAGAAAATCCAAACTTTAAGGAAAATTATCTTAACAACCTGCTTCTCGCGCGTGGTGTAGAGAATCTCGAAGATTTTCTTCATCCTACGGAAGAATATTTAGAGCCCCCTGAAAATTTAGATAATATTGATAGGGGTATTGAGGTTTTAGATATAGCTTTACAGATAAATAAACCTATACTTTTGCTTGTTGATTGCGACTGTGATGGTTTTACATCTTCAGCTATTATGTATCAATATATAAAAGAACTCAAGCCTAAAATAGAGATTGAGTATATTCTCCACGAGGGCAAGCAACATGGTTTAGAAGATGTTATTGATACGATTGAAAACGGCAAGAAAGAATATAGTTTGATAATTCTTCCTGATAGCTCGAGTAACGATTATGAATATCATGAAAGACTTGGCAAGCTTGGCATTCCTTGTCTCGTGCTTGATCACCACTTGGCAGAACCTCCATTTAGTGATAATGCCATAATTATAAATAATCAACTTTCGCCTAATTATAAAAATAAGGCACTTACGGGTGCGGGCGTCGCCTATCAGTTTTGTCGTAGATATGATGCCACTCATAATCTTTCCAATGCAGATAAGTATATCGATCTTGCCGCGCTTGGTATTACTGGTGATATGGGTTCTGTCCTTGATATGGAGAACCGTTATATAATTGAGACTGGGTTTAGAAAGGTAAATAATTACTTCTTTAAAGCAATGGCTATTAAGCAGGCATACTCAATTACAAAACAAATGGCTTCTTCTTGGAGAGAAATTCAAGAACATTTAACACCAATGACAGTTGCATTTTATATTGTTCCTTTAATAAATGCAATGATAAGAGTTGGAACGCAAGAAGAGAAGTCTCGACTTTTTCTTGGTATGATTGACGGTCATCATATGGTGCCCTGTAATAAACGAGGCGCAAAGGGGACTCTTGAGGAAGCAGCGGTTGAGAGCGTAAGAGAATGTGTCAACGCGCGGACTCATCAAAATAAAGACAAAGAAGCAGCAGTTGCGCGCATTGAGAGTAAGATATTTAAGTATGACCTTTTGGAAAATCAGATTCTTTTTATTCGTCTTGACAATGAAGATAATTTTCCCTCGGTACTTAATGGCTTGGTTGCCACTCAGCTTGCAGAAAAATATAAGCATCCAACAATAGTTGCGCGTCTTAATGATGACGGAGTTATAAAGGGAAGCATCCGTGGAGTCAGTAACAGTGAGTTCAGTAATTTTCGAAGCTATCTTAATGATACTGGACTATTTGATTTTGTTCAAGGACACGAGGGTGCGGCGGGCTGTGCGATTCCCGAAAAGAACCTACATCGACTTCATGAACTTGCTAATGAACAGTTAAGCACATATAATTTTACGGAGTCTTTTTTCCCTGTTAATTTTTCTCGTTTTGCTACAGATGAGGATTTAGAAGCACTTATAACAGATTTATCTAAGTATAATTCAATTTGGGGGACAGGCAATTCAACTCCTCTTATTTATGTCCATAACATCACAATAAGTCGCAATGATGTTCAGATAATGGGTAAGAATAAAAATGCGGTTCGTTTTTCTAAAAATGGAATTGTTTATGTTAAGACCTATGGAGCGGAAGACCTCATAGAAAAGCTTCAATCTTACCCCGAACTTGATATAGAAGTTGTTGGTGAAGCTAATTTAAATGAATGGTGTGGAATGACCACTCCTCAAATTTTAATAAAAGAAGCGGAAGTACACAACGCGGAGCTTTCATTTTAAAAGTGGGACCACTTGTCATATGACAAGTGGTCTTTTGAAAGTTGCAAAAGAAAAATTTTTATGCTATAATATTTATATAAGAAAAGAGAAAGAAGGAGATAATATGGCAATTTTTTATATTGCAGATACTCATTTTGGGCACGAGAATGTAATAAGGTTTGATAAGCGTCCATTTGCAAACGTGGAAATGATGAAAGAAGATATGATAGAGCGATGGAACAAAAAAGTTGGCAAAAATGATACCGTATATATACTTGGAGATTTTTGTTGGAAGAATGTTAATCCGCTTGAAATGGGCGCAGAGCTTAATGGACGAAAAATTTTGATTACGGGAAACCACGATAGAGAACTTTCTAAAGAGACTCGCGGGCTTGGTGGATTTGTTAGACAGGACAAACTTGTTGAGATTAAGGATAATGGACGCCATGTGATTCTTTGCCACTATCCTCTGCCTTTTCATCGGGCGGCATATAACGAGGACTTTTGGATGCTGTATGGCCATGTTCATGGCACGATAGAGGAGGACCATCTACGGAGGCTTCGAAAAGAGATTATTGATGTTGCTCACGATGCACCTGGTCGCGCAACAGGTCATTTTATGAATGTTGGTTGTATGATGCCTTGGATGGACTATACTCCGCGGACTCTTGATGAAATAATTGAAGCTTGGGAAATTCGATATGGTGCCGCGCGCACAAAGGAGGACTAATATGGGACTTGAAAATGGTGTCGTAGTTAGAACTAAAGAGAAAAGTGAGCTTTTTCAAAGGGTACAAAGTATATACGATGGCATAAAAGACCCCATCGAGCTTAATGAGGGTTCTGACAGAGACTTTAGATATGAGTATGAGGTAGCTTATTGGTGCAGGGCTTATGGAATAAGGTCTTATATTCTTAGTATTATCCGTAGAAATCATGATGAAAAAACTGATGGTAAATTTGATTTTGTTCTTACAGTGGAGGATTTAAAAGATATTCAATGGTTTATCCATCAGTGTGCTATTTCGAAGAGATATTTTGATGATCAAACCAATAGTAGTTTTGAATATGAGCTTATGCGCCCGATACTTGAGCAGCAGGTTAAGAGTTTAGAAATTCTCATAGAAGAGAAACTAAAGCAAGGGGATAATATTAAAGCTATCTTTTATGATAGTTATTAATTTTAACTTGACTTTAGGGCAAATAAATGGTATAATATATATAGAAAATGAGTAGGAGGCGATGTGGATGAAAGCTGAATATCCGGGAAGTGTCCATAACCACACGCATTTTTCCAACTTACGACTTCGTGATTGTATTATTAGAGAAGATAAGTTGATTGATTATGCAATAGAACTGGGTCATTCCGTGTTAGCTATAACAGACCATGAAGCACTGAGTTGCCATATCAAAGCTCAAAAGTATTATCAGAAAATTAAGGAGAAGAACTCTGATTTTAAGTTAATTTTGGGTAATGAAATCTATCTTTGCCGTGATGGTCTAACAAAAGATAATTTCATTTCGGGACAGGATAGATATTATCACTTTATTCTTCTCGCAAAGGATGAGATTGGTCACGCGCAGTTGAGAGAGCTTTCGACAAGAGCTTGGAAAAGAAGTTGGATATCAAAAGGTAAGATGAGACGAGTTCCAACTTATTATTCGGATTTGTTTGAAGTTATTGGAGCGAATCCGGGACATCTTATTGGTAGTACCGCTTGTTTGGGTGGATGTTTACCGACACAGATTATGCGGGCGTCGACCAATCCGGGCAATAAAGAATTACTTGAAAGAATTGATAATTGGGCGATTCAGCTTCATAATCTTTTTGGTGAAAACAATTTCTATCTCGAGCTTCAGCCATCAGCAACAACCGAGCAGACCTATGTTAATCGAAAGCTCATTGAGATGAGCGAACGTTTAGACATACCGTATATTATCACTACGGATAGCCACTATTTGAAGAAAGAAGATGCACCAATACATGAAGCTTTTCTTAACGCGCAGGATGGTGACAGAGAAGTTAAGAGCTTTTATTTAACCACTTATATGATGAGTACGGAAGAACTTGAAAGTCATCTTGACCTTACAGAAGAAGAGCTGGAAAAAGCTTATGGTAATATACTTACAATTAGAGATAACTGTAAGGACTATGATTTAACAAAGCCTTTGGAGATTCCGATATTGCCTTGGAGAGAATTTAATCCAAAAAATGTGTTAAGACCTACAATGCGCGCAGCGATACCTCATTTTAAAACTTTTGAAGAGTCAGATTTTATAGGCGATAAAAAGTTAATTGACTGCATTGTTGAAAAAGTTGAAAGTGATGAAAGACTTCAGAATAAAGAAACTTATGATGCGATAGAAGATTGTCTTGAGAAAACTTGGACATCTTCGATTAAAAACAAAACACATTGGAGTTCATATTATCTTAATCTACAAAAGATAATCGATTGTTGTTGGGATGCTGGAACGCTGGTTGGTCCCGGACGCGGTTCTGGTGTCGGTTTTATCTTATTGTATTTATGCGATATCACGCAGATAAATCCGTTGTGGGAGACAGTGCAGACAAAATCATGGAGATTCTTGAACCCTGACCGTGTCAGCGTATTAGACGTGGATATAGATATAGAGGGAAGTCGGCGTAAGAAGGTGTTACAATATCTTCGTCAAGCTTATGGTGAAGATTATGTTACAAATGTCGCAACTTTTGGTACTGAAAAGCCAAAATCTGCTATACTCACAGCTGCGCGCGGACTTGGTATTGATATAGATGCGGCATCAGCAATAGCCGCGCTTATTCCAGTTGACCGTGGTCAGCCGCGAAGCCTAAGGCAATGTTTCTATGGAGATGAAGAAGCAGGATTTGCCCCAGTTAAGCAGTTTGTATATGAGATGACAGAGAATTATCCTGAGCTTTGGGAAGTTGCACTTCGTATTGAAGGGCTGGTTAATCGTCTCGGTCAGCACGCAGGTGGAGTTATCTTTACCGATAAGCCATTGGTTGATTATACCGCACTAATGCGCGCACCCGATGGTACGTTAGTTACAGCATATGATCTACATGACGATGAAGCGGTAAGTTTGATTAAATATGACTTATTGTCTATTGAAGGACTGGATAAAATTCATAATGAGCTTGACTTGTTAGTTGAGTATGGATATGTAACTCCAGAACCAACTTTGAAAGAGACATATGAAAAAGTCGTTGGTATTTATAATTTGGAGCGCGATAATCCTGATATGTGGAAAATGATATGGGAACATCGTATCCTAAGTCTTTTCCAGATGGAGCAACAGAGTGGTATTCAAGGTATTGCACTAACTCATCCTCAATCTGTTGATGACTTGGCGCACTTAAATTCGGTTATTCGACTGATGGCGCAGGAGAAAGGTGCAGAACTTCCGCTTGCGAAGTATGCTCGTTTTAAGAATAATATAAATCTTTGGTATGATGAGATGGACCATTATGGTGTCAAGAAAGAGCATCAGGAGTTATTAAAGAAGATTCTGCTAAACTCTTATGGTATCTGTGAGGCGCAGGAGCTATTTATGGAACTGGTTCAGATACCGGAATGTGGTGGGTTTGATCTGAACTGGGCAGACCGACTCAGAAAATCGATAGCGAAGAAGAAGGCATCAGAATTCGAGGCGTTAGAGAAAGAATACTATACTGTTACCAAAGAAAAGGGTTTGGACGAACATCTTTGTAATTATGTTTGGTCTGTGTTAGTTTCTACATCACGTGGGTATGGTTTCAATCTGAGTCATACTTTGTCGTACTCACTCGTTGCGTTGCAGGAAATGAATTTAGCATTTAGATATCCTCTTATATTATGGGATTGCGCGTGTCTAATTAATGATGCGGGCGGCGGTTCAGATAACGAAGAAGAATCAGAAGATTCGGACAGTTGTGAAAATTGCTATGAAGAAGTAGCAGTATCTTCAATCGATAGTTTTGTAGACGAGCCTGATGATGATGAAGATGATGAAGATGATGAGGATGAAGAAGAGGTTCCAAAAAAAGTAGAAAAGAAAAAGAAAAAAGCAAAGAGTAGTAATTATGGTAAAGTTGCAACAGCAATTGGCAAGATGCGCGAAGAGGGTGTTTCGATTGCACCACCAGATATTAATGAGTCAAAGCTTACTTTTTCTCCTGATGTTGAGAACTCAGAAATTCGTTATGGCTTAACTGGAATTACAAGAGTCGGCGCGGATATTGTGAGTGAGATTATTAAAAATCGTCCGTATCAGAATTTGGAAGATTTGTTAAATCGTGTCAAAATGAAGAAGCCACAGGTAATAAATCTTATAAAAGCTGGCGCACTCGATTGCTTTGGAGATAGAACTGAGATTATGCATGAATATATTGATTTAATCTCAGGCAAGAAAAAACGAATTACGCTCCAAAATATGAGAATGTTAATTGATTTTGGTCTCATTCCAGACGAATATGATATGAGCCGTAGAGTTTTTAATTATAATGCTTATCTAAGAAAGCTTCTTGATGGTGATAAGAAAACTTATCTTCTTAATGATGTAGCTTTTGGATTTTATGAGAAAAATTTCGATATGGATAAGTTGAAAGAGGACTCGCGCGCAGAATCAGGTTTTAGCATCTCAAAGACCAGTTGGAAGCCTATTTATGACTCCTATATGGCTAAAGTTAGACCTTATGTCCAATCTCATAATCAAGAGCTCTTAAAAGCAGTTAATGATCGTCTCGAGAATGAGATGTGGAATAAGTATTGTAAAGGTAGCTTGAGTAAATGGGAAATGGATAGTGTTAGCTTCTATTCACATCCTCATGAACTCGCGGGCGCAGATTTGAGTGCTTATAATTGTGTTGATTATTTTTCTCTTCCAGAAGAACCGCCTATCGAAACTGAAATTATGATAAAAGGGAAGAAAGTCCCTCTTTATAAAATTGTTCGTATTGCGGGCACCGTTTTAGACAGAGATAAGAACAAACATTCGGTAACTCTTCTGACAACTTCGGGCGTTGTGACTGTAAAAATCTTTGGTCCAGTTTTTGCGCATTATGATAAGCAGATAAGTGAGCGCGGCGACGATGGTAAAAAACACGTCATTGAGAAGTCTTGGTTCGCGAGAGGTTCGAAAATAATTATAAGTGGAATTCGACGCGGTGAGGTTTTCCTTGGAAAGAAGTACGCGCGCACACCTTGGCATCTTGTAGAACAGATTGAGAGTGTAGATGAAGACGGACATGTAGTCGTAAGACATGAAAGAGCAGGAGATGAGGAGATATGAGCATAGCGTTATATGATGATGATTTTCGGCGTTATGTTCATGTTCCTTTCAACCTTGAATTAATGAAGCTGGCAACTTACTATAAGCGAAAGAATGAAATAGTAGTCTTAACGCCAAGTATACAACGAGATCGACATACTTCTATTTTTCTTCAAAAAGATTACAATGATGGTATATTTATACGGAACCCGTTGTCTTACGACAATCTTACAACAGGCGGGCTTGCCTACACTGGCGGCACATATGTCCCAATGGACGAAGCAATTGAACGTTGCAGTGCAGACACAAGCATTTATAGTAAGGTTGAGCCACTTTTTTGTACCAACTCATTTTATACTCAAGCTTTTAAAGTAATGTCCAGAGCCATCCATTTTCGTCTGTCTTTGGATGGCTCAACAATTTGGAAAGCATATGCAACACAACTTTCGAATCTCCGTAATGCAAATTGTCTTTTTCTTCATGACCCCAATTTAGGCGAGATAGAGGGCGCGCGAGATGTAATCAATAGCCTATTGAATCATATGCCCAACAATGTTACAGGGCGTCGAGTTGGTTCAAAATTTCCAATCGTTGTAAAAGATGACCAAGACCTTTTAGATTGGACGAATTTTCGTAACACTGCGGCTTTTTACTCTTTACAATATAATGGAGTAATGGATGACGAGGTTTTCTATGATTTTGTTCAGCATACAAAAGGAACTACAATAACTGATCAGCTTGTCTATAATATTGGCGCGGGCGCACGATACGCCACGGATGAGTTTTTAATGAACCAACTTCCAAAAATTTTTAAGCAAGTTGTCTTTTCGCGAAGCCACAAACTTAAAATTCGACTTAATTATACCGAGGATTTTTTTCTTGACCCGCGTTGGAAAAAGTTGCTGATTCTTTGGCAATCTTATGCTCTACAGCCGAAAGATACCGATAACGAGTTCTTTATAAAAGCTCCATTTTCATTTTATATTGAAGGCGTGTATAAAGGAACTTTCTTTTTACGAGGCGTGGAGAGAAGAGAAGAAATCCGCGATATTCTTCAGTTCGTTAAACAAGAGAACTATGAACTTTTTAAACTCTTTTACGAGTGTAATGAAGTCACATTAAAAGGGGGAAAATTTGAGAATGACTCAGTTAGAAATTAAACAAAAAATTGAAAACAATAATCAAATAATCGAAAGTCTATTTACGCCAAATCAGTTCACCCTTAACAATACTGTAAGGAAGCTTCTCGCAGAGAACGCCGAATTACAAGAACAGTGTCAGCACCAATATGAAGGTGGATACTGTATTTATTGTTATAAGGAGGAAAATGAATGATTATTCTTTATACAACTCATTGCCCGCAGTGTGAGATTTTAGAGAAGAAACTCAAGGCAAAGAACTTCCAGTATCAAGTTTGTGATGATATTGACACCATGCTTATGAAAGGCTTTAGAGCCGCGCCAAATCTCGAGGTTGACGGAACAGTTTATAATTTTAGGGATGCTATTATATGGGTTAACCAACAGGAGGCACAGGCTTGAATATTAATGTAAAACTTAGTAAGAATTTTACTACTCAGTATAATAGAATACAGGAGAAATATGGCGAAGAGTTTGCCGAGCTGAATGGGTTTAGTGATAAACAGTTAAGCTTTACCGACTTTATTGATAACTTTATTGATACCGAGACAGTGGCAGACGCTTCAATTGATAGTAGTGCTAATGTTGGCAATAAGGATATGAGAACTCTTCTTAATGAGATGCCAAAATCTCATAGGAAGCTTCTTGCGTTTAATAAGATTTATTATGAGTTAAACAAGAAGTACGGATTCCAGTGCGCGAATGAGTGGTTGGATGCAGAGTGGTCGCGGGCTTTATACTTGCATGATGCTGATACGTCTACGTACAAACCGTATTGCTTCGCATATACACTCGAACGACTTGCTAAAGAGGGCTTGTTCTTCCTCAAGGGATTCAACTATGAGCCTGCGCGGCACCTTACAACGTTCGTAGATTTCGTTAAGGAATTCGTGAGCTATACGAGCAATCTTTCTTCTGGTGCTTGCGGTTTGCCAGATCTAATTCCGTATATGTATTATTTCTGGTCAAGGGACGTTGCAAGCGGTTACTATACCAAAGATTCGACTACGTACGCGCTTCAGAACATCCAGCGCTTGATTTATGCCGTTAATCAACCGGCTGTGCGTGATTCCATTCAGAGTGCTTTTACGAATGTAAACTTCTTCGATACACCATATTTGGTTGCATTATTTGGCGGCAAGGAATTTCCAGATGGTAAGCCCATGATTGACGAACTGGACGGCATTATGGACTTTCAGAAAATGTTCCTTGAGGGAATGAGTGATATTCGTTCTAAGAATATGTTTACTTTCCCCGTCTCTTCAATTTCTTTTATCTATAAGGACGGTCATTTTGAGGATGAAGATTTTGCAAAGTGGGCGATTCGACACAATATGAAGTGGAGCGATTCAAATCTCTTTACGAGTGATTCCGTTACTTCGCTGTCCAACTGTTGTAGATTAAAGAGTAATATAAGAGACCTTGGATTCTTTTCCTCAATTGGTGGTACCGCGTTAAGAGTAGGCTCTGTTAAAGTTTCTACCATCAACCTCGCGCGCATTGCATATGAATCAAAGGACGAACAAGATTACCTTTGCCGCCTTAGAGATAGAGTTGAACTTAACCTTAAAGTACTGGATACGGTTCGACATATTATTGCACGCGACTGTGAAAAAGGACTTCTTCCAAACTATGATGATGGTCTCATTGATCTGGTCAGTCAATACAACACTATAGGTATCATTGGTGTGTACGAGACGATGAAGGCTTTTGGTTATACCAGACTGGACGAAGAGGGCAATACTTACTATACCTCCAAAGCAGATGAGTTTGGACGTCGAATCTTTGAGGTTATAAATATGACCAAAGAGCAATTCATACTGGACAAAAACTACAAAGTTTCTATAGAACAGATTCCTGGTGAGTCTGCAGCGGGCAAGTTACAGAAAGCGGATGAATACCTGTTCCCTAATAAGGTCATCAAAGACTTGCCGCTGTATGGTAATCAGTTTATACCGCTTGGCATTAAGACGACGATGAAAGAGAGGATACGCATCGCTTCGCTATTTGATAGTTATTGCAACGGTGGTTCGATTGCGCATCTAAATTTGGATGCACCGTTTAACTCTTTTGAACAAGCTTGGGATATGACCAATTATATTGCCTCACAAGGTTTAACCTATTTTGCCTTTAACACAAAGATTCAAGCTTGTAAGCACAACCACGGATTCTATGGTAGTATCTGCCCAGTCTGTGGAGAGCCTGTGGCGACTGAGTATACAAGAATCGTCGGATTCTATACACCAGTACGTACGTGGTCTCGCGCGCGAAAACAGGAGTTTGAAATGAGAGAATGGGAGAACGTGAATAAATGAGTGTTGATAAAACAAAACTTTCAAAATTAAAAAAACTTACAGAGCAAATTGAGAAGATTTCCAACACAGCAGACCCAGATTTATCTTTTGAATTTTTGACCGCAAGCTTATTTCCGAATGTTTATAGGAACGTACAAGAATCGATAAGGGATGCGCGCACAAAAGGGTTTATAGATGGGTCTCTTGGTGATGATTGGATAGAAAACCAAAAAGGTATTGAGGCAACAATGCTTCAGCCCGAAATAGAGAATTTTGCCGTTACATTAGACAAAGCTCTTGATGAGATTACTGAAATGGCAGATATTGTCGATGATGAGAAGCAGTATGTTACTCCTCTACCTACTGAGCAAGAAGAACTTTTTGTTAATCTTGTGCTTCCTCGTCTTATAAGCATAATAAAAATTTGTCAAGCCGCGCTTCTTGAGCTACATTTGAAAGAGGGTGCAGAAGATGGAAATTAAGCTTAAAGGTTTAGTGGATGAGGATATAGTAAATTATCGTAAGACTTCAATGTTTTTGATATTTCCTTGCTGTGACTTTAAGTGCGAGAAAGAGTGTGGGAGAGCTATTTGTCAGAATAGCTCTCTCGTTAAGGCGCAGATTGTAAGTTATAATGATAATGAAATTATTAAACGATATATTGAGAATCCTCTTACTCACGCTATTGTAATGGGTGGACTTGAACCTTTCTATTCTGTGGAGTCAATGGAGCAAGTTTGCGCGCTTATAAGCCTGCTACGAGATGAATATCAGTGTGATGATGATGTTGTTATCTATACAGGTTATACTGAAAAAGAGCTTTTAGGAGAGACAGGAAACTTATCCATACTTCAACAATATCTCTTCCAAAACATAATCGAAACCCCAAATATTGTTATAAAGTTTGGTCGTTTCCGCCCCGATGATGTTTCACATTATGATTCAGTTTTAGGTATCAATTTGGCAAGTCTTAATCAGTATGCAAAGAGGTATTGTTTTAATGAAGATATTTGTGAGTGAAGATGAGGAGCATGTTGCAAAAATTCGCACGGCTTTAAAGGAAAATGGCGGCTATTGTCCTTGCCGTCTTATAAAAGCTCCTGAGACAAAATGCCCTTGTCAAGAGTTCCGCGCACAAGCAAGCCCGGGAATGTGCCATTGTGGTCTTTACTACAAAGCGCCCGAAGGCATTTAATAGAGTCCATAAAGAAAATATCTACTTAAAAAGAAGGGAAAAATAAAAATTGATTTTTTCTTTCTTATATATTATAATATATATAGAAAGTAAGAGAGGAAGAGAAATATGAAAAAGGTTACACAAGAAGACATCGTCCAAATGAATGAGCTGTATCAGGAACTTGGTTCTTATGCGGCAGTCGCCCGTCAAGTTGGATTTAGTGCATCAACAGTTTCTAAATATGTTGATAAGAACTATCGTAAGGTTGACGAGACAAAAATGGTTCGTTATAAAGGTGACTTGCCCGAGTTTGTAGTAAGTGAAGTAAGCGGCGCTTATACAAATATTGGTGACCTTTGTATATTGGACGAAGAGGAAGAGGAAGAAATTCGACAACTGTGGGAGGAAATAGCAATATGACTTATTTTGAACTTAAACCTTCGGTATCAAATGATAAAGATTATATGATTTGTGTTACTGAGGATTTTTTAGATAAGTATGAGGTTACTACTACTGGAAGCTATGATGTTCTTCCCTCACGTCTTCTTGAACTCTCTTACGCCAATTATCTTCGTTTTTGTCGTGATATTCTCGGCGCGACTCTCTATGGTAAAGGTCATAAATATATAACTGCTCATTTTAAGAATGACTTTGCAACTCGCCAGTTTGTAAAGCTTCTTAATGCAAGAATGGAGTTGGTTATTATGGACCACGAGAATCCTCTCTCTAAGTATGAGAAAGTTGGAATTATCTAAAGGAGGAATAAAGAAATGAATATATCTGTATGTATTGGACACGGTAAGTCCCAGTCAGGCGGTTATGATAGTGGTGCGGTTTCTGCTGGCTATCAGGAGTTTAAACTTGGTCGCGCAATAGGCAAGTGTATTGGTGAAGAGCTTTCTAAGTATAATTGTCACGTCGATGTCATTAACTACGATGCTGACAAGAACCTTAGCGAACGTATTAAGTACGTCAATTCAAAGAAGTATGATTTGAATATGGAAATTCATCTTAATGCGGGTGGTGGCACTGGTCCCGAGGTTTATTATAAGAGTGGCAATAAACAGGGTAAGACTCTCGCTGCCGCGATTAGTAAGTCTATTGCGACTACTTTTGGTCTTAAAGACCGCGGAGCGAAGACTAAGGTTATGAACGGTAAGGATTATTTTGGTTGTGTTAGAGAAATAAAGTGCCAGTCTTTCCTTGTTGAGACCGTCTTTATCGACACAAAGAGCGACAGAGATAAGGTAATCTATGCAAGTGGTCAGCAACAGTGTGCGAAGGCTATTGCTACCGCAGTTGCAAATTTCTACGGTCTTAAACCAAAGAACAATCCTACACCTACGCCCGCGCCGACTCCTTCAAACAAAAAGTCAAACACCGAGATAGCTAAGGAAGTTATCGCTGGTAAGTGGGGTAATGGTGCCGAGAGAAAGCAGAAGCTTGAGGCAGCAGGTTATGATTACGCGGCGGTTCAGAAAGAGGTTGAGAGACTTCTCAAAGAAAAGAAACAGCCTGCTAAACCCGCGAAGAAATCTATCGATGAGGTCGCCCGCGAGGTTATTGCCGGCAAGTGGGGCAATGGAGTCACAAGAGTTCGTTTGCTTACTAAAGCTGGCTACAACTACTATACCGTTCAGAAAAAGGTTAATGAGCTTCTTAAACAGAAGTAATTTGTAATCTTCTTAAACTTTTGTTATAATATTTATAGAAAGTGAGAGAAGAAAATGACTAAATTTGATAAGAAGTTTTTCGAGGTCGCGCGCGGTGTAAGTCAGCTTTCAGACTTCTCGCGCACTAAGGTTGGTTGTATCGTTGTTGATGGAAAGCGTATATTGTCGAGTGGATATAATTCCAATAAAACCAATCCAACCCAGCAACGATATAACTATTACCGTAATATTGATGTGCGCTTTCCCGCTAAAGTGCACGCAGAAGTTTCCGCTTTGAACTCTTTGATAGGCAAAAAGGAAATTGATTTTTCTCGACTTAAAGTTTTTGTCTACCGAGAACTTAAAGACGGAACCCCGGCTTGTGCGCGACCTTGTGCCAGTTGTATTAGACTTATACGAGATTTGGGAATTTCAAAAATCTTTTACACAACAAGAGACGGTTTTGTGGAAGAGCACCTAAAGAAAATTTGAAGTTTCCTTATAATCTTGGTATAATATATATAGAAAGTAAAGGTAAGAAATAACGGCGACTTTGGGTGGAAGGGGCGGTTATTTTTTAATGCTTATTATATAGCCTGTGGCAAGATATATAGGCTTGCATTGTGGGCAAGTGCGTTAAGCACGGGTGGAGTGGCTGCCCATCCTGACATAAATAGCAGCCATCTTATGGGAGTGTAGTCCAACGGCAGAGACAACAGATTCAAAATCTGTTCAGTGCGAGTTCGAATCTCGCTACTCCTACCAACCGGCTCAGCCGGAACAAGCGTTATCATGGATTTTGGTTGTTAAACTACCACCAGCGCGAAAGCGATATGTGGCATAGTGGGAAACGCTATATAAAGACGCAAAGCAAACAACCCTTTCCTTTCTTTTTTAATACTCCGGCTTGGGTGAGCGGCTGAAACCAACGGACTTTGACTCCGTCGAGGAAACTCCACGTCAGTTCGAATCTGACAGCCGGTGCGGTATCATTTGGGAGCCTTCACGTGGCGATACTGTTTTTACTAATCCCAAAACAAAAACAAATAATTGCAGGAGGTATAAGCATTGAAAAGATATGATAAGCTTTTTATTACTCTTGATGAGGAAGATATGGTAAAGCTTAGAAATGATAGTCTTGTTGTTATGGAAGGTACCGATGATATACCTCCTATTATTATATGCACCGAAAAGGGGTATAATAATTTTTTAGATCGCTGGGGTGAGACCGACAATGAAAGTTGAGGTCTCACCTTTTCATAAAAAGAAATAATAGGAGAATTATAATGGAAGAGAGAAAATATCCTATAGGTGGATGCCTACCTGAGAAGAAAGATATTCGTGATTATAAGCTAAAGGTGGGAGTAATTTCTGCGGCGGACCTACCCGAAGAGTTTACTTTTAACGTTGAGGCTCCCGTTAAGAATCAAGGTACTGTAAATTCTTGCGTTGCCCACGCGATGTCGAGTATTTTGGAGTCTTATACTGAGGACGACCTTTCAACTAATTTTATCTATGGCACTCAGAAGATGCTGTATGGACACGAGGGTGAAGGTATGTATCTTCGTGATGCTTGCGCGACTGCATTGAAGTATGGCGATATGAAGTATGAGGACTGCCCGGGCAATATTGAGGTACCGGACTGCTACGAAAGTGCAGAAGCGACTCTTAAAGTTCCCGAGAAGAAAGAAGCGGCTTATTATTATCGTATTAATAGATACTTTAGCTGTAATTCACCAGCAGAAATCAAATATGCAATTTATAATTACGGACCTGTACTCGCCGCGCTAAATTGGAGTTATAGCTTTTATGTTAATGATAAGGGTATACTTAGCTGTGAGGAAAAGAGTCCTGAGTATTGCGGTGGACACGCAATTATGGTTATTGGATGGACAAAAGACGGGTTCCTTTGCCAGAACTCATGGGGCGCAGACTGGGGAATGAACGGCAGGTTTATCCTTCCCTATACAATGAGCTTTACGGAAGCGCGCGGCATTGAGGATTACAATAACGTGCTTGATGAAGATAAAGACCCAATTAAGGAGCCGTCTATGGCACTTACCCTTAAAGTTATTTATACAATTATTAATAAGATTTTGAACTTTTTTAAGAGAAGAGGTTAAATTAAATGATAAAGTTTGAAAATGGCGAAATTGTCGGATGGGAAGCCGCAATCAGAGGCATGAGGAATCCTATGAACTCTTGGGAGAAGAGTGATAGTCATTACGAATGTCATGAATACGATAAATTGTCGGACGATGACCGCAAAATATACTTGATCGATGATTATATTCCAGGTCCAAACGACCTCGATCTTATGACTCGTCTCCGTAATGCTGGTACAGACCATCGCAAGTTCATGCGGATGATTACCGTATATTTGGATATTACAGCTCCACTCTACTGGTGGAAGGAATTTGATACTTACAAGGTAGGTACGGTTGCTAATTCATGTTCTACCATGCACAAGATTCATGCAAAAGAGTTTACGCTGGAGGATTTTTCACAAGAACACCTATTAGATGGAAGAGGACTTAAAGTTTCTCATGAGGATAATTGTACGCCCGATGAATCAGATTTCGGCTTTAGACTATCAGGGAAAGAGCTTCTTAAAACCACCGTTAATACTTTAAATTATTATCGAAGAATTTTTCTTGAAACCAACAATAAAAAATATTGGTGGCAGATGATTCAACTTCTCCCCTCTTCTTACAATCAGCGCCGCACCATAATGCTGAACTATGAAGTACTTGCCAATATATACAAGTCCCGCCGCAATCATAAACTCGACGAGTGGCGCGCGTTTTGTGAGTGGATTGAAAACCTTCCTCATTCCGAACTTATAACGGGCAAGATAGAAGAAAATTAATTTTTTCCTTTTAAACTATAATATATAGAAAATAAAGAAGGAGACTTAATATGGAATTGACTAATATTCAGTTTTTAAAAGTTAAGGACAAATTGTGTCATGCAGTTCCTTATTGTAATGAATGTCCTATTATGAAGTTTGGAGAAGAAAAAGGAGAAGATTCTTGTACTGTGCTATTTCGTATGTATCCCGAAGAGGTAGTCGATATTGTCAGTAAATGGGCTGATGACCATGCAAACTATATGTCCGATTTTCGTGGCAAATTTCCTAACGCGATGCTTCGAGCTGGTTCTAAGTATTCAAGTCCCATACCAACGGTTTGTCGAAGGCATATTTATGGTACGGGAATTTTTGGATGTATGAAAATTAGTGAATGTACATCTAATGAAGGTTCTTGTGAACAGTGTTGGAAAGAGTTCTACATTTAAGTCAAGATTGGAGAATTAACCATGAAATCATTAAAACCTAAGGTCGCGCGCATTAGTGATTGGAATAAAATGACAGAAATTATTTACTGTTGTCCTTGTTGCAATACAGAATTTGCATTTTATAGAGACAAAGAATGCTATTGTCATCATTGCGGACAGAAGATAGATTGGGACTATACTCTTAAAGACGTAAGTCGTGACATTGCAATGAAGTATCACGGAAGTGACTATGAGGGCAGAAGGGAAATTGTTAAAACGCTAAATAAGATTTTAGGAGATTAAGTTCACTCGAAAGGAAATATAATAAATGCGAAAAGAGCCTTAACTGGCTCTTTTTTCTTTAGTTAATCCTCAGCCTCCTACTTATAAATAGAGAGCTTAAACTCTTTTTAAAGGAGGTTTTAATATGAAAAGAAGAAATCCTTGTACTCTTTCCGTAAGAGTTAAGAATAAATCCTCTTTAACAGTAAATAAGATTGAATTTCTCTTCAAACCCTACCAAACAGAAAACGATATTGCAAGTGTTAAAAAAACATACTCTGCAACAGGAGCTTCTGAAGTAACAGTAGGCGATGATGAGGGACTTTATCTTGTGCCCTTCACTGGAGAGGAAACTCTTCTGTTTGAACCGGGTCAGACTTTATATATGGATACTCGTATCGAGCTAAAAGGTAGCGATGGCAGTATTGTCTATCCCGAAACAAGTATCGTGCCACTCACTATGAACGGTACTCTTTTTGAAGATAACGCAGGAGGTAACTGATGAATAAGAATAATTTCGTAGAAGTTACAATAGACCCCCCCGTATTTACAGAAACCGTTATTATCCCGGGTAAGCAAGGCATACAGGGTGCTAAGGGTGACCCCGGAGTTTTCGTTGGTACGACTGAACCGACAGATCCATCAGTTAAAGTATGGATTAATCCCGAAGGTATGGAATCCGATATCAAAGGCGATAAAGGTGATAAAGGCGATACGGGTAATGGTATCAAATCAATCGATATTACCTATGCGGGCAGTACCTCAAATACAACGGCGCCGACTTCTGGCTGGCAAGCAACACCGCCAAGTGTCGCGGCGGGAAGCTATCTTTGGACAAGATTTATCGTATCAATGACGGATAATACTTCTAAGACCGCTTACTCCGTTGCTAAGCAAGGGTCTACGGGTGCGGCCGCAGGGTTCGGAACGGTTACGGCAACTGTTAATAATGCCGTTGGTACACCTTCAGTTACTGTTACACCCAGTGGGGCCAATACAGCGAAGAACTTTAGCTTTGACTTCAAGAATCTAAAGGGCGACAAAGGAGATACCGGTGCTGCTGCCGGTTTCGACACGCCGGCCGCGAGTATAGGTAAGAATGTAGGTACGCCTACGGTTAGTGTTACAACGAGCGGAGAGGATACGAAGAAGAAGTTTTCGTTTAGTTTTGAAAATTTGCGTGGAGCTACTTTTACGCCGTCGATTGATAGTAACGGGGTTTTGAGATGGAGTTGCGATGATACGGCTTTGACGACTCCTTCGCCAGTTGATGTAGTTGGAAAAATACAAACCGCATTTAGCGGTGGCTGTAAATTTCAAGTCTTGAATTCTGCGCCACCTACGGGTACGACTGATACTATGATAAGTTTGGTGGTGGATTCATAATGCCGACACTTGAATTTAAAATACCTAATAAAACTACTGGCAAAAGTAAAGATATAGTAACAGTATCGTATAGTGGTGTAACGGGGCAAACTACTGCTCAGAAACTGGTTAACTTACCTCATTATATAAGCTGGACCAACGGTACTATGACTTGTACAATAAAAAAGAGCGGTGGCTTAGGCAAATTACCGATATCAATGAAAATAGGTGATTTAACTATTTATACAGATCCTAACGGTATACCTCTTACGGGAGATCCTGAGCCACATTCGGTGACTATAAGTCCAACCACTTCCAATATTTCTAATGTAATTACTTTGTCTGGTGATAAAGGTTATTCAATACAAGACCCATCTTGGATGTTTGGACAAGATGATACAACTGTAGAAAAAACTTATACCTATTCCAATACCGGACTCACTATTGAATATGATAATCCTAAATTCACCATAAACGGTCTCTCCAATGACACCTCATGGGGAGAAGTAATAGGCACGGGTGCATTTGAAATTAGTTCTAAAAACCAAGAGCTAACTCAAACCATAACCGCAACCCCTAAGCCTAATTGTCGTTTTCTTTGTTGGACTGATGGTGTAACTACACCCGCGCGCACAATAAGTTTAAAAGAATCCGAACTCACAAGTGAAAACACCATTCTTACTTACTCGGCGCTCTTTGCGCCAACCGCTTTATATGTCGGCACAAAACCCGTTTCTGCCGTCTATGTAGGCACTAAAAAAGCAAAAGTTTACCGAGGTACAACTCGAATCTTATAAAAAGGGAAGTGATAAAATGAGTAATAATGTTCCTGTACTTATGCTACGCGGCGAGGATGGGAAGTTTTTCCCCGTTGATGGTATTACTGGCGGCTCGGGCGGAACTGGTGGCGGCGGAACTGGTGGTTCAACAACTGCAGAAAAAGTAGCTTATACCAATGAAAATCTTGAGGACGTTACAACTGTTAAAGAAGCTCTTGACGCTACTGTAGATGCATTTTTAGAATACAATAATATGTTTGAATATATGGGGAACGAACTTAACAAAAAACCCTCTTTATCAGATATTACGCCAGAAGCCATTGGTGCAAAAGCAGTTTCGACTAAAGTAGATACTGGCACATCACTTTCTATGAATGATAATACCGAGTATAGACTTACAAATGTTACGACTCTTACATTATATGCTCCATATCAGCAGACACAATATGAGTGTTGGTTTAGATTGACTTTTGCCAATACTGGGACGATAGCAGTGTCATTTCCAACAGGTATGAAATATATTGGCTCCGCTCCTGATTTTAATAATGGCGAATCTTGGGAAATATCAGTTAAGGATGGGGTGGTTATTGCCCAAAAAATCGGTGATGGTACATGAGTAGACGTGATTTTCTTATGCTTTTGGCAAAAGACGGACTGCCAGATGGTTATACAAAAGTTGATTATCTACAATCCACAGGCACACAATGGATTGATATGGGAATAGCGCCTGACCAAAATACAAAGCTGGTTTTAAAGGTTTTGGCAACAAATTTAAACGGCGGAGCTGGTGTGTCTTTAGTAGGTAGTCGATCCAGTAATAACTCGTCAGATCAATTTTTCACTTATCTATCTGCAGACCAAGGGTTTTTATTCAGGGTTGATGGAATGAAGAGTGCTATCGCCTTTAATAAGTATAAAGCAAATACGTTATATACTATAGCACTTTCTTCATCTGAGGCTTCCTTTGTGCTTGAGAATGGGTTTGTAGACAACGCATACAAATTTTCAAGCTCAGATTTTACATCAACCGTGCCAATGGCTCTGTTTAAAGCGAAACCGTTCAATATGGGCTTTATTGGAAGGATTTACTATTGTAAACATTATAATAACAATGGTATTATACAACATTTTATTCCATGCCTTGATTCTGACGGCATTCCATGTATGTATGACTTAGTCAGCAAAACGACATTTTACAATCAGGGCAGCGGTAGCTTTACTTGGGGGTGATAACTTTGATGTATGCAAAACTTGTAAACGGAGAACTTCGTGGTGCGCCAAACCCTCTAAAAATTGACGACAAAGATGTATTCACAAACGACCCCTCATTATTTCTACAATGCGGCTATAAGCCTGTAACTCTTACCGACTATCCCTCTGATGGAAATGTCTATGAAAATTCTTGGGAAGAAAAAGAAAATGAAATCATCCAAATTTGGACAAAGGTTGAAACAACCAATATTTCTGATTCAGAGGCTCTCTCAATTATAACTGAGGGCACTTCTTAAATTTGAAATCCCTAAAAATCTTTGTTATAATATAATAAAGAAAGTCGAAAAGGAGATAAACCTATGACTGACCCTATGATAATCCAGATACCTTCCGAAATCGAGAATGTTCAGTTACCAACACCTGAACTCTTGACTTTTTATAAAGACAAAGAGCATCGCTGCCTTTGGATAGACGATGAGATTAATAATCTCAGCCTTGAGATTTGCCGTCTCATCATCCAGTGGAATAGAGAAGACGAAATCCTATCCATAAGCAACAGAACTCCTATAAAACTGTTCTTCTTTAGTCCCGGCGGCGACCTCGATGTCAATTATACCATTATTGATACCATAAAAATGAGCAAAACTCCTGTTTATGGTATCAATATGGGAAGTTGCTGCAGTGCGGCGGCATATATTTACCTCGCGTGTCATAAACGTTTTATGTTGCCGCACTCGTATTTCCTCTTCCATCAAGGTAGTTCACAAATGTCAGGTACTTATGGTGAAATAGTCGCCGCAATGGAAGCTTACCAGAGCCAAGTCAACGAATTAAGCTCTTTTATGAAAGAGAGAACAAACTATACACTTGACGAGATTACCGATAACATCGTTGGTGAGTGGTATGTAAGGAAAGATGAAGCAATAGAAAAAGGAGTTTGCCATCAGATTGTTGATGATATAGCAATTCTACTATAAGGAGTTTTTTAATGGACAATCTTTATAAAGGCTATCAGGAACTTATAATGGATGAGGAGCATTTAAGTCAGTTTTATGCCAATCCGAAAGAGTATTGTGCGAATTTACTTCGTTTAAATCCGAACGAGTATATATTACTCCAAGATTTAAGTGGCACTACGATTGATGTGTATAAAAACTCTCCCGAAGGTCCGATAGCTGTTCGGTATCCAACTATTAACTCTCGTATAATTGGAACTTTGAAGCCGCGCAATATTAAGCAGAAAGTTGCTATGGCTCTCTTACAAGACGCGGCGGTCGGTGTCAAGCTGTTACGTGGCGTGTATGGTAGCGGCAAGGATTACTTAATGTTGTCTCAGGCACTTCATGATATTGAAATTGGCAAGTTCCAAAAGCTTGTGTTTATTCGTCCTAATGTTTCGATAAAGGACGTGCCTGATATTGGATATCTTAAAGGAGATGCTTATGAGAAACTGAGTTGGACGCTTGGACCATTTTATGATAAGGTCGGCGGCGCGGAAGGTGTTGAGTATCTAATCGCGCAGGGCGAACTTGAACTTGTACCACTTCCTTTTATACGCGGGCGCAGTTTTGAAAATTCGATTGTCTATGTTTGCGAGGGACAGAACATAACTTCGGAGATTGCGAAGCTTTTGATATCTCGAGTAGGTGAGGGTTCAGAGCTTTGGATAAATGCCGATACTCATCAGACGGATAACAAGATCTATGATAGAGATAATGGCATCATCAAGATGATTGATAGATTAAAAGATGACCCGCTTTTTGGGATGGTTTATTTGGATAAAACAGAGAGAGGTCCAATTGCAAACTTGGCAAATAAGCTTGATGATTGAGTTTTAGTGGGCTTTGCCTACTTTTATATATAAGAGAGGGGAGAAAAAAGAAAAGTTTTCTCCCCTTTTCTATTTTTGGAGGGAGGCTATTGGGAGAAAATTATGCCGCTCGTTCGGTCTTTTTGCATACAAAACCAAAGGCTTGGTATCATAAACTTGGTGAGGACCAAAACTTAGCGGGCCTTATGAGCGAAAACAGCGCTTTAAAAGCAAAAACTAATGAGACATTAAATAGTCAAATTCGTAGCATGGAGAACCGAGAAGCGAAGGTATATCAGCAATATTTTAATGGATGTACAACCTTCGAAAAATTTATTGAGAATCTTCGTAGTCTTTTTTCCGAGAAAGGGTATGGACAAGACAAGGAAATTCTACAAAGCTTTGGGTCTGTAAATGCTCGAGCGAAATTAAAAGCATACTTTGGGACGTCTTATGTGGCTGCGAACAATTTTCAGTTAGTGGTAAAAATAAACAACCCCAGCAAAACAGGAATTGATTTTAAAGGCTTGCAAGACTTAGGCGAAGGAATAACTATTAGCCCAAAACATAGAAAGATTAAGCTTGATATTGGTGTTGATGATGATGGTATAGGAAAAATAAAGCAGTCTTTAAATCTTATTTTCAACACACATTTTGACCCCAAGTCCTCTTATAAAGGCGGGGTAAAAGAGTTTTTAAACAATATTGACCGCAGAATTGAAGATTATATAACAATAGAGGGTGATATTGATAGTGCCAAAAGTTCTCTAAAAAGTGGGTACACTTTGGTAGGCGGACCAAATTCACCTTTTAAATATACCGAGGAAGATATTTCAGGCATTACAGACGGTTCTGCAGGTGGTACTATAAATGCTGATGATATTAACTCCGCCTTAAAAGAAATAAAACAATTCTTTTTAAGCTCTAATGGAGTGAACATTCATAGTGGAAGTGCTGCTTTGCGGTCAGCTTTTGAGTTGACTTGGCGAACTAATATAGAAGCAAAGTTTTCTCAAGCGGCGTTCTTTATGAAAGGTGGAGTTTTAAATTATTTAATTGGTGCATTGGGTGAATTTCAAACGGCGTTAATCAACAACTATATGCTTCGAAGAGCGGGCGGATTAACTCCAGAGGCTATTTCAAAAATATCTGAGACCATTGGACAAAGACAACAAAGTAAAGTAGATGTAACAATATTAAAAGATATTGGTATACAGGTTAAGAACTATAATTTAGACATCTTCGAATCAGCTCGTCGAGGGATTATGCATACAACCAATACCCCAAAGAAGTTTTTAAATGCATTACAAACGACAGGCGCAATAGCAAATAAGCCAGATGATACAACCATATCTACATTAGAATCCTTTATAGCCAACTATGCCTTTTCGGCAGACTATCGAACCTTAACAAATGCTTCAGCTTTTGAAAAAAAAGTCAAAGAAATTTTTAAAACTTATTACGCTGAGATGTATAATTTTGCGGTACAAGCTAACTTAAATGACACGGTTTTGTTTTATTCTATTGCTGGTGAATATTTAATACCTGCTTCTCGTATTTTACAATTGATTAGTCAAAACGGCAGCATAACAAAAGTGCCTTTAACTATATCATGGCCAACAACACCTTATACTTATGATTATTTTTATCCTACAGACAACATGATGAATCCCCCTTGGAAGCAATATTGGGAACCGAAAGAAGGTGCAAACCCACCTTATATTCCAACGGATGAGCAATCTACTAAAATTGATAATCTTTTAAATACAATAAGTTTTTCAACAGGATTTCAATTTAAAAATTTAAAGAATCTTTTAACAAATTATAGAATGTTTGACTGAGAATTGGGAGAAATAAAAGTCAACTAATTGGAGGTTACTATGAAAATGAAAAATCTTCTCTTTCTCGGAGTGTTTTTACTTATCTGCGGATTTATGTCTGCGGCGACCGTAAAAACTATTCCTGCGGAGCGGGCGGCGAACGGTGTAATCAACACTACAATAGTTGAAACCACCACTACAACAGTTCCGCAAGAAGAAACTACCGAGGAAGAGACGGTTATAATTGAAACTGAAACCGAAATTATAACCACGACACAAGCAATTACTACAACACGCGCGGCAGTTAAACCTAAAAAGGTTTTAAATATACCAACCGAAATATCAAACTTTAAGTCTTATATGGATTATCGTATGATAACAAGGGGCGCGCAGTTTGAATTGCAACAACAGGCTTATACTGATAGTAATGGTTGCCGCAAGGTAGGTAATTACTTCTGTATAGCATTGGGGTCTTACTATGGAAGCGAAATTGGCGCGAAGTATCGTATTCATCTCTCTGATGGAACAAGCTTTCTTGGAATCCTTGCAGATCAAAAAGCCGACAAAGATACAAACTCAACAAATCAGTATACTATCTATAACAAAGATATCATTGAGTTCATTGTTGATACCAATAAACTTCCCGCCGCAGTTCAACTAAGTGGTTCGCTTAGTTCTTTGGAAAAGTTTGAGGGGAAGGTCGTAGGAATCGACAAACTTTGACTTTTTTAGATTTTTTTAGTATACTATAAGTATAGAATATAGGAGGTAAAAGGAAATGCTTATGGGTTTTAATCTATTTAGCGAGTACATGAGGGACATAGAGGATTTTGAGACCAAGAGAGATTTACTCTATGAGGTTGGTATTGAGCTTTCAGAAGATTCAATTTTTGAAAAGATTGAACGAGATTTAATCAATCTTATCGAAATTTGCGCGGTTGATCATATCGAAAAAAAGGGAGTAATTTCTTGGTGGATGTGGGAAAACGGTTTTGGAAAAAATCAGAAGCCCTATGTCTTTCATGGCGATAAGTATTATCTTAATACTGCGGCAGATTTATGGAAGTTTTTGACAAGGTGAGATAAGGGAGATAAAAGAGAAACATGGGGGTGTTTCTCTTTTTTCTTTCTATAGGAGAAGTGATATGAAACGAGTTAAAATTGCTTTAGCCTTTGTTTGCGCGGGACTGTTAGCAATTACCGTGTGGGCAGGCTATGAAATGGGGAAAAAGAACTGCACAATTGAAAAAGAAGAAGCTCCCGTGGTTTACAGCATAGTTCAGTACACTGATTTATTTATACTGGATGGCGCGCCGCACACAAAGTATTTCTTCGTAGATGTAAACTTAAATGGAAGATTAGTCCATAAAGATGATGAAACGCATACAATTGTCTTACAGGACCTTGACAATAAGAATCGATACTTGCGCGCAGATGTACCCGAGGAAAAGTGGGCAAAAGTCAAAACGCTCTCTATAAATCAAGAGGTCTATATCATTGGATTTGCAACAAAATTAACCTACTTTAATGACCCGATAGTAGAGGTAAGAGACATAGGAAAAATTTGAATTTTTCCCTTTCCTTTGATATAATATATATAGAAAGTGAGAAAGGAAGAGAGCAAATGACGAGAGGAAATAGTTATGTACTCAACCTTAGAAACGGCAAGCAGATAGCCAAAGAAGCGGGCAGCCTTTTAGATATGTATGATTTTGAATACAATTGCGGCGGCTTCGCACTTGGACTTCCTTATTGGTATCTTCCCTATGATAATTCGGATTACGATACCGATGAGTCAATGGAGCTTGATGATTATGCATGGGCGCATCCAGAACTTTTTGATGATGAGGAAAGAGGTCTTGACTACTCAAAAGCTTGTACGGGTCGCGGCAGAATTATGGTTGACTTTATGGTTTCGAGTCTTGACTTTGTGAGGGAGATTCAGAAGTCCAGCGAGGTTCAGGATGATGAATATCTTGTACTCTTCCGTGCATCAGGATGTGACTTCCACTTTATTCGCCGTATGAGTGATGGGTCTTGGGCGCATAAAATGGGCAATCAGAAAATCCAAACTCTTGACCGAAAGGAAATTGAACCTACGTGGCATGGTTATTCCAATAACTATGAGGGCAAGGTTTTTCTTCTCGCGGTTAAAAAGACCCACAGTTTAGAAGACCCGAGCCTAAAAGTTTGAAAGCTTAAAAAATTTTTAGTATAATATATATAGAAAGTGAGAGAGAAAAAAGAAAGGGGCTTCTGAAATGTCTGAAATGACTAAATGTTATCCTTACTTCCGTACAGATGTGTCTGCTGATATGGATGCGCTTGGGCTTCAGGACAATATTGTCTATTGTGAGAGAAGTGACTATGATAGAGTCCTTTATGACAAGAATGCCGATGTAACGGTTTGGTCAGGAGCTTCCCGTCTTGTATTTCCTTATCACAATCTTGTTTGTAAGCTTCCCATAACTAAGAAAGCTATTTGGGAAGAAAATGAAGAGGGTGAGTGGGAGGAAGAGTCTCGATGGGATTTTGATGACCACTGTGCGGTAGAGTTAGAGAAGTATGAGCTTTCTATCAAGGAAGGACTTGATGAAGCTTTCGCGCCCTGTGAGTTTTATGATACGGTAAACGGTATTCCTGTCTATGTTATGGAACGAGCAGAAAGAATGGAAAAGGGTTTAACTCCTTCGAAAGCAACCTCCGAAGCTTGCGAGAAAGATGAGCTTGATTACTCTTGGAGTCCTTCGCTTTGGGAAGTTTTTGTCCAGTATTATGGCATTGAGTTCTGCAAGAAGTTGACCACTTTTCTTCAAGAGAACTATATAAATGATATTCGATTGGATAATTGCGGAATGATTAATGGACGACCTGTTCTGATTGACTATTGTGGATATTGGGAGGATTAAGAATGGAAGATTTAGGTACGGTTTCTTTTAGTAATAAGGAAAATTTCCATAGATTTATGGATATCGCACTTAGTGAACATTGGGAATGCATTGTAAGGGCTGACTGTGAAGGAGTTCCAATGGTTGAATTTTCCCCTACTTGGATATATGGTGGTCCTTACGCAGTCTGGCACTCGGAAACCGAAACAGAAGAAGAAGAAGATTAAAGATAAAAATAAAGGCGGCTTCAGCAAATTTAACTTAGTTGTTGTGGTCTTTTGAGCCTCGCTTAATGCCGCCTTGTTTATACGCCTCCTTAGCTCAGTTGGTGGAGCATGCGGCTGTTAACCGCAGGGTCACTGGTTCAAGTCCAGTAGGAGGCGCCACGCAGAGTAGAGCAGTTGGTAGCTCGTCGGGTTCATAACCCGGAGGTCGCAGGTTCGAGTCCTGTCTCTGCACCCAGAAGGTCGGTTCGATTCCGACTCGGTGGTCGAGGTCTGGTGAGAAGAGAGGTAGGTTCGATTCCTACAAAGCTCTGGTGAGCAAAATGACTAATTATGGGCAGCGGCTGTCCAGAGAGTAGGCGAGGTTCGATTCCTCAAGGGGCTTTGTTCGACTCAAAGCCTCATAGGTTCAAAACTCTCATTTTACTTTTCTCCATAATACGGATAAGGGCTAATACTTGGAGAAAGTACCTCGAGGATTGGAGCAACGAGTATAAATAAAGTCCCCAAGATGTTTTTCGGTATCAGAACCATAACCGGCGTTTAACGTGTTCCTACCTGCGTTAATTGAGAGCAGACGGGTTTGTGAGGTCGTATTGCCAATTAGCTGGCAAGTGGTAAGAACCATGCATGGAAATCTGCGGAAGTGCGGAAAACCTCACCCAAATTTAAAAGGCTCTTACAGCAAACTTTTTAATTGTAGATTAGACTAAAAAAGTCACAGAGCCTTGTCTTTAGAAAATAATATGTATTAAGGAGAGTATAAAATGGCTGATTTTCTTGAGATGCTTAAAACTGAAGACAATTTTACTACAACTGAAAATGGTGCTATTGCACTCAAGTCAACCAAAAATGCTTGCCTTGATGCATTTAGTGCGCTCCCGGCTGCAACAGCAATGTCTGAGGAGTATATTATTAGAACTTTTTCTAAGGCTTTTGCCGAAGACCGTGCACTTGCAATGAGAATACTCTTCTATGTGAGAGATATCCGCGGCGGGCAGGGTATGAGACGGGTTTTTCGAGTTTGTTTTAAATGGCTTGCGGATAATTATCCCGAGTATGTGAAAAAAAACCTTGGCGCCATTATGGAATATGGCAGAGCTGATGATTATCTTTGCCTTGAGGGCACTTGTGTATGGGCTTTCGTTATATCTCAGTTTTATCGTATTCTGAGATATGATTTTAAATGTATGAAAGAGGGAAAGCCTATTTCTCTACTTGGGAAGTGGTTGCCCTCGGAGAATGCTTCGTCGAAGGAAACGAGAAGACTTGCAAAAAAGGTAAGAGAAGGATTTGATCTTTCTTCGAAACAATATCGTCAATTACTGTCGAGGCTTCGTGCTTATTCTAATGTAACCGAGACCTATATGTCCGCGCGTGAGTGGGATGAAATTGATTATGAAGAGGTGCCCGCACGAGCGTCTTTGAACTATTCTGATGCTTTTTATCGTCACGACGAGAAGCGTTATATCGACTTCATTGAAGGGCTTGCAAAAGGGCAGTCCAAGATAAATGCCAAAAGCCTTTTCCCTGTAGACATTATAAAGAAAGCCTTTGAGAAGAGATATAAGTGTTCGGCAAAAGACCGTATCATTCTTAATTCAATGTGGGAAGCTCTTCCGAATTACTTGGAAGGAGTTGATGAGACCGCACTTTGTATGGTAGATACCTCTTGCTCAATGTGGGGAACTCCTTATGATGTTGCTGTATCTCTTGGTATCTATTGCGCCGACAAGTGCCGCGGACCGTTCCACAACCATTTTCTTACCTTTGCAGAGCATCCCGCGCTTTGTGAGATTACCGGTAAGGACATCGTTGAGAAAGTGGCTAATCTTCCTTGTATAAATGCAGGCAACACTGACTTGGAAGCGGCATTTGACCTTATTCTTAGAACGGCGGTTGACAATAACGTTAAGCCCGAGGACCTTCCGTCCAAGCTCTACGTTATCTCTGATATGCAGTTCGATGCGGCGCGTAGTAGTTATACCTATAACTATCTTCGTCCCAGTGTTCGTATTCCTTTGAGACCGTTTATGCAAACAATGAAAGAGAAGTTCACCGCAGCAGGTTATACTCTTCCGTCAATTGTCTACTGGAATGTTAGAGCGGGAGAAGGTATGTATCAGGAGACTTTTGAGGGTGAGAGCTGTGCGATTGTCGGTGGATATTCTCCTTCCCTTTTCGAAGCAATTATCAAGGGAACGACCTATACCAAAGAGACGATAGAAGAGGATGGGGTCGCCCGCACGGTTGAGAAAATTATCATTGACCCAATGGAAGTTATGTACGCGGCAGTCGCCAGCGTAAGATATGCCCCAATTTATCCCTCGCTTGAGGAAAATTGATTTAGAATTAAAATTTTGGTATAATATAAATGTAAAAAGGCACGAACAGCAAATTAATTATTTTTTAATTTAATTGAAAAAAGTTAAATGCTTTCTTCCGGTCTCGCGGTTGGTAGAACTGCGAAATACCGACTGAAGGCTCATGTGGTGCCTTGTAATTTTTTTAAAGAACGGGTGGGTGCCGGCAAGATATTGGTACTGCAGGCTGATATCTCCCGCCCGTTCGATATGCACTCTTAGCTTAGTTGGTAAAGCAATCGACTTTTAATCGATAGACGGTGAGTTCGAACCTCACAGAGTGTACCAGTTTAGACAACAGTATAAATAAAAGGAGAAGAAAAATGGTTAGATATTATTCAACAATGGCTGAATCATTCTTTGATTCTCTTGAAGAAGCAGTAAAGGCAGAAAGGGAGCTTCTTACCGAAAAAGAGGAAGCACTTCAAAACCTTGTCGCTACAATCAAAGATATCTATCAGTTCGCCGCAGAAATTGACCAGCAGCAGACAACCGAGATAGACGAAGCCAGCGAAGAGATTCGTATGGGTTATGAAACTTATTCTAAAGTTTATAGATGTGCAAGAGATAAAATAACCAAAGCGGAAAAAGAGAGAAAGGAAGTCAAAGACAGTATGAAAGATATGATACAGGAGGTCTTTGACGCTTATGAAGAGGTTTGGGGCGTGCTAACTGAGAATGAAGTTCGCCACCTCTGTAAGGAATTTGATTTGCTTGAAAACTAAAATGAAGCCATACGAGTTAGTTCGTATGGCTTCTCTTACTAAAGGAGAGGATTAAATGGCAATTTATATAACGGGTGATATCCATGGAGATATAGATTTGGGGAAACTTAAAAAGGAAGGGTTCGCCGCACAAGAGGGTGATTATGTAATTATTTGCGGAGATTTTGGCGCGGTTTGGAATGATTCCAAAGAGGATAAGAACCTTCAAGAATGGTATAACAGCCAACCTTGGACAACTTTGTTTTGCGATGGAAACCACGAGAATTTTGAGCTTCTTTCAAAGTACCCAGTTGAAGAGTGGAGTGGCGGTAAAGTCCATCGAATTGGACCTAAGATTCTACATTTAATGCGCGGGCAGGTCTTTACAATTGAAGATAAGAAGTTTTTCGTAATGGGTGGCGCGCAGTCGCATGATATGGCTCTTCGTATTCCGGGTAAAGATTGGTGGGCAGAAGAAATGCCGTCCTACCGCGAAGTTAAAGAAGGATACAAGAACTTAATAAAGAACGACAAGGAAGTTGACTATATAATTACCCATTGTGCGCCGACCTATGTAGTTCATTTGATTAATCCTTGGTATAAGGGAGATGGACTTACCGAATTTTTTGAAGGTATTAGTCTTGAGACAGAATTTAAGCATTGGTATTGCGGACACTACCATATAGATGCCGATTTTATAAACAACATTTCAGTGCTTTACGATAGAATTATAAAGCTATAAACTTTTTGCTTTTAAAGGAAAAAAGATATATAATATATATAGAAAATAAAGAAAGAGAGTGGAGTAAAAATGGAGAGCACATTTCGACCTATTTGTATTATGATTTTTGACCAGACGAACAAACAAGTATATTATAAATATGTTGGCGAAACTTATTCGGGAGATACCATTGTTGGTAATATTGTTTATGATGATGGAGACTATGTTTATGACCCCAAATATTATATTTATACTTCAGCAAAGATTAATTCTATTAAAGGTGGATGGGTAGATAATAACAGGATGCGTAGAATTGAGGTACGTCCAGATACGATTAGACCATATACTCAAGTCGAGAGAATCAAAGAGCAGTTAAGAAAAGGGAATCATGTAAAACTTATTCGTAGTTACTCAAAAGACTCCTTTGACAATTCTGTATGCCTTATTACAAACGAAAAAGAGATTCCTTATGAGCTTTGGTTTAGAAAAGTTGATAAAACCAAGGGTCACGCGCAATCGTAAGTCTGAAAGGAGACGATAGAATGAAGATAAATCTTTTGAAAGAAACTGTTAGAGAGCTGGCAGTTAATGGAGTAAGCTCTGAAGATGTGCTGTATGTATTCAATAATCTTGGATATTGTTCTTGGGAAGAGTTTGAGAAGATTGCTAATTTTGATTACAATAATGGATACGGATCAATTGCAGTTGACCTCAATTTAATCGTGCGCGGCTCCGATTGGTGGCTTGAAAGAAAAGAATATGATGGCTCTGAGTGGTGGGAATTTCGTCGCGAGCCAATAAAAAATGAGCAGACACATAACGCGGAGTTAGATGTTTGTTATCATTATAGCATCATAACCCCAATGTATCGCTCATATATAAATGGTGACGACGAAGAGTCCGAGGATGAAGAATAAGGAGAGGTAAAAGTGAAAGCATATAAAGGATTTGACAAAGACTTAAAGTGTAGAGATTTTCAGTATGAAATAGGGAAAGAGTACGAGGAGAAAGAAGCAAAAGTTTGTGAAAAGGGATTCCATGCTTGCACTAATCCGCTTAATGTGCTTCAATATTATCCTCCTTGCTATGAAAATCGATATTGTGAAGTAGAACAAGATGGTGAGTTTTCTGAAAATGATGATGACTCAAAGATTGCTTCCACAAAAATAGAAATCAGTAAAGAGATTGGTCTTACGGAACTGATACAAGCCGCAATGGACAAAACTGGTGAAAGCGAAATTTGTTCTGTAAATACTGGCGACCATACGGTGGCGGAAAATGCAGAGAATTGTTCAATAGCATTAAATAAGGGTTATGGCTCGATAGCGGCAAATGCTGGAGACCATTCGCTGGCAACGACTACAAGAAATTTTACAATAGCGGCAAACACGGGTGATTATTCAGTTGCATGGGGTCAAGCAGGTCATTCAATAGCAGCAAACATAGGCGACGGTTCAGCAGCGCTGAGTGATGGATATCGGTCTATAGCAGCGAATACGGGAGTCTGTTCTGCTGCCATAAACTACGGTAAGGATTCAGTGGCAATAAATACTGGCGACCAGTCAACAGCTATAAACAAAGCTGTTAGATCGGTAGCTTTAAATATGGGTGGGCGCGCGAGGCTATTGATGTGAGTATGGCGGCGTTGACAAAGGCTCTTGAGTCGATTAAGACAGTTAACGATAAGCTTTACGAGATTGCTTCGCGCGCGAGCGAAGGAAAGGAGAGTAGGTAGTATGATGATTTATGTGATTCCTAAAAATGATGATAAACTTATTCAAATCGTCTATACAGATAAGGAGTCAAATTCTATAGTAGAGAATAATTGGGTATATGTTGTTGATGAGCACGCCAGTCCTGAAGAGGCTGGAAAGGCACTTAAAACATTGTGTGATAGACTGATGTCAGAATCTACGTTAGTTGATGACCATACGTGCCCTGATGAAGCACCAAGCTCTGAGGAAATTGAGGATTTCTTTATATCGTTAAATGAAATGCTCATGGAAATGGAAGAAGAGGATATGGGGTATTAAGCAATTATAATATAATATTATAAAAAGGAGAACAACAAATGGTTAAAAGAATTACTGCAATTATAATATCAATATTGATTATTATATTTACTACAATTGGCTTTACTGGCTGTAGAGAGGCTGATAAGGTTAATCACAATATGAGCCTTGCCGCTGATAACTTCAACTGCGAAAGGCGCATTACTGTTTATAATGCACGTACTGACAAAATAGTGATGTACGCTGAGGGCTATATGAGCATAAGCAATAATGAAACCGACGAACTTGTTGTGACTTGCAAAGTAGGTCCGAACGAATATAAGAAGAACTATATTTATCTCAACGATTATACGCTCTATGTTGTAGAAGATATAACAGGTACACATGCTGACCCGTATCACTATGTTGTAGAGTTTCACACTGAATTTCCCGTTGACGTGGATGTTAAGCCATAAAGAATGAATATTGATACAAGTTGGACACTACTGCGCGGCGGTAGTGTCCTTTTTGATAAGAGAAGAGGGTCGCGCGCAGATGTAGGTTTGAGAGTAAGCGAGAAAGAAAATTTTTTGAAATTCGAAAATTGGACGAAAGTTGTAGAGAGGATTATAGGGTTTCTCTACTTCTTAATGTAAGTAGAAAAATAGGTAGAAACTCAAGAGTAACCTAAGTAATAACTTGAATAGAAATGTAAGTATACTTGTAAGTATACTTACATTTTTTTATATAAGTATACTTATAAGTATACTTACAAGTATATTTATATTTCTATTTATAAGTATATACGGCTTTCTTCCGAAGAAATAACCCCTTTCCCCTTTCGCACATTTAGTACCGAAGCGCGTAGCGCGGAGGTACGGTATGGCGCGAAAGGGGAAAGGGCTTGTAGGCGGTATTGTAAGTTTTAGTATAAGTTTATATATAAGTATATACGAGTTGACTGTAAGTATACTTACAAGTATACTTATAAGTATATAGGAGTTTTGCCTATGTTTCTACTTACAATATATGAAGGGGGGTGGAGGAAGGGAGGGAAGAAGGGCTTGAGTTTTTTTTATAGGTTTTTTGTAAGTTTATACCTATGTATATTGTAAGTTTATATCTATGTATATGGGGTGGAGTGAAGGAGCCCGTGTTTCTTCTTAGGTTTTTACTTACAATATATGGGGATTTCGTTTTCCCGACCGGTCGCCCGCCTTGTAAGTTGGCGTGCAAACCTTCGTGTAAACTTACACTATCCGGGTATGGAATTTCCTATCGCCGTCGTCGCAAGGGAGATCGCGGCGCTTTGGCGTTTGGAAGGGCAGTGGCAAATTCTTATGGGCATTTATGGATAGATGCAAGTCTAAAAAAACGCTTAATAGTCTGTAAAGTGGCTTAGTATTTGAAATGGATGATGCCCTCAAATTTTGGAGATTTACAAATTTTTTTGTGAGTATATTTACAATATATATAGGTTTAATTGTAATTTTTTCTGAAATTTCTTGTAATTTTTTCTGAAAATTTTTTGAAAATTTTGTGAAAATTCTATAATTTTTCTGAAAATTTTGTGGAAATTTTGGGAAAAAACTGTAGGCTTTTTTATAATTTATTATATTAATATGTAGCATTTTGATATTGTAAATATAAAAAATGCGTTAAATTGTAAGTATAACTACAAGTATAATTACAAGTATACTCACAAGTATACTTATATGTGCGCGAAACCATAAATCTGCCCGAAACTCGAATCCACTCTCAAAAGAAAATCTTCTTTCCGAATCTTTTTAACCCGCTCTCTTAGCATTAAAATCTTTTTCCTTTTCTTTTGTTTTATCTTCTTGAAATGAAGTTTAAACCCAAAGAAAACTTAAAGCGAAAAACCTTTAAATTTTTCGGAGCGGGCAAACCAATCAGTGTCCCGCGCGTTTTGTAGATATTTTTGTTTGGCTTTAGAGGCTGTAAGAATGCGCGCACTTCAGTTAACTAAAGCGTTCGTGTTGAGCGGGTTGCGCGCTCTTGTAGGTAGGAGTGTAGGTACTCCCGCTTATACAACGGTCTACGTTAAAACCTACATTACCCGCTCCCAAAATTTGCTTTCTCTCTAAAATCGCGCTATAATATATATAGAAAGTAAAGGAGACGAAAACCGTGAAACCGTTAACTCCGCTCCTCGCATCTAAAAATTTCGTCTCCCTTTACTTCCAACTTCAAAAATGAAAGGACTAAAAAGAATGACACAGAGAGAATTTTTCACTACTATCGTTGAGGGTGCTACCGTAACCGCTGAGATGGAAGCCTTCGCCTCCCATGCACTCGCCAATATCGACAAGGCTAATGAGAGTCGCCGCGAGCGTCAGTCTAAGAAAGCACAGGAGAACGAGCCCCTCCTTGCCCAGATTGAGACCGACATACTCACCGTTGAACCCATTACCGCATCAAACGTTGCAGCTATACTCGGCACCTCTATCCAGAAGGCTACAGCTCTTCTTCGTGCCCTCGTTGCGGCGGGACGCGCGCAGGTTCAGGATGTTAAGGTTACGGGCAAGGGTATGCAGAAGGGCTACTTCAAGGTAGAGGCATAAGTAAACCCGCTCGACGATTGTAAGGTAAAAACAAAACGAGAGAAGACCAAGGGAAACCTTGGTCTTTTTTTCTTTACAAATGCGCCCACTTCACTTAACTAAAGCGCAGCTTATACAATAATTTATTCGTCTTTCCCAGCTCATACGTAACCCGCTCGGTATATACCGCCGCGACTCGTAGGCGAGAAACCAAGACGCAGCTTATTGGTGGGAGGTAAGGACGCAGCTTATCAGTGGTGCCAATTCGCAGCTTAAACGCAGCTTATTTGCAGCTTATACGAGACAATATATTGGCGTGTACCTACGGTTCAGTGCACTGGTGTATACGGGACAACCTACAATCGCCGAGGTGACAAAATTTCACATTTAAGAGTAGAGGGAAATATTCGATAATGAGATTTTATAATGAAATTTTATATTTAAATTCTATTTTCGAAAATACTTGTCAATACTTTTAAAGAAAAATAAAAAAAGAAGTTGGGACGTGTAACGTCCCACTTTTCTGAAAAGAAAAAAAGAGGGGTTTAACCCTCTTTCTCTCTTTTTTCTTTTATGAGTTTATTCTGCGCGCGTTGTTTTTCGTCACGCTCAATTTTCTTTTTCTTCTCTTCTTCTTTTCTTTTTGCCGTCTCGGCTTTCTTTTTTTCGTTTATCTCAAATTCTTCGTGAAGTGAATAAGCGTCAAAAATATCGCCGTCACGACTGCCCGCGGGAATACTTACCGCAATTTTCATAAAAGCTTCGTCACCGTTATCGAATACAATCGGGAAAGCAACTTCATTTTTCTTTATCTGAATTGCTTCGTCGCCCTCGGATTCAATAAAGGCAATTAATTTTTTGAGAAATTCCGACCGCCTTTTATCCTGTTCTTGTTTTCTCGTCATGTTGAAAATTTCCTCTCTTTCTTTTTTTTCTGTTTATATTATACCCTATTTTCTAAAAATTTTCAAGATTTGACTTGGGACGTTTAACGTCCCAGTTTTTCGGTAAAATTTTGGGCGGGAATTATCCCGCCCGTTTTGATTACTCGGCTATCGAATAGGAATTGACAAGACGCTTTCCGTTCTTGATTTCCTCGACAATAATCTTTCCCTCGGTTGCCAACTGCTTGAGAAGTGCATTTGCTTTCTGCGGAGTAATGCCAACTGCTTCGGCGACCTCTGCGCCCGAAAGATGGACGCCCGTGGTGAAGTGGGTCAGAATCGTTGCCTTGATATCCTCGTTCTCTCTCTGCTTCTTTGTGGGCGTATTGCGGCGATACTCGGCTTCGTGGGCAAGTTTGGCAAGTTCCTTGTCAGCAAAAGCGTTCATATCCTCGCTGATGTTTGCCTCAATAACTGCGTTGTAAAAATCCTTTCTTGTCATAACTTTTTTCCTTTCTCGTTTTTTAGTCTATCGTTGACTTTTTAATTTTTCAAGGGGTCTTTCTTTTCCCTCTTGATTACAGTTATATTATAGTCTTTTTTGAGTGGGAAGTCAACACTTGACTTGGGACGTATAACGTCCCATTTTATGTGGAGAAAAAAGGTGATGAGTTATCACCACCTTTATTTCTTAATCGTCAATATCCGCGCGCCCTATTATTCTGAACGGAAAATATATAATTCCGCGCTCGAATTTATGCTTTGTCTTTTTTGCGATTAGAGCAAAAATCTCCGATTCAATTTCCGCGTCATCAATCGCACAATGTGCTTCTTCAAAATTATCATCGAGCATTAAAAACTGATATGCCGTTTCTGCCGTTGTGGAATAATATTTTGCGCTACTTGTAACGCGATTATTTTCTTTACAGAAATTTCTAAAATCATCATTATTTAACAGATGAGTGCAAGCAAGACCCCAAACATCAAACAAAGGATAATCAATATCTCGAAAAGTAAAAACATCGGGTTTAAAGCAACGATTATTATTATTCTCGCCGCGAAGAATACGCTCGCATTTTTTCTTTTCGGTATTAATAAAAGCGTTATATTTTCCGCTATAAACTGCGCGGACATATTTTTCCGTGAATGGAATTGCTTTTTTAAAATCGAACATTGAATTATATGCGCCTGTTGCGGTTATAATCTTTAAATCATTTTCAAACTCTGCCGCGAATGTGTCCCACCTTGCGAGCGTTATTTCGCCGCGCTCAAGTCGCTCAAGATATATTGAACGCTTTGCGGCATAATAAGCGGTAGCGAATATTTGCATATCGAAAAAAGTTTCGGATATTAGATAATTTACACGCTTGTATATATTGCCGTTGATATCGATTATTTGATAGCCGATATCATATATTAAAGGCTTTGCAATAGCTATTTTTTTCTTGTCCTCAGCATTATTATATTCCGAAGTAAACGGAAGTGTTGCCGTCTCACAATCAAGAATCATATAGTATTTTCTTCTTCTGTCGAATTTTTCCATTTGTTTTTTGTTCCTCTCTTTAATTTCTGATAGTATTATACCACGGGACAAAAAAGAAGTCAATACTGGAGTTGGGACGTATGACGTCCCATTTGCTGGAGGAATAAACCGCACAACAAACTGTTGTACGATTTATTAATTATTATCTTTTTTCTGTATAATTGTTTATAAAATAAATACCTTCGCCCTTTGCAATATCATACATAAACTTATCCCGAAATGTTGGTTGTGATAAGCACCATTCGAGATATTTTTCAGCGCCGAAATATTCAAGCATACAGTCAATTAAATCAAGCTTGGACATTTCATTTCGCGCAAACTCTCTTGCTTCTTCTTCCGTCTCACCTACGGGGTCATCATAGTAGTTATACCACATTTTTTCTTTCCTTTCTTTTGTTTGATTATATTTATATTATACACTATTGCTCATCATCTGTCAACTTGTGTTTCGGGACGTGTTACGTCCCAGAATCGAAAAGAAGAAGAAACCGCGTGACGAATTGTCACGCGGCGCATTGTTATTTTGCATAAGGACATTTACTAAGAGGGCAATTTGGCTCATCTATCTCGCGCTCGTAAAAATCATTTTCTAATATCCACCTTTTAGCATCCTCAAGAATTTCTGTTTGAATATTAGAGGGTAACATAGCAAATATTTCTGCTTCTGAATAAGTGTCTGTTATATATTCCACCACCCCGTCATAATTACAATCGCTAAATCTTTGTGCTATTTCTTTGTCAATAGTTTCCTCGGTATAAACTTCATAATTTTCATCAATATAAATTGTCATTATTTTCTTCCTTTCTTTTTTTGATTACATTTATATTATATACTTTTTTAATGATTTTGTCAACTTATGCTCTGGGACGTGCGACGTCCCAATATATAAAGACGGGATAAACCCGCCATTCAATCTGTTGTATCTTCTTTTTCGTTTTCTTCTTCATAGTAAGCATTTTCTTTGAAAAACTGCTCTTCAATGTCTCCCAACTCATTTTCAAATTCGGGATAAAAAATTCCATTATTAAATCCCCAACGAATAACTTTCTCCATTAAGTCAAAATCATTGAGAAAAAAGTCGAGATAATCTTCAATCGTCATATTTTCAATTATTGCGTCTCTTGCTTCGTATTCCTCTTCGCCTATCGGCTCGTTGTCAAAACTACTGTACCACATTTTTCATTGTCCTTTCTTTATTTTTGTATATATTATACGTCAATTTCCTGTTCGTAGAAATTATCTTGTAATATGTCCATTTTTAAATAGTCAAATACTTCCTCTTGAGCATTGGGATTTAACATATTAAGTATGTCTCCCTCTGTATACTTAGAAAGTAGATAATGTACTACACCCTTATAATCAAAACTCTCTAATATTTCTCTTATTTTATCATCAATATTATTTTCGGTATAAACCTCTCGATTTTCATCAATATAAACTTTCATTTTCTTCTTTCCTTTCTTTATTTTCTGTATATATTATACACGATTATTTATTATTTGTCAACTTATATTGTGGGACGTCTAACGTCCCGCCTATAATTTTGCCTTGTGAGAAAACCCACAAGGCGCGCGTCACTTTTTTGATTCGGAAACGAAATATTTCCCGCCATATTTTTCTGCAATTTCAATTACCTTTTCGGTATCTTCTCCTGTGGCACAAAAACAATTAAAGATTACATATCTATCTATATCGATATAATTAAAGGGAATTGAATTTGCATTAAAGTATTCCGAAAAAATTTCGGGAGACACCCCGCGTGGAATTGTAAGTTCAACTTTCCACAATTTTTCTTTTCGGAATTTTTCTTCCAACCATTTAACAAAAAATACGCCAATAAAATTAGCAACTGCAACGACAATAACTTTAAACCACAACGGCAGTTCACACACAGTATATACAACCACAACGGTGTACAATCCGAAAGCGATTGCGTTTATGATACTTGCGCCCACCTTGCCGCACTTTATTGTGGCAAGAGATTTTATTGTTTGGATTATGACATTTAGAACATTTAGAATAATAAAAATTAAAATTAATTCCTTTGACATTTTTTTCTTCCTTTCTTTTTTTGTTGTAATTATTATACAATTTTTTCTACAAAAAGTCAAGAGAGAAGATGGGACGTATGACGTCCCGCGCATAGGGAGCGGGCGAAAATTCGCCCTTTACTCTTCAAATATCTTGTCATCGAATAAGATTGTATAAATAAAATTGCTTACTATTCTTTCTTCTTCTGGTACTTCACGACACTGTTCTGCAAAAACGTCGGGATTATAATTTTTAATCATTTTCAATAGAGTATATCCAGCATAAAAAGCCGAATACTGAGGATTGAGCTGTTCATATAATTCCTTTTTTTCATCTGTGGTCATTGTCGGATATACATCTCCGTCAAAAATTTCTTCGAGAGCGTAAACATCTCGCTCACTGGTGGAATTAAAATAGTAGTTAAGTCGAGTTTCAAATTCAGAAAAAGTCATGATTTTATATTCCTTTCAATTTTTATATTTATTCTTGTACTTCTCTTGAGTACATTTATATTATATACTATTGTTTTCTACTTGTCAATCTTACTTTTAGGACGTCTAACGTCCCAACCTACAAGCGCGGGTGTGACATTTCGTCACATTCCGCGAAGTAAATTTAGAATATTATCAACATCATATGCAGTGCCATTCCAAGAAGTGCGGTTATTTTCTTCATCGTCAAAAAGAACTCCACTTCTTCCTATATGCTTTGGTGTACCATATGGAATTATATCGATATGAGAAAAACGAACACTTGCAAGATGTTTAGAAAGCCAATTTATTTTTGCCTTTTTAACAATTTCCTCATATTCTTTACTGGAATTTTTTGCAGTCCACGAAACGATTCCTATTTCATACCCCTGTCGCAAAAGACGATTCAGCAGCCGAGCAAGTACCTGTAAATTAACGAGCGGGCGAGCGTTTTCGTAGGCGTCAGCTCGTTCGTTTATGATATCATCAAGCCACCCATTGACACCGTAAAGGTCGGCAATAGTGCCGTCCATATCAAACCATATCTGTTTAGTAGTCATTTTTTATTTCCTTTCGTTTGATTACATTTATATTATACACTACTGCGCGCGAATTGTCAACAGAAAAGTTAGGACGTCTTACGTCCCAACTTATTATAGAAGAAACCGCGTGACGGATTGTCACGCGGGCATTGTTAGTCGGGAATGTCCCTTACAAGAAAATATTCATCCTCATCAAGCCATGATTCTATATCTTTTTCAATAACGCTTTCGAGAAAATCCAGTTTAAAATTGCTAAGAATTTCTTCGCAGGAATAATTATTTTCGATAAACTCGAACAAGGCATAACTATCATTTACAACATTTTGCCGAACACTTTCTCTTGCTTCCTCTTCGGTTAATATCTTATTGCAATCATAATCATAAAAAATTTTCATATTTAATTCTCCTTTAAAAATCTCTTACGCAAAAAAGATTTTCATTTTCAAGTCGTCTTTCTGTTATCGTTTTTACGATTTCTTCAATAAAATCAGGAGGCAATTTTTCTATAATTTCATTATGGGGATAATGGCCTATAATAAATTCCCATATGCCATATTTATCTTCCCAAGCATCCTGTTCGGTATATTCCTTTGCTTCTTGCTCTGTTAGCAATTCCTGTCTTACATGGTCATAATAAATTTTCATTCATTATCATTCCTTTCTGTAAAGTTTTCCGCAAAATAATCATTATTACTTGCTATAATATCATCTACGAACTCAACCCAAAAGCCAACCTGTGACAAACACCAACGAAGATATTTATCATAGCCATTGTAATCAACCAAATAATTAATTAAATCGTACTCAGACATTTCATTTCGTGCAAACTCCCTTGCTTCTTCTTCTGTTTCACCCGCGGGTTCGTCACAATAGTTATACCACATTTTATTATTCCTCTCTTTTCTTTTTGATTACATTTATATTATATACTTTTTTAAAGAATCTGTCAACCTTGATTTTGGGACGTATGACGTCCCAATTAAAATTTTGGAGAAAAATTTTCTCCATTTTTTAAGTTTAAAGTTCAACACCGCAAAGAATGAGAATTTTTATTAATCCGTCCACTGCCTCTTGCCCAAAAATTGCTGGAAGAGTTACATAAACTTCGGGATAGATTCTTTCCATTCCCGAAAGAATCATTGCCACCCAATCGCCACCGCAGGCTTTACATTCACTCATAAAGCCCGCGAAAGTTAGTTTTTTGTGCTCCTTAAAAGCAGCATTAACAATATCTCTTCCACTTTCACCCCACTCTACAAGCACATCATTTACTACATCTGCAATATCCATATTTTTCTTTTTTTCCTTTCTTTTTAGTAAGTATTTTTGTATCTCTCTCTTGAGTACATCTATATTATACTATTTTGTGAAAACTTTGTCAACAATGGAATTAGGACGTGATACGTCCCATAATTTTCTCGAAAAAGTGCGCGTTCATTAAGAGCGCGCGGAGCGGGCAAACTTTTCAACCTCTTCAGGAGAAAGAACTTTCATCACTTCGACGAGAAGTTCATAAGCAGGAACTTCACAGGGTGTCACGCTTTCATCCCGATAGGTTATAAAATATTCTCTTTTAAGTCTCTCATAAACTTCGGGCTTTAAATAATCTTCAAGTTCATTTCCGGGTATACTATCTCCGAGAATATCGATATAACTGTTATTCATATCATTGAGTGCCTGTTCAGCTACCTGTGATTCAGTAAGTATGCCATCATCATAATCTTCTCTGAAGAGTGTTACCGTTTTTTCATCGTTTGTTTTAATTATCATATTTTTCTTTCCTTTCTTTTACTTTCTGAAGATATTATACATTATTTTCTACAAAAAGTCAATACCAATTTTGGGACGTGGTACGTCCCGACTTTTTCGCAAGATTTTCTTGAAAGGAATTTTCTATAAATATATATAATATATAGTATATATAATATCGGTATTTATATATCTATATAAGAACTAAGTTTAAACCTACAACCAAATTTTCGGTAAAACTTACAATCGCGCGAAGTGACAAATTATCACATCGCGCGAATTGTAGTTATGAACTTCCAAGTGCGGCACCAATGCAAGACATCAGTGCGAGTATTCCGACAAACATAAGACATCCCATAAATCCCATAAATAATTCTCCTTTCGTAGCTTGTGAGCGGGTTATTTCTTTTTGGTATTTTCCTTTGCTTCGTGAAAAGGCAAAAGCAGCTTGTACAAAATTTTCGCTAAACGCAGCTTCAGCTTTTCTTCAAACTTTATCAGCTTCTTCTCATTTACAAATCCACCGATAACCATTATTACTATCAGTATATCAAATACTGTCTGTAACGCAAATTTTAATTCTATACTCATTTTCTTTTTGTCCTTTCCTTTACTTTCTGTATATATTATAACCTATTTTTAATCTTTTGTCAATTATAATTCTGGGACGTGAGACGTCCCAACATTTTCCCCTTAATTCTAAACGCCCAATTTTCTGAAAAAAACAAGCCTCAGTCTAATCCGAGGCTTATCTTTACCAGCTTATCAATCTTCTTTTGCAGCTGCGAATCTTCTATATTCCCACAATATTTTATCAAACGAGATTTATCAACCGTTCGGAGCTGTTCAAGAAGAACTGTTCCGTGAACGAATTCCAGTCGTAGCTCACAATGCGTTGGCAGCTTCTTTTTTGCAGCTGAGGTAATGGGCGCAACGATAGTGGTCGGTGAATATTTGTTGCCTTTATCGTTCTGTAAAATAACACACGGGCGCAGACCGCTCTGCTCACTGCCGAGGTTTTTTCCAAATTCACAATAATAAACATCATACTTTTGCATTGATATGTACCGCCTTTCTTTTTGTTGAGTCTATTATACCATAGAGCGGGCGCGATTGCAAGCATAAAGGTGGGACGTCTGACGTCCCAACTCTATGATGCGATATAAGCATATACAAGGTGATGATATGTCACTTTGTGGGCATAGAGATAGGGCGGTTATTCACCGCCCCACTGTTAGGTTATTATTCCGCCCTCTGATTCAATTTCGGCTATGACATCATCCGCTCTGTCCGCCCAATACATATACCAGTCGAGCGCGTTCTCATATATTTTGAGCGTCATATCATTTTGAATAGAATCGTATATTTTTCGAGCCGATTCAAGTAGCTGAAAAGCGTCCTTTTCTTTTTCCGCTATGCTATTGAGTCGATTAACAAACTCTTGTACGTGCTCCATTGATATGCCCTCTGATACCCATTCAATCTCATATTCACACATTGTAATTACTCCATTCTATAGTTAGTCTTGTATATCGCCCGAGCGGGCGGGGCTTTAAGCCCCGCACATCTCCTTGAACTCTTTTAAACTCATTCCGTTCTCTTCAAGAATATCATATATCTTGTCGAGCTTTTTAAGGCTGTTATTCTGAATTGATATTCTATCATAGAAGAACGACTCGCCCGCTCTTTTTCTTGCTGTCATCGGTGTGCTCATTTTCAAGCGTATACAGCCCGCATTTTTAAGCTCATCGATGAAAAGCTGAGCCGGAATAACATATGCTTGTAATTCAACAGGCGCACGGTCGTCGAAGTCGGGCGCATATACAATATAATCATTGTTGCAGATTGAATAAACCGTTTCGCCGCTTTCGTCAAGTCGAGCTATCTCGAACGCATTACATTTTATCTCAATTTTCACGCGCTCGCCGTTTATGCATTTTGTTGTATCTGTCGAAAACTCTTTCGCCGCAATGCCTTTGAATTTGTAATTACCGAGATACAGCTTTACAAGAGCTTCAAACGCTTTACCCCCGCGCCCGCTATCAATACCCATTTTCGGCTTGCAATGGTAATTAATAGATTGAGTTTTTTCGAGATAAGAATTTACCTCTGCAATTTTCTTTTCGCGAATTGTCATTCTTTTGTCCTACTTTCTATATGTATTTTTTGTAGTTCCTTTTGACTACGGTTATATAATAACAGATAAATATGAACAAAGTATGAACAAACTATTAACATTTTATGAACTTTTAAAAATCTTTTTAATTCTATTTTAATATACCTTTATAGCAACTATCTTTATAATGCTGCATAGGAAAAATACCTGCATCACTTTTATTATTCTTTATTCTAAAAAATAGGGGGTTATTTTTGGTAACATTTATTTTTCTAAATCCGAAAATAAAAACCGCTGCCAACAAAAAACTACGAACTTAAAAATTTTTTTAATTCTTTTTTAGAAAATTATTATAAGCCTCCCCTCTCTCGCCCTCTCATATATGTCTCGTATACCTCACCAAAAATTTGATTTTCTCGAAAAAAATTTGTATAATATATACAAAGAGAGAATATAGGCATTTATACGTTTATCTATACGTTTATCTATACGTTTACCTAATGTTTCCCTATATTCTTACCTACAATAAACCTATAAGGAGAACCGAAACTTGAATCGCCTACAACTAAACTGGGAACTCCCCACCGCAAAAGAACGCGTTGAGTTCCTCTCACAATATATTGAAGGTTTGCCTTTTGAACCGTCTCCCGCCGAATTGGATACGTGCGCCGCATATGTGCTTTGGGGATTCGATGAAGATGGAAAGAATGGCGAACAAAAAGGTCAATATGACCTCGGCCGCAAACGTAAGTCATGGACACAAAAAGAACCCACATCCCTCGACGAACTTGTAAGTACGGCTGGAGAGTCCGAAATTCTTCCCAAATCCTACGTCCCAACCAAAGTTACGCGCGAGGTCTTCTCCCGCGAAAAAACTCGCCAAGACGCACCACCCGATTTACTCGTCCTCTTCGAAGCCCTTTGGTCCGAAATTGACATTTTGGACCTCGCGCTTTGTGAGTATGAGTGTCGGCTGGGAAAACGAAAAACCCCGCCCCGCGCGGAACTCTTAGCAAGATTAAAACCTGCCGAAATCGAAGCCGCCCACCAAAAGTCTTTCTTGTTGACAAGCTTCTCCTACTTAAAGGAGCGCCATCATCTCGTCGAACTGCGCCGCCAGCAGTATACGCTCCGCGATTCGTTTTCGGCTCCAACCCAGCGCGCAATACTCCATTCACCTGCGGAAGACGATACCGGCCCTTCTATTCCCGTCGAACTTGAGATTTTGCCGCTTCGGTACGCACCCGAGTTTTTCATAGGATTTGATGAACTGTTGCCCCAAAATTTTGGGGAGAAAGACCTGCGCGCACTCTCGGGTCTATTGTGGAAAAAAACCGACCCCGACGTAATTTTTGACTTTCGGAAAGAATCCCACTTAGCCGAATTTTTAGAGCTTCGTGAAGACTTCCACGATACCCCTCTCCAACAAATTTTTACCTACTATGCGCGCGAAGCAAATCTAAGCGAATCTCAAAACGATCTTCTTGCGCGAAAACTTCGTGGCGAAACCAACGCCCATATCGCGCAAGCTCTCAACGAAACCTACGGTAGCCACTATACCGACAACTATATTTCAACTATCTATAGACAAAAAATCATACCCCAAATCGCAACGGCTGCGCGCATTCATCGTGAGCTTTTGGAGAATTTATTTTTCCCTGAGAACTGGAAAGTTTGTACTGGATGCGGCCGCCTGCTACTTCGTAGTAATGATTTTTTCGTTAAGAAGAGCCGCGCAAGCGATGGACTTACAGGACGTTGTAAGAGATGCGATAAGGAAGAACGTGCGCGGAAGTCAAAACGAAGAAAGGAGGAAGAATATTGAAAAAGAAAATAAAGAAAAAACGTGATTCGGCAAGTAAAGTTGAGGTACGCCAATTTTCGTACTTTGTGAATTTGCTTGCGGTTATGCCCGCAGACGAATTTATTGGTATCGCGCGCGTCTTGAAGGTTCGACTTGTAGACAAGTCGGAGAAAGGAGAAGATATTCGTAGTTTTGTTGAAATCTATGAAGATTTGATTGAGGAATTTCTTCGACTTACACCTACCCAGCGTCATAATTTGATTTGGATTATGGAGGCCGCGCTTTCAGAGGATGACGAAAACGAACTCCATGCAGACAAGAACTATAAGCGCTTACCTACAAGCTTACTTATACCGCGCGCGCCCGTCGATTATAATGATGCGGCCGAGTGTCAAACCGCCGCACATATGGAGGAAGAGATAGATGCAGCCACTTCTACGAGTACGGACTAAGACTTTCTCCGAGAAAATTTGCGCACGATGCGGCAACCATCTTGGACCAGAAGATTTCGCGCCGACTAAGTCTTGGCTTTATCCAGATGGGGTACTTCCGATTTGCGACGAGTGTTGCGCGGGATACTTAGAGGAAAAGAACTTTGATTGGGCGGTTGTCAACAAGCTCTGCCAGTGGGCAGATATACCTTTTGTTCCGAGCGAATTTGAACGACTTCATGAGACAAACGGCCGAAAAGTTTTTCATATCTATGCGGAAATCTTTCTTTCAGAAGAATTTTCGTCTTTCGGGTGGGAAGATTATAACGAAGAATTTCGAAGACTCGAGGAAAAAGGTTTGCTTGAGTTTGAGCTTCCCGGCATTGGTAAGGAGAAACTTCGGAAGCTTCGAGAGAAATGGGGTAGCAACTATGATACGGAGAATTTATTATATTTGGAGAATTTGTATAATGGTTTGCTTGCCACACAGAATGTCAATGGCGCACTTCAATCTGACCAAGCTTTAAAGATTTGTAAGATATCAAGCGAGATTGACCGCAGAATTCGAGATGGAGAAGATTTCGACAAACTTTTGAAGAGTTACGATACTCTCGTCAAGGCGGCGGACTTTACACCGAAGAATACAAAAAATATTAACGATTTCGACTCTATTGGAGAACTTTTCTCGTGGCTTGAGAAAAGAGGTTGGAGGAACAAATATTTTGACAATGTGTCAAGGGATGTTGTTGACGAGACAATGAAGAATATCCAAGCTTTCAACCAAAAACTTTATACGAACGAAACAGGCATTGGTGATGAGATAACTCGCCGTATTGAGGCTTTACGAAACGCGAAAAAAGCCGAAGACCGCTATGATACGGGAGGTGAGTATGCGCTTGATGAGTATGAGGCAGACGGGTACGATAAGCTTCTTAGTGAAGAAGACGAGGATTTTCAATCTGATCTTGATCATGACTAACAAGTGCGCGCGACCATGAAATTAATTCATAAATATGCACAGGACTTTGATGATGTGCAAGTTGGAGAGCGAGAAGGCTTACCGATTGATAAGGGTGTTGTTTTAGGGCAAGACTTCTTTGAGAAGAATGAGGAGCTTGTTAAGAAATATTGTAATTTCTTTACTGCTTATCCAGACTTGTTTTTGGATATGATTAAACCGGCTGATTCTTCATTTCGTCTCTTCTTTTATCAAAGAATAGTCTTGCGCGCACTCATGCGATACAAGATTGTTTATGTTAGTGCCTGTCGCGCATTCTCCAAATCTTTCCTTACGATATTAGGAATTTTCCTCCAATGCGTGTTTATACCTCGTACTAAACGCTTCATATGCGCGCCGCATAAAAATCAGGGCGCGCAGATTGCAAAGGAGAAATTTACTGAAATCTTCCAACTCTTCCCACTCTTGCGGCGAGAAGTTGTAGGAGGAAGTGTTGCTGAACTCCCGGGTAACTATGGTAAGGACTATGTAACGATTAACCTGAGAAATGGCTCCCAATTTACTGTGGTTGGTGCTGTTGATAGCACACGAGGCGGCAGAAGACACGGTGGTCTGTTGGATGAGCTAAGAGACCATGATGAGAAGGAGATCACGGAAATAGTGCTCCCGCTCATGAACGTATCACGTCGACTTCCCGATAACACCGTAAACCCGAAAGAACCAAACCAGCAGCAGGCGATAATGACATCCGCTGGCTCTAAAACCTCTTATGCTTATGACAAACTTATTGATAGCTTTGAGACAGCTATAATAGAGCCTGATACAGCTTTTGTTATGGGATGCGATTATCGAGTCCCAATGATGCACGGACTAATTGATAAGAGCTATATTAATGGTTTAAAAATGTCACCATCTTATAATGAAGAATCGTTTGCGCGCGAGTATATGTCATGTTGGAGCGGCGGTGATAGTGATTCTTGGTTTGACTTTGATAAGATATCAAAATATAGGAAAATTAAAAATCCTGAATTGCACGCTTCGAATAGACTTACAAAAAATCAATTCTACTTAATTTCAGTGGATGTCGGAAGATTAAGCGACCAAACCGTAGCCTGTATTTTCAAAGTTAGTAACCTTGATGGAAAATATTATGCAACCCTCGTAAATATCGAGGTTCTTGGCCGCACTCCTGAGACGAAACCCTTTTCTCGCCAAGCGGCCGATATTAAACGGCTAATTAATCTGTACAATCCGCGCGAAGTTGTGCTTGACACAAACGGCTTGGGAGTCGGACTTGGTGATGAAATGATTCGTGCGCAGTTCGGTGAAGATGGGACATATTACCCGCCTTATGGTTTTATAAATGACCAAAACTACCGAAAAGTTCAGCCAAAGGACGCTAAATGTATCCTTTACGGAATTAAAGCATCCGCTTCTCTTAACTCTCAAATTCACAGTAATTGCTATGCCAAGTTAAATGGCGGTCGAGTTCGTTTTCTTATTAAGGAGCAAGAAGCAAAAATTGCCTTGCTTTCTACTAAGGTAGGTCGAAAAATGTCGGTGGAGCAAAGAGTTAAAAGACTTATGCCACACGAGATGACGACAAACCTCTTCCAAGAAATGGCAAACCTGCGTTTAAAACGTACAGGTGCGGGCACCGATATTGTTCTTGAAAGAATCAATGAAAGGTATCCCAAAGATAAATATTCTGCTTTTGCTTATGGGCTTTGGCGCATAAAAGAGTATGAGGAAGAAACCTTTAAAAAGGCTAAACGGCGCGGCGGCTCTCGGCAATTAATATTTTTTACAGGAGGTATCTAACCTATGACCGGTTCTAACGGTAATGATAACAATCAAATATCGTCTAAGGAACCTGATTTTGCAACCTCCTTTGCGAAAGTTAAGGATTCACTAATAGCGACTAATGATCGGGCGTGGAATAGTTCTTATTTCCGCAGTTATACTACCTCGACAAGAGATTATAAGCCCGAAGAGATAAAGCGCATAGTTGAATCTGGCTCGCTTGAAGAGCAGCAAAAACTTTCTCGCAACTACTTTCTCAAAGACGGTATTTATAAAAAGCTTATATTGTACTATGCAACGCTTTTGGATTATGCGGGTTTACTAATACCTAATCCAAGTTTCGGTCAGAATCTCTCCACTTCTCACCTGCAGAAGCGTTATCAGCGTGCAATTGACTTTATAGATTCCGTTCCTTTGAGAAATATATTTGTGGGATTCTCTCAGCGGGCACTCGTTGATGGGTGTTATTATGGTGTTATATCAGAATTAGATAAGAATGTGCTTTCAATAATTGATTTACCGCCTAATTATTGCGCGACCAACTTCAAGGATGAACTTGGAAATGATATTGTTGAATTTAATGTTGCTTATTTTGATACCATCCACTCAGAAGCGAAAAGAAAAGAAGCTTTAAATTCTTATCCTAAATTTATCGTAACGGCTTACAGGAAATATAAGAAGGGTAAAGGTCCTCAGTGGATTCTAATACCCTCAGATGTAGGGGTATGTTTCCCCGCACTTGATGGTCGTCCAATGTTTTTGAGTGCAATTGAAGCTTGTGTTGAATATGATAATGCTATCGATATTGAACAAGCTCGCGCACTTGAGAACATACGAAAAATTTTGGTTCAAGAGATACCCCACCTTAGTGATGGTACGCTTCTTTTTGAACCAAACGAAGTCCAACTTATGCACGAAGGTGCAGTTGGTATGATGAAAGGCAACCGTAATGTAAGCGTTTTAACTACTTACGGCAATATCGAAGCGGTAGCATCCTCCAGTTCAGCAGACACAATTAACAACACATTGGATAGAATGTACAAAAACATCTACAATAACGCGGGCGTTAGCTCTGAACTTTTCTGCTCAACCGGTAGTGCGACCTTAGCAGCGTCAATTAAAATGGATATTTCTATTATGATGACCTTTGCTACACGATATGCCTTTTTTACTACACAGTTAGTAAATCAACTTTTTGCAAATAACAACATTAGCTTTAAATACACGATATATCCTGTCTGCGAACAGAATCGAAAAGAATTTGTAGATATTTGTTTCAAACTCGCACAGAGCGGTTATAGTCTATTAATGCCCGCTATTGCGATGGGCTTTTCTCAACGAGATATTTTAAATGTCAAGGCACTTGAAAATGACGTGTTGAATTTGACAGAGAAGTTTATTCCATTAAATTCTTCTTATACACAATCCACAGGATCCATAGGAGCTAATCCTGTGGGCGCGCCAAAGAAGACTGATGATGAGAAAGCGCCGCAGACTTTAAAGAATGATGAATCGGCTAATAATACGGGGGAAATTAGATGAGTGATAAACTAAATCAATTTTCCGTAGAAGTATATGGAAATTTAGAACCTTATAATGAGGTAATTTCAAAAGCGCGTGTTCGTATCTTTTATAGCGGAGAAAATCGCAATGGTGCTTATGTAACTTCTGAGTTTGCAGACAAACTCATAAAAACATTGCCTTATACTCCTATTAAAGGAATCTATGATTCTTTTAATGACGACTTTTCAGATCATGGCGCGCGACGTGCAGAGGGGCGCATTTACGGTATTGTGCCTGAAAATCCAAACTTTGCATGGGAAGAGCATCAAGATAGTGATGGTGTGACCCGTACTTATGGGTGCTCGGATGTTCTAATTTTTTCTGCGCTTTATGAAGAAGCAAATTCAATTGTTGGCAAGGCTCAATCAATGGAGCTTTATACTCCATCAATAAAAGGTAGCTGGCAATTTATTAATGGAAAAAGACTTTATGTCTATACTGAAGCTTGCTTCTTAGGATTGCAGATTCTTGGCGAAGATGTTGAGCCTTGTTTTGAGGGCGCGGCATTCTTTTCTTTCTGCGATTCGCTTAAAGGTCTTGTAGAAAATATGGAGCGTTTTAATTTACAATTTGAAAAAACATCGGAGGAAACGCAAATGATAGTTAATTATAAGCTTTCCGATAATCAAAAGCATATGGGGCTTTGGTCTCTTCTTAATCCTAATTGCACCGAAGAGGGCAACTGGGAAGTAAATTACGAGATTTGTGATGTCTATGACAATTACGCCGTATGCTGGAATTATGAAAATCAGATTTTTGAGAGAGTTTATTACACCAAAGATGATGAGAAAGATACTGTTGAGATAACTTCAAAAGAACAGTGTTTTATCGTTGATGTTACCGCCGCGGAGAAAGAAAGTCTTCGCCTTGTTCAGGCTTTGAATGAAAACACCTTTGAGAATCTTGACAAGAAACTTGAAGAGAAAAATCAGCTTTTTGAGCAAGTTGGCAATCTAAATGAAAAAATTAGCGAATTTGAGCAGAAAAAAGAAGAGTATGAGACTCAAATCGCTACTTTTAATACAGAGAAAGAAACGCTCACTCAGAAGATTTCTGAGCTTGAAAGCGATAAGAACTCGCTTCAAGAGGAAGTAGGAACACTCTCTGAGTATAAGGCTAATATCGAAAGACAAGAAAAGAAAGCTCTTGTTGATTCTTATTCCAATAAACTTGATCAGACGACTCTTGATCAGTTTAATGAAGAGGTTGACAAGTACACTTATGATGCTCTTGAGAGAGAATTGGCTTATACTTTGGTTAAGAGTAACCCCTCTAACTTCTCTCTTGAATCTAAAAAACATTATATTCCCAAGGATAATGATGCGCCTCATGGTATAAATGCAATCCTTGAGAAGTACACTAACAAATAATGGAGGAATTTAATAATGGCTTTTACAAGACTTGTTATTGACGGTAATGGTCAGATAGAGCTTAACAATGTTGCTTTCCGCCGTGACGGCCACGTTGAGGCTCAGTGCAAACTTAGTGTTGAAGCAGAGAATGGTATGATTCTCGCTGTTGATACTGCTAAGCGCGAAGTACGCCTTCCTAAGGCAACTGGTGAGGATTGCCCTCTTGCTGTTGTTTATACCAGCGAGCACATATATAGTGATATAGAGGTTGGTCTCAAGAACTTTATTAATAAGAAGGGCACCTATCCTCGTATGGGCTATCCTGCAATTCATGATATTTGGACCACTAACTGCATTGGTTATGACTCAGAAGATTTTACTTCCAATGATCTTGCTGTTGCTGCTATAAAGGCTGCTGCTGAGACTCCTCTTTATGGTAAAGTCGGTGCTGAGGGTGTCGTCACTCTTACCAAGACTAAGCCCACTTCGGGTCTCTGCTTCAAAGTCGCCACTGGCATGGGCGCAGGTTCTATGCCCGATGGTCAGGTTGGCGTTAAACTCGAAGTTATTGGACTTTAATTTAAAAGGAGGATTATACAATGGCTACTATTGCTGAGATTAAAGAATTAGCTCTCCATGCCGCTCGCGGTACTGCACCTGCTAATTATTCTGTTCAGAATGTAAACGACGCCTTTCGCGATGAGCTTAACGCCCTTGCGAACGACGTTTATAGCTTTATGAAGAACCGTTATGATATATATTCTATAATGGTTGAAACAATCGATGAGATTGTTCCCAAGAAAGTTATCGATGCTGTCGGCATTTTTGCTGAAGTTAAAGTTGTCGGTAACAATGAGAAGGCTGTCTTTAAGACTCGCCTTGGCCGCAACCGTGCGAAGAAGTTCCTTACCCGTGCGGCGGCTTCTGGTGTTTACGAGACTTTCCGTCTTGATTCTGACACCTTTACTGTTGACACTTATACCATCGGTGGCGCATGCACAATCGATTACGAGAGAATGCTTGACGGTGCCGAGGTTATGGCTGATGTTATGGATATCATGACCGAGGGTATTACTGACTCTCTCTATGTTGATGTTCAGAATACTCTTCGCGCGGCTCTCAATGCAACTGGTCGTCCCGCAGCTAACAAGCACTCCGCTTCTTCCTTCGATTCCGAGGAAATGGTTAAACTTGTTAATGTCGTTCGCGCATACGGTGATGGCGCAGTTATCTTCGCTCCCGGCGAGTTCATCGCTGCCATGGGCGCAGATGCTATCGTTCCTGTCGACACTACTAATCACATCGCGGGTGTCTATCATCCTCAGGATATCGATGCTATCCATAATCAGGGTTACATCAATATCTTCCGTGGCACCCCCATTGTTCAGCTTCCTCAGTCCTTTATTGATGAGACTAATGAGAAGACTTGGATCGATCCCCAGCTTGCATACATTCTTCCCACTGGCAGAGAGCGCGTAGTTAAGGTTGTTCTTGAGGGTCAGACCCAGATTAATGACTTTAAGAACCGCGATAACTCCATGGAAATACACATGTACAGAAAGATGGGTTCTGCTATCTTGGCACACCACAACTGGGCCATATATCAGAATACTGGTATTACACAAACATACGCATCACCCTACGATCTTTAATAACACGGGGGAAGGAAGGGTTCCTTCCTTCCCCTTTAAATATAACCCTATAGGGGCGAGTAAAAAGGAGTAATTAATTATGACAGATGATACCAAAATTATGCTTACCAATATGACCAATGGCTCAATTTCAGTTAATATTCCCGACCTGCGTTATAAAAGGCGTTGGGAGAAGAAAGGCGCGAAAAAGCCTATGTCTTGGGACGTTCTTAAAGAAGCTATTTATGACCCGGGCTTTGAGTATATGATACTACAGGGTATGTTGTATATTGATAATAAAGACGCGCGCGTTGAGCTTGGTTTAGAAACGGCGGCTGAATCTGAGGTTGTATGCTTGGATGATGCTCAACTTAAAAGAATGGCGACAGTTATGCCGCTTATGGACTTTAAGATAGAGGTTAAAAAACTTCCTTATGAGCAGCTTCAGAATCTTGTTAGTTATATGATTGCTAACGAGTGCGCGGACGTCTCTAAGGCTGAAATACTTAAAGAATTGGTTGGTATTGATATTATCAAGGCAATACAGCTTAACCGTCAAGATAAGGAGGACTAATATGACCCCCTATTCTATAGTCTACAAGGCGGCGCTTGGTAGAATATTAGAAGATGATTGGACAGATTGGACTGAAGATGAAATTAAGGAAGATCTGTCGGGACTTCTTGATGCGGCCCTGCCTTGGTTTAAATTCCCACGTGTTTCTCTTGCTCGCACAGAGGAAGGATTTGAGGGCGACCTCAATAACGAGGAAATTCAAATTTTAGCTTCTCTTATGAAATGCGAGTGGCTTAATCGTAGTATTATGACTTGGGAAAATGTAAAACCTCTGTATGATGAGAGGGACTTTTCCCCCGGTAACACTCTCGACAAGCTCAACAAGACGCTACAGTATGAACGCGATACCGCGCGCAGACTTGAAAGTATATATTATCGGTCCATTAAAGGGTCTCCATATAATTATCGGAAATGGGCTGGTGATAATACATGACAAGTGCGCAAGAGGGCTATAATAACAAACTAAAAAACAAGCTCTTCGGACTTCTTTGTGAGTTTGAAAAGAATCGAGAATGGGAAAAATTTTTAGATTCAATTATAATTGAATTGATGGGTATTCCAGAAGATGAACGCACAATTAACTATTACATTCTAATGTATAAGCTTTCAAGTTTACGCTATCTGCGTTATGAGTATTTTCGGAGTACCATTTTTGATTGTATGACACTAATATCAAAAGGGTGAGAGATAATGGGCGATTTTGACATTTACTTTAAAAGATTAAATCGATATGGCACCGATTATCCATCTCGTATGCAAAGCAAGCGAGAAAGAGAATTTGAGCGTAAGCTTCTCTACTCTGTTTATCGTCTTGATTTTCCTTATGGGGATACTCTTGAGGCGGGCACCCTTGAACCATACTCTCAAGACAATACAAAAACGATGGCTCATCTTTTAACAAGGGTTAAAGTACAACTTGCGCCCGGCACCATATTGATGTTGAAAGACATCAAAGGCTTCGAAGGTCCTTGGATGGTTTACTATCTTGAAGACATTAAAGCGAGTGGTTATAATCGCTATACGCTTTTGCGCATGACTCATTATTTAACATGGACTGCGCGCGATGGTAGTACACAATCATCTTGGGCATATGTTTACGGACAAGAAGATAATATGCTGAAAGATGAGATAAAATCTCGTTCCCGCATGAATGTTCTTTATCGTGAGAACTTAAAGCTAAGCTTTATGGTAATGCCAAAGAACGAATATATAAAGAAAGATGTCTATTTTGAGATAGGAGAGGGCGCATTTAAAGAAGGCTATGTAATTACTGGTTATGACCTTCTGTCTACTCCGGGTGTAGAATTTGTGTCATATGACCCCGTGTATCTCTACGACAACAGTCCCGCGCCTGAAAAGCCGGATGGAGATACAAGTGATGATTACTACTGGTTAGAGGGAGGCGAAGAGTAATGGGAGTACGTAATTGCGGCGAACTCGGTCGCAATCTTCAAAAAATTACAAGCCGCCTTTTGGCTAATCAGAATCTTTTAAAGCTTTTATATTATACTGATAAAGATCCTCTAAACCATCCTGATTTTACAAAAGAGGACATTAAAGATAAGTTTTTTGAGAAGTTAGTAAGAGTTGTCCCCAAGGTCGGCCCAAAGGAAACTGCTACTTCTCTGATAGCTATGAGAGTCGAGTCTGGCGAGATAAACGCCGAAAACGATGAGTTTAGAGATTTTATTATAAAGATTGAAGTATTTGTACCAATGACGCAATGGATTATTAAAGACGAAAATTTGCGTCCTTTTGCAATACTTGGGGAGATACAGGAGAGTCTAAATGGTAAGACTATTAATGGTCTTGGTAAAATAGTCGGCGGCGACTTTGATTTAAACTTCGTTACAGAAGAAATAAGTTGCTATGAACAAGGGTTTTTAATTGTAGCTTATGATTAATTCATATGCTTTTTTAGCTCTGCCGATAAGAAAGAAAAACTATTCTGTATATCCTCCTACATTAAACGATAGTTTAAACAATCCTAACTTTACTCAATGGGAAGGTCTTTTTACTACTTCACAAGAAGAGTTAGAAGATTCTATCCATGAACATAATCCGAGTTATGATGGACCAATTCCAACTCCTTGGCTCTTTCTTCTTGGGGGTGCCTATGAAGATAAGGAGTTTGAAAATACAATACGCGAAGCCTTTAGATTTTTTCTTCATGAAGAAATTACAATTCTCTATGAGAATCAAGTAATAGTCTTAGGTAATCTTGAGGAAGAACTCGCAAAGGTTAGCAACGCTGAAGAATTGCGTATAATTGATGAAGAAGAATTTTTTAATCTTCAGAATACGGTGCGCACAAGCTTAGGTATAGCCCCAGTTGAAAAACCCGATCCAGATGAGAGTCCGCGCATAAAGCGTATGAAAGCAAAAGCGCGACTTAGGGATAGGATAAAAGCAAAAAAAGGAATGGGATTATCTCTTGGAGATTCTCTTGTTTCAATTTGTTGTATGGGAATTGGACTAACCCCACTTAATATCGGAGAGATTAGTTATGCCGCGCTTGGTAAGATTATTGACCGTTATCAAAGGAAAGAAGCCTATGAGACGGACGTTAAATCGATACTTGCGGGCGCGGATGCAAAGAAAATACACCCGAAATACTGGATTACAAATGAATAAAATTTTATTAAGGAGGCTATTTTAAATGGCAAACATCCTTGAGAAGTACGGCATAAAAGAAGTTTGTGACTTTACTTTCTACGAGATTGGCGCAGACGGTAAGCCAACTGTACCCGTACTTTACCTTGATACGCTAAAGGTCTCAACCCTTGAGCAGACTGCTGAAGATACTTCAGCAAAAGGTGGTAAGGGCAATGCTGACCTCATCATCTGGGACTTTGGTAAGGAGATCAATGTCACGCTTGAGGACGCGCTTTTCAGTGCTAAGTCTATGGCCATCATGTTCGGTAACGGCACTGTTGCTGACTATACTGGTGCAAGCGCTTATATTATGAAGACCGAGTCTTTTGTAGCAACTGGTGCAACTGTTCCTACCACAACTGATGCTTCCGGTTGGTCTGCTAAGTATGCAGCTCCCGATGGCAAGCTTTACGAGAAGAAGAATATGAAGTTCTATGATGCTAAGGGTGCAATTCCTGAAACTCTTACTGTCGGCCAAACCTATTTCTGCTCTTTCGACGTACTTGTTGATGGTGCGGTTATTGATATCGGCGCTTCCACCTTCCCGGGCACCTACTATGCAGTTGGTGACACCTATGCCAGATCAGCAACAACTGGTAAGGATGAAGAGTTCCAGCTCATCATTCCTAAGGCTAAGGTTCTTTCCGAGAATACGATCACGATGGAGGCAGAAGGCGACCCCTCCGTTTTCAACATGAACCTCCGTGTTCTCCGTCCTGCTGACGGTAAGATGGTTCGTCTTGTTAAGTATTCACTTGCTGGTGAGGGTTCCGATCCCTCCGCAGCGAATACTTCAATTTATCATGCTACCGACCTTAAAGCAGAATAACTTTAAGACTATAAGAGGGCGGATGTCGAAAGGCATCCGTCCTTTTGTCAAAGGTGATACAAATGGATAACTCTCAATTTGGATTTAAAGAATTGTACTCGGTGTTACTAAAAACTACTTATCCATTGGAGATAAAAGGCCGGAAATTTGAAGTTGGTGAGACAGTTGCGGCATTTGACCGCATTTCGATTGCTAACTTTGAAGAAATTAAGAATTATATAACTGCAAATGGTGGATTTGAAAATAGAGCGAGAGTTAATTGGGAAACGACGAAAGAAGTGCAATTAATTTTCTCGCAAGGTGTTTTTTCAAAGACTCAATTTGCCTTAATGAATGGTCTTCGGCTTTTCGACATACAGAAAGAATCTCTTTGTATTCCAAAGTATGAGGAAAAGGAAAGCGATGAGAATGGTGTTGTAGTTTTTTCAATGCCACCCGCACCTAATACGAGAATTTTTATTTATGATAAATCTACTGGCGATAAAATTATCTCTTACGAAAAGGTAGATGATACGCATTATAATATTGGCAAAGCTTATAGCACAGTGATTTTGGATTATGCTTATGCTTATGATTCGGATGCCGTGCTTGCGCGCGTTGGTCAACCAACTTTTGATGGGTATCTATACCTAATAGGAAAGACCCGTTTTAAAGATGACGAGTCTGGGGCAATTAAAACAGGAATTATTACTATTCCACGATTAAAGCTAATGTCTGACCTATCAATTCGTTTGGGGAAAAATGCCGCACCGGTTGTTGGCACTCTGCGCGCGAAGGCTTTGCCAGTTGGCTCGAGAGCTAATACAATGGTTATGGATTTGACATATTTAAACGATGATATAGATAGCGATATGTGAGATTTCGACATTAGTTTTAATTTTAAAACTAATGTCGATTTTTTTATAAGGAGGAAAAGTTTTGGCAAAGAAGGGAGTTATTCAGGAAACTCTTAAAATTAACATTGTAACACAGCTTGACAATATGGACCAAACTGTAAAAACAATGCGAGACACCCTTTCAAATTTGAACTTAGGGCAGTCAACACAAAAAGAGTTTAATCAAATTTTAAGCAACATCACTGAAAGAATTAAAAATTTGCGCGCGACCACAAAAGATGGCGTAATTAAATTCACAGACCAAAATCAAATTACAAAAGATATTCAAGAAATAGAACGAAAGCTTTCAAGACTTGGAATTGATAGTGACTTTTTAAGTCTCGGTGAAAAGAATTTAAAAAGCTCTGTAAAAGTCATTGAACAAATGACCGCCGCGAGGGCTAAATATGCAAAGTCAGTAGAGAAGACCAATAACGAAGAGAAAAGAGCACAAGAACGAATTGATAACTGGCAGACACGAAAAGACAATATTTCTCAAGTTACTGATGGATATAATGCCCTTGCTGGCGTATTAACTCGAGCCACACAAAAAGCAGAAGCCACTCAACAGGCGTTAAAAGAGGCTCAAGAACAATTAGATAGCTTCATGAATAGTGCTAAAAACGATGGTTCAGCAGATGCCCAAGCAGAGATACAGCATTTAAAGAAGAATGTTTCTACCAAAAAAGGGCAAAACACTAAAGCACAAAAAGCCGTTGCTAATGCTCAGAGTAATTTAAATGCTTATAATCTTGGCGAATTTAAAAATATAGAAGAAGCCAATAAACAATTAGACTATGTTAATGAAAATCTTTATAAGGCAAAGCAGTCTCTTGAAGCATTAAAACAGCAAGATATTGGCGCAAAAAGATTTGAAGAATTAAAACAAAAGCTTGAAGATATAAAAGACATTGATTGGTCTTCTTTTGGAATTGATTTTTCAAAAATTCATAGCATTGAAGAGTTTGACAATATATTAACTTCTATTAAAAATGATTCTGCTAAAGGGGCCGAGCAGGCCATTGAAGCGATGAATCAAGCCTTGCAAGAGGCTCTTAACAACGCAGGGCGAGCAGGCGATGAGATTAAATCAGTCTCTGATCAGTTTGATCGTCTGGCGGCGCAAAAAGAAGAAATCGAGTCTCTTCGTCGAAGCGTAGTTAATTTCTTTGGGATTCAGAACGTTATTCAATTGTTCAAACAGGCAGTTAATGAAGCTTATGATTCTGTAAAAGAACTCGACGCGGCAATGACGGAGACCGCGGTTGTTACCGACTTCTCGGTTGGAGATATGTGGGAACAGTTACCCGAGTATGCCAAGATGGCTAATGACCTTGGTACAACCACTCTTGGTGCATATGAAACTGCAACACTCTTCTACCAGCAGGGCCTTGAAACCAACGAGGTTATGGAAGTCTCGGTCGAGACGATGAAGATGGCGCGCATTGCGGGCATGGACTACGTTGAAGCGACCAACATGATGACCGCCGCACTTCGTGGTTTTAACATGGAAATTAACGAGCTTTCCGCACAGAGAGTTAATGATGTCTATTCAGAGCTTGCTAAAATCACGGCGTCTGATACACAGGAAATTTCGACCGCAATGACTAAAACGGCCTCCATCGCGCATAACGCAAACATGGAGTTCGAGACAACTGCGGCTTTCCTTTCACAGATTATAGAGACGACTCGTGAGTCGGCAGAGACCGCTGGTACTGCGATGAAAACTATTATCGCGCGTTTCACTGAGTTGAAAAAGAATCCGAATGAGATTTTCGAGGTTGATGGTGAGGAAGTTAATGCCAACAAGGTTGAAGCCGCGCTTCGTTCTGTTGGTGTTGCACTTCGTGATAGTAACGGCGAGTTTAGAAAACTTGATGATGTTTTCCTTGACTTGGCTAAGAGGTGGGATTCCTTAACCGTAAACCAACAGCGCTATGTTGCCACCATGGCAGCAGGTAGTAGACAGCAGTCACGTTTCATCGCAATGATGTCTGACTATGATAGAACGGTAGAACTTGTTAATGCGGCTTACAATAGCGCGGGGTCCTCTCAGGAGCAGTTCGAGAAGACTACCGAGTCGTTAGAGAGTAAGATTAATCGTTTACACAATGCTTGGCAAGAGTTTACGATGAACCTTAGCAACAACGCAATTATTAAAGGCGTAGTTGATTTGTTGACGGGATTATTAAATATTATTAACAAGATTACAACCGTCGGCGACACGATGAATAATAGTGTGGCCTCATTTGCTTTGACTTTAGGGGTAGTTATTAAAACTTTTACTTCTTTAGGAAAGGCTTATGATAAATATGGCGATAAAGTTTTTAACGGTATAAGGTCTATTACTGGTGCAACAAAAATTGAGAACGTAGTAGAAAATGTTAAAAAAGGAACTGAACAAGGTACTGTCGCGGCACAGCAAGAGGTTTACGAGGCCACTAAGAAGTCAATTTATCGAGCTACCAAAGAAGGTATGACGCAGGGGGCACAACAAGCTTCTACTGATAATAGAGAAAAAAAGAAAGTCAAAGTTAAGGTATCTGAAAATAACATAGAATCAACTGGCTCTACCAAAAACAAAACCCCAAAAATAGATTCTAAAGTAGGCGAAAATATTGGTAAAGAGGTTGGCGAAAAAGTCGAGGCTGCGATTGATAATTCTTCTACTACAAAAGAAACTTTTGGGCAAAGTATAAAAAGTGGATGGAAGACCGGTTGGAATGAAGGCAAGGAACTAAATGCGGCAGAATGGGAGAAGTTTAATAAAAATTTACCAAAAGTAAATGGTGGGTTAAAGAATTTCAAAAGCAATATGGGAAAGATAAGTGCCCTTGGAAAAAGTGGAGCGCAATCTTTAAGCAAATCTATCAGTAGCTTTATGACTCCTATGAATACGCTTCTTTTAAGTGTTGTAGCAATGAATTTTGCTATCAAGGGCGTAACCGCTGTATTTGACAAACTTGTTAGAACTTCTGATGAACAGGTATCTTTATATTCTAATGCTTTAGCAGGTGCAACAGAAAGAATACAGTCTTTATCTGAAGAACTTAGTAATATAACTCAAGCTAAGGACAAGTTTAATGAGCTTACGTCATCAATGGATCATTTAACAGAGGGAACTATTGAATATGAAGAAGCCCGACGAGAATCTAATACAGTAATTCGAGATATTCTTGAAAAGAATCCGAATTTATCTACTCATGTTTCATATCAAGCTGGTCAGTGGACTCCCGATAGTAGTTTTTGGAGTGAATATCAAAAGGCTACAGAAAATGCATTAAAATCTGCCGAAGCAACATCTGCTGTTTTACAGTCTAAAAAAGCTTCAGCAGAATATGATTCTGCAATTGATCAATTAGGTGTTGCCACAACAGACATTACTACTGCTGAACAAGAGACCGCAAAAGGAATAGCTACTGCCGCAGGAATTATCGCGGGCGCATTAGGTGTCCTTTTGGCTCCAGTATCAGGAGGCTTGAGTTTGGTGGCTGTAGCCGGAGC